CACTCAAATAAGAAAAAAATAGTTGGTTATGTCCCATATGATTCTTTGGATAAAATAAGATTTAAATATGAACAAAATAATGTTCATTATACTGATTATCTTGATTTTTCAAAAGCTACATTTGAACAATTCACAGGTACAAGTAGAAATACACCAAATATGGTTAAAATAGTTTCAAGACCTTATCCATTTGATGACGCTACCCAAGATATAATACTTGAGGAGTATTTAGATAGCTACTCTGGGACTATTACATCAACTGGGTCAACTATTTATCATAATAACAATTATTATAAACTAATATCATATGATGGAGGGAGTTGGGATCCCAATACAATGGTTGCAGGAGGAAGTGAAATATTTGATGGTAAAGTTGGTGGGAAAATTGATTCTTTTTATAATAAAATGAAAAATAAAAAATTTGTTATTACTAAAGTTGGGTAAATATTTGAATCCTACAGATAGCATCTGTTGATTATAAATCGGTTTTAAAAAAAAGAGGAGGTATTTAAATTTTAGGAGAAGGTTGGGATTTACCCAACCTTTTCTTTTTGTTATTTCTTTTTAGAAACAATAATCTCATCAATAATACCATAGGATAATGATTCATTAGCATCAAGCCATAAATCTCTACTAGCATCCAATTTAACTTGTTCTGCTGTTTTACCACAATAATCCCCCAACAATTTAAAAAGAATTTCATTAGTTTTTTGCCATTCTTTCATTGTTATTTCAGCATCTTGGATATTACCATAAGCCCCCCCAGAACTTTGGTGTAGCATTGTTTTTGAAAACCTAAGAGAAGTTCTTTTCCCTTTTGTTCCAGCACCAAGGATAATGGACCCCATTGATGCAGCCATTCCTGTGTTCACTGTACGCACATCACAAGCAATATAGTCCATAACATCAACAATTGACAAACCTGCCTTCACAGAGCCACCAGGGCTATCCACGTGCAATGTAACATCTGATTTATCAACAGAATCAAGGAACATTAATTGTGCTTGAATTATGGTTGCCATTCGATCTTCTACTGGTCCGGCAATCCAGATTAATCTATCTCTCATTAACCTTGAAAAGATGTCAATTTGTGTTGCCCTCATTTCCCTTTCTTCAAGAATGTAGGGTGTCATAGAGTTTTCAAAATAATCCAAATTTGATGATGGTTTTCCTAAATGGTTAACATAATAGGATTTGAATTCGTTTTTCATATTATTTTGGTTTTTTTATAAGTATAATACTTTTTTTGTTAAGAAACAAATGATGATTTATAATCTTCCCATACTTTTGCAACAGATGATTCATTTGCGAATAAAGTTGGTGTTCTTGGCTGGAATCTTAGAGGCATTCTTGCTTCCTCTGGGGTTTTATCCCCCTTTCTTAAATTACAAGGTAAGCAACAAGTTATGAGGTTATTCCAGGTATTCTTTCCCCCTCTTGATTTTGGCAATATGTGATCAATAGTTAAATCCTTTTTTGAACCGCAATAAACGCATTCATTATTATCTCTTTTATATAATCTACTTCTATTGACCCTCAAATTCTTAATTTTATGTGAAATGTAATCAAAAAGTCTAATGATTAATGGTTTTGAATAAGTTATGCTTTCACTTCTGATGGTATTATCATCATTTTTTATGATTTCTGCTTTCCCTTTAATGACTAATATAATTGCTCTTTTAAAAGTTGTTATATTTAAGGGGGTATAATCTGAATTTAGCACTAAGATTGATTCCATGTTTTTTTTTATAAAAATATAATAAAATAAAAAAAGGGTTGCAAGTATTTCTGCAACCCAGTTTTATATTAGTTTATGACGCTTGGTCGTTTTTCCAACAAATTTATCCAATTTACTCCAAAAAGACATAACAGGTTTGATATTTTCATATTATTTGTGTTATATTTAATAAATATTATAAAATAAAAAAGTGGGTTAATATTTGAAACATAAAAGATATATTTTGGTTGTTTTTAATCTTTATTGTGTTATATTTATGTAAAAAAATTATGGAACTAACAAAAGAACAACTTGTTGATAAAATAAACAATGGTGAGAAGATGGTTGTGGATTTTTATTCTACCACTTGCGGACCATGCAAAATGTTAAAGCCAATGTATGAAAAGTTGGCAAATGAATTAAAAGAACAAAATTCTGAGGTATCTTTATACACCTTTAATGTTCAGAATGATGTAGAATATGCTGTGAATGTTGCTGGAGTTAGGGGTGTTCCTACAATTAAAAGTTATACATCATCTTTGGTTAAAGATACAATTGTTGGATTACCAAGTTTAAATGAATTGAATGAATTAATTAATAGTTTAAAATAAATTTTATGACAGACAACAAAGCAATATTAATAGGTCATTATGGTGGAGACAAGACGCATTGTTTAGCTGCTTGGAGTTCAACATTCCTTGAATTAAATCTGGAAATGCCAAAGCAAATAGAAGATAGGGTTGATGTAATTATTAATTACATTTTAGCAAATTCAAAAAGGATTAGAAACATTGAGCAATTGTTGGAATTTTTGGCATCAGAAGGCCACACATCACCTTTTAGATTTAGTACCTTACACTTTGTCACCACAACTGAAATAGCCACTCACATCCAATTTCTGAAGCATTCTGTGGCGTTAGGTGCAGAGAACGCAGAATCAGCCAGATATAAAGAACTAAAAGAAGATAAATTCTACTTGCCAAACGATTGGCTTGAATATGGTGAAAAAGGTGAATTTTGGCATAACACATTAAAAACACAAAGTGAGAAACTCAATAAAATGTATCACAATTGCTTAAATGATTTAATACAGGCTGGAATGCCCAAAGCCAGGGCAAAAGAATCAGCAAGATTTTTTAAGATGTACAATTCTCAATTGAATAGCAATAAGATAATGTCTTTTGATGGATTTATGCAAATATATAAGAAAAGAAATTTGTTATCCCCCTCCCAAAAAGAAATTGGAGATGTTCTGGAACAAATGTTAAATGAGATAAAATCAATACCAGATAACCCATTTAAGGATTCATTAAAAGCATTTGGAGTATAATAAAAAGGGCTTATAGTGATATAAGCCCTTTTTTAATTTGGTAAGTTTGATTATCTACCTTTTTTTTAAACTTTTGGAGTTACAACTGGTTTTTTAGCAATAAAAGACCATACGGCACCAATTAATGTTGAAACACCACCAATTACCTCAGTTACAATTGTTTCATCAATAAGACCTTTTGTAATTAAAAATCCACCAATGAATGTAAGTATGTGTCTAACAATACCTAAAATTTGTTCTTTATTCATTTTATTTATTTTTTAATAAAAATGTTTATATATAGCAATAATGCTATATTTATAAATATATATAAAAATATAAAAATTTATGGAGAGAGTGAATATGTTTGATTTTATTTTATTAAATGAGGGTAGAACTGCTAAAAAATTTAAATTTATAACAGCAAATGAATTTGAGTTTATTTATAACTGTGTAGATGACAATGGTAAATATTCTAAATGGGTTTCATCAAAGGATAAAAATAAATTAATAAATAAAATTGTAAATTATTTAAATGTTAATACCACTTTTACCGAAGACCTTAGTAGTTTTAAAGATTGTGAAGAAGCCAGAAGAAAAAACATAGAAGCTGCAGGGGGGGATAAAAGAAGAAAAAATTATGTAAAAGGAGAGGTTGGCAAAAAGAAAGAGGGTGAAGATGATGTACAATTGTTCTGTGATGCTGTGCCTAAATTTATGAATGAATTAGTTCCATTATTATTTAATAATATTAATGAATATCCTATTGAGGATAAAGATAAAGGTAGGTTAAATGAATTTATTTCATTACATATTGATGTTTTTGTTAATTTTTTTGAAAATAGACATAGAGGACAGTCAAAAGAATTGCCAAGAAATTTATTATATCGACAATTAGTTGATGTTTACATGAGTAAACCATTTAAAAAAGTTGAAATCCCAGATACCTCTCCAAAAGAAGTAATTACAAAGCCAGGTAAAACACAAAAGAAACCAAAAATAGAAACAGAAAATCTTTATATATTTCAATTAGAAAACCAAAATCCCAATCACATTTATAAATTATATAATTATGTATTAAGTGGGGGGGTATCAAAAAAGAATATTGGTTATTTGTATGATTGTACTAAAAAAACTGAACCAATAGATAAATTATTATGTGTTTTAACACATGACAGAGATTTTGCTGCATCTTTTGCTTTTGAAAAAACATTTGAACATTCAGTACAATTTAAACCATACAAAGGAAATATATCATTTAAGATAACAACAAAGGATTTGAGGGCTGAAATAGATAGAATGGAAAGTATAGAGAAAGGTAGTAGTGATAATTTAGATTATAATATAAAAAAATTATATGTTGAATTATTTAATATAATTTTTAGAGATAAAGATATGATATATTTATTTAATAATTGTCTAAATCTTAGTGGTTCAACATCAACAAGTGTTACTTTTTGTTACCCAAAAGAAAAAGTTTCAAAAAAATTAGAAGAAAAATTGTCAGATGAATTGGGTATTAAACTAAAAAAAGATAATGATAATAAGGCAAAAGGTGATATTAAAGTAATTAAACCAGTTTATAGTTGTAGTGATAGTTCACGTGTGGTTATAAACCCAAATTCTAAAATTGAACTAAAATTTTTTACTACTGATCAAATTAAAAAGAAAGAAAATAATTTACATATTACAAGAATACTAGAGCCAGATAGAAATTATATATTTTCTAATATAACTGGTTTGTCCAACTTTAATAAAAATTCAGAAGAATTTAATACTTTTTTTAATTTAACACTGAATTCAGTAATAGAAGTTGTTAAGAACAAAGTTATTGAATTTAAAAAAGACATTGAGCGATTTTCCAGACCTACTTCTGGATTATTTATAGCTGGACCAAAATACATACCAAAGGATGGTGATTGGGCTTATAAAATTTATAAAGGACCAGGATTACAACAAGGTGAAGGTGTTGGAATTAAACTAAAATTACCTGACAACTACAAATCATATGATATAGAGTATAGTTATGAAACTAGACAATTTTGTATAAAAGATTAAGGTTTGGTGTTTTTATTGCTAATGAAATCTGCAAATTTTTCACTAGCAATAAATCCAAGTCCAGCAATTGCCAGCCAGACTAATCCTTCAAATACATAATCTGTTATGGTGTAGCTTGAAAACAAATCAACAATTGACGCAAATATTATTGTTAGTGATGCAGAAATACCAATAGAACGTTTACTTGATATTTCACCATTTGCACTTAATAATGATTTAAAAAATCTTTTCATATCATTAATTTTTTAATTTTATTAATATTTTCATCAATCTTTTTAATATCTAATCTACTTGCTCCACTAGTTTTACTAGGAATTAAAGCAATATTTGATTTCATTGTGTCTATATCAAAATTGGATTTACCTTTAGCACTATTTGAACTTGAATATGATTTCACATCTGGTTTTGTTGCCATATTTGTTTTACCTGATATTAATTTAGCATCACTTCTACTTTTTTTCGCCTCTGTTCCATTTATAGGTATATTAGTAAATCCAATATATGCTGTGAATGTTAATTTATCTTTATATTTACCAATAACCTCACCTAACGCAACATTAGATTTTGAATCATTTAATTCACCACCTATTTTTAAATTAAATTCAATATCTGGATTAATTGTACATCTATATTCTGTAGAAGTTGAATATCTTCTTTTTTCACATGTATCAAAAGTTGATTTTAATTTTTTTTCTACGCCATTAGCATCTATAACATATTTATATTCTCCTATTTTTTCACCATCACCTAATTTATATATTTTTGATGCAATAATTTCATTTCTAGTTGGTTCAGGTGCTTCTATAATTATATTTAGTCTATTTGCTATTGATGTTAATTGGAGCGTTGGGTTTGTTGCCATATTGGTCTTTGCACTAAAAACACCACTTTGTTTTGAATCATTATTTGCATTATAACTTCCATTTATAAAATTAATTGGATCAACATTTTTACCATTATCTATAACTTCAAAATGAAGATGTGGACCAGTAGAATTACCCTTATACTCATCATTTTCTCCCCCTCCACTTAACCCAATAACTGCACCTGCTTTAACAGCATCACCTTCATTAACTTTTCTACTTTTAATATGGCAATATCTTGTAAATAACACTTCACTATGTTTTATTGATATTAGCCCACCACAGCCATCAGTAGTGTCTCTACTACTTATGACTGTACCATCCATTGGTGCCAAAACATTAGTCCCAGATGCAATAGCAATATCAATACCTGAATGTTTTCTACCTTCTTTAGCCCCAGTTTCATCAAATGATGATGAGATTAAATTTTCAGAAAAATTTGGAACAGGGGCATTAAAAATAGATGTTGTGGTTTCAAACAAATGTAATATTTTTGATTTTGTTATAAAATAATTCTCTCCAACTCTACCCTTACTCATTACATCAGGAGTTGTACTCATATTTGTTCTGCCACTACCATATTTAGAAAAGACATCAGGATTTGTACTCATATTTGTTCTACCTGTGCTAAAATTAGTATTTGTTTGGGTAGATGATGCTTGGGGTTTTTCAACATTACAGATGTATATCTGAGTAGAACTTACTACCTTAAAATATTTTAATTCATTTGGATTTTGGGTTAAACTAGTGACTTCTTTAAATTGGTTTTCTACCAAAAATTTACGTAAATCTTCAATGTTTGTTATGTTAGTAACATATATACCATTTCCATTTTTATATTCAATATTATTTGGATTAAAATCAATATTAATTGTTATGTTTTTTTTTGTTGCAAAATCATTTAATACATTAATAATATTTTTATTAATATTAGTTATAGTTTTATTACCAACAACTTTAATTTTACTAACCTGTTCTTTTATAAGTTTCATATTTATTTTTTACAATAAATATTACAAACATCTAAACTATTCTTTTTGATTTGATTATTTCACATAATTTTTCATTATACTCATATATGTCAATACTTTTTTTGTATTTTTTATATGAATCATAATTTTTATTTATTATAGATTCATTTTCATTTATAATTTTCTTAACAAAGAAAACATAATTTGAATCTTCTGCATATATTCTACTTAAAAAACTAAAATACTCTTCTCTTGATTTTTCTTTTTTTCTAAGTAAAAATTCTTGAAATAATTTATAATCTTTCACGCTATCTGTCCAGCATTCATACATTGAATATCCTCTATTTTCATCAATAGCAGTAGTTTCTCTTCTTTCTGGATATCTCATACCAAATAAATTTTTATTTTCTGTAAAAATATAACTGGTCATATATCCACTTTCCAATAATGCTTGAGCAAAAACTATGTCTGGATATTTTATGTCATTATCCAATATTTCAAAATATAAAAATAATAATTTTGAATTATCCTCATTAAAAAGTTGTTGTTCATTGATTTTTATATCATTGATTTCATTCTTTTGAATTTTAACATTTTCTGTTAAAATAATTAAACTAATTGCAATTAATGCAATTGATGCATATATTAATTTTTTCATAAATTTTTATTTTTGTTATGTAAATAATTTGGTGCAAAGATAATGCAAACCAATTAGACTTTATTGATAAATACCAATAATAGTCATTTTTTTGTTTAAAACAAATAGAAAGTGCCACAAAACGTGGCACTTTCTTTGGTGGAGACGCAGGGAATTGAACCCTGGTCTTGCTCGTAATTTAATAAAAAGACTACATGTTTATTCCATAGATTCTGTATGGACACATAAGACAGTTCATATTTTTCCATTTTTACTGCCAACTGTGGGGGGTTCACTTTCACTATTTACATAGACTAACAGGTAGCACCCCAAACCAAAACCTTTGACACAATAAGTAGTATCACACTATGAGGCTTCTGTTCCTGGGTTATATGCCCACCGACCCGGGGTTGTTATGACTACTAAGCCGCAACAACAGCATCTTCACGTACTAGACCTAAAGTTGCTAAAGTTTCTAAAGTGTTGCCAGTTAAAGGCTTGAACCAGTTGTTAATGAGGTTAATTCAGCCCCAACATGCCTTCTTACCCAATCCACGCCAATCGATCCCTTTCGCCCCCTTGTTTTATAAATATCATCATTTCTGTTGATGACACAAATATAGATCCCTTTTTTTGATTTTCCAAATGGTTTTTTCATTTTCTTTTAAAAGAATTTGATTTGCTGTTTTGTGGATGGAATAATAATATTTAGTTATATTTATATATTAATATATGAATTATGGAAAAAGAAACATTAAAAAAGATATTCAATTTTCTTGAAAAGAATGATAACAGAAATGTACCATTTACTTGGAAATTATTAAATAATGAACCATTAACAGAAAAAGATTTAAATATTAAAGGTGATTTGGATTTAACAGAGACAAATATTAAATCATTACCAAATGGATTGAAAATTACTGGGAATTTGATTTTAACTGAAACAGATATGAGATTCTTACCAGAAGGACTATTAGTTGGTGGCCATTTGGATTTATATGCTTCAAAAATAGACTCATTACCAAAGGGCTTGAAGGTTGGTGGGGATTTGAATATTGAAGGCACTTACATAGAATTATTACCAAGTGGCTTACAAGTTGGTGGTGATTTATATTTGAATGATAGTGATTTGCATCACAGCATAGATTATAATGATAGTAATGAATTAAGGGATATTGTAAAAAAAATGGTTGAACCTGGTTTTATTAAAGGTAAGGTAATTTTTGATGACGATGATGATTGATTTAAATTAAATATATTATGGAAAAAGAAACAATAAAAAAGATATTTGATTTTCTTGAAGAAAATGGTGAGCATAATGCACCACTTATGTGGAAATTAAAAAATAATGAACCAATAACAGAAGATGATTTGATTGTTAATGGTGATTTGAATTTGGGTCATTCAAAAATAACTTCACTACCAGAAGGCTTGGAAGTTGGTGGGTTTTTGGATTTAAGTTATTCACTTATAAACTCATTACCAGAAGGTTTAAAAGTTGGTGGGAGTTTATCTTTATTTGATTGTGCAATTATAACTTCACTACCAGAAGGCTTGAAGGTTGGGCGTAATTTAGATTTAGGTTTTACAAAAATAATCTCATTACCAAGAGGGTTAAAAGTTGAGGGTTTTATAGATTTGAATGGTACAAAATTAACAGAATACACAGATGATGAATTAAGAAAAATGATTAAACCTGGATATATAAAAGGAAGAATAATTAAAGTTTAGTTAATGGAAAAAGAAACACTAAAAAAAATACTTGATTTTCTTAAACAGAATGAGAATAGAAATATTCCAATTGCTTGGAAATTAATAAATAATGAACCATTAACAGAAAAGGAATTAACTATTGATCGTGATTTGGATTTAAAAGGTTCAACTATAAAATCCTTACCAGAATATTTAAATATTAAAGATGATTTGGATTTATCTCACACAAAAATAACCTCATTACCAAAAGGATTAAAAGTTGGTGAAAATTTATATATTAAAAACAGCCCATTAACTAAATATTCAGATTATGAAATAATAAAAATGATTGCGCCTGGATATATTCAAGGTAAAATAGATAGAAGTTGGTAAATTATGGAAAAAGAAACATTAAAAAAGATATTTGATTTTATCAAAACAAAAGATAATAGAAATATTCCATTTATGTGGAAATTAAAAAATAATGAGCCAATAACAGAAGATGATTTGATTGTTAATGGTGATTTGGATTTGAGACCTAGTAGCATAGATTACATGGATATAGAATCATTACCAGAAGGATTAAAAGTTTCTGGTCGTTTAGACCTTATGGGCTCAGATATGCAATTTTTACCAAAAGGCTTGGAAGTTGGTGGGTATTTGGATTTAAGTTATTCACTTATAAAATCATTACCAGAAGGATTAAAAGTTGGGGGGAGTTTATCTTTATTTGATTGTGCAAATATAACTTCACTACCAGAAGGCTTGAAGGTTGGGGGCAATTTAGATTTAGGGGCTACAAATATAACATTATTACCAAGAGGGTTAAAAGTTGAGGGTTATATAGAGTTGAATGGTACAAAATTAACAGGATACTCAGATGGTGAATTAAGAAATATGGTCAAACCTGGATATATAAAAGGAAGAATAATTAAATTTTAGTTAATGGAAAAAGAAACACTAAAAAAAATATTCAATTTTCTTGAAGAAAATGAAAGACATCAAACTCCATTTTTGTGGAAATGGGTAAATAATATACCATTAACAGAAAAAGATTTAAATATTGAAGGTAATTTGGATTTAACAGACACAGATATTAAATCATTACCAGATGGATTGAAAGTTGCTGGGAATTTGAATTTAACTGAAACAGATATGGAATCATTACCAGAAAGATTGGAAGTTGCTGGTAATTTATATTTGGATCACAGTTTTATAAAATCATTACCAAAGGACTTGAAGGTTGGGGGGTATTTGAGTATTGAAGCCACTTACATAAAATCATTACCAAGAGGCTTACAAGTTGGTGGTGATTTATATTTGAATGATAGTAAATTACTTAATAATATAGATTATAATGATAGTAATGAATTAAGGGATATTGTAAAAAAAATGGTTGAACCTGGTTTTATTAAAGGTAATGTAATTTTTGATGAAGAAGGTGAGAATTGGCTTAAATCAGACATGTAATGGAAAAAGAAACACTAAAAAACATACTTGATTTTCTTAAAGAAAAGGAAGGGAAATCATCTATTAGATGGAAATTATTACATAATGAACCATTTACAGAAGAAGAGTTAAATGTTGATGGTAAGTTTATTTTTGATGGATTTTTGGATTTATCAGGCAAAAATATAACATCATTACCAAAAGGATTGGAAGTTAGGGGTAATTTATATTTAAGAAACTGTAAAAGTTTAACATCCTTACCAGAAGGATTGTCTGTTTGGGGGACTTTGGATTTAAAAGGTTCAACTATAAAATCCTTACCAGAAGGACTACTCCTTGGTGGTTTGAATTTAACAAATTGCAAAAGTTTAACATCCTTACCAGAAGGAATGAAAGTTGGTCGTGGTGGTTTGAATTTAACAAATTGCAAAAGTTTAACCTCATTACCAAAAGGATTAAAAGTTGGTGAAAATTTATATATTAAAAACAGCCCATTAGCAAAATTTTCAGATGAGAGTTTAAAAGATATGATTGGATTAAATGGATATATAAAAGGAAAAATAGTTAGATAATGAAAAAAGAAACACTAAAAAAGATATTTGATTTTCTTGAAGAAAATCATAATAAAAGAAAACCACTTATGTGGAAATTAAAAAACAATATACCAATAACAGAAAAAGATGATTTGATTGTTAAAGGTAGTTTGGATTTATCTAGTTCAAACATAACCTCACTACCAAAAGGTTTGGAAGTTAAAGGTGGTTTAAGTTTATATGAATCAGAAATAATCTCCTTACCAGAAGGCTTGAAGGTTGGGGGTGATTTAGATTTAAGAAATTCATATATAGAAAGTTTACCAGAAGGATTGGAAGTTGGGGATGAATTGGATTTAGCATATACATACATAACATCACTACCAAAAGGTTTAAAAGTTGGGAGTATTTTGATTATAATTGAGAGTGAATTATTAAAATATTCAGATAAAGAAATAAGAAAAATGATTGAACCTGGGTATATTAAAGGGAAAATAATTAGAGAATATTATAGATAATTTACTATATTTACACAAAAAAACATGGACAAAGAACTTTTAAAAGAAATATTATCAATCCCCTCCTATTCGGGTGATGAAACAAAATTGGTTAATTTTATTACCAGTTATTTAGATGCTAACGATATCAAATACACATTAGATGAAATGAAAAACATTTATTGTGTGAAAGGTGAAGCAGAGTATTATCCTTGTGTCGTAGCACACACAGATACTGTCCATAACAACACTTTTATAGATGTTAGAACTGAACTTAAACCAAACTCCAAAAGAGTCTTAAAAGAGGCGTATAAGGGTTATGATGTAAAAGGAAACCCAACAGGAATTGGTGGTGATGATAAGGCTGGAGTATTTGCTTGTCTTACTTTATTAAAGGAATTACCAGTAATAAAAGCGGCCTTTTTTGTTTCAGAAGAAATTGGTTGCGTGGGATCATTAAACGCTGATGCAAATTTTTTCCTAGATGTGGGTTATGCAATTCAATTTGATGCCCCCTTTGATTGGATGGTAAGTGAAATATCTTCTGGAGTTAGATTATTTGACAGAGATAGCAAGTTCTTCACAAAGATAGATAAGGTATTAACAGAAAACACAAACCCCCAATATCAATCACACCCATATACCGATATATTTGCCTTAAAGAAATTATTTGATTTTAGTTGTGTTAATATATCAATAGGATATTATGATTACCACACAAAGGATGAATATGTTGTTTTAGAAGATGTGGAGAAAGGAATTAAAATGGGCAGAGAAATGATAGAAAGTTTAGGATACAAGAAATATTACAAAAAATATAAACCATTAAGAATATTAGGATAAAAAGAAATGGGGGTTGTTAGCCCCCATTTTTGTTTAGTTTAGAATAACATTTTCATCTTTTGCAGTTAATTGGTATTTACCCCCTTCTTTAACCACATCATTTAATACTTCATCAGAAATTAAATCTTCAATTTTATCTTGAATTGCTCGTTTTATTGGTCTTGCACCATAAGTTTCATCAAACCCAATTTTTGATATTAAATCAACAACACTATCATCATAAGTGAAATTGTATTTTGATTCTTTTAGTCTATCAATCAACTTGTTAAGTTCAATTCTTGTGATTTTCTTAACATTATCATCATTTAATGTATTGAATACAACTGTATCATCAATACGATTTAAGAATTCTGGTGAGAAAAACTTTTTAAGTTCAGCCATTAGCATAGATTTTTTTGCTTCTTCATTACCATATTTTGAACTAGTGAAACTAATACCTGTACCAAAGTCAGAGAATTTCTTAATACCCAAGTTTGATGTTAAAATGATTATGGTATTTTTAAAATTAATTGTTTTTCCCATAGCATCAGTAAGATGACCATCATCCAGAATTTGCAATAATAAATGGAATACATCTTTATGTGCTTTTTCTATCTCATCAAATAAAATAACAGAATAAGGATTGTTTTTAACTTTTTCAGTTAATTGACCACCTTCATCATGTGAAACATATCCTGGAGGTGAACCAATTAATCTTGATATGGTATGCTTTTCTTGGTATTCACTCATATCAACACGAATTAGTGATTTTTCATTCCCAAACAATTGTTTTGCAAGTTGTTTTGCAAGATGCGTCTTACCAACACCTGTGGATCCCAAACAAATAAAACTACCAATTGGTCGGTTGGGGTCTTTTATGTTTAATCTATTTCTCTTAATTGCTTTAACAATTGAATCAACTGCTTGGTCTTGCCCAATAACTTTATCTTTAATCTTTTTATCAATATTGATAAGTTTTTGCTTTTCATCAAGATTTAATTGTTCAATTGGGATGTTTGTCATAATTGATACAACAGAATAAACATCTTCTTCATCAATTTTTCTTTTGTTTTTAATATTATCTTCTTCAAACTTTTTTGTTTCAGCATCAAGTTTGGTTAATAATTTTAATTCCTTATCCCTAATTTCAGCAGCCAATTCATATTCTTGGTTGATAACAACTCTTGTTTTTTCTTGTTTTAGTTCAGAAATTTTTTCTTTTAACTTTTTGATTGATTCTGGAATTTTAACTTCAACTTGTTGCCTTGCACCAACTTCATCAATAACATCAAATCCCTTATCTGGGAATGCTCTGTCTGTGATATATCTATCAGCCAATCTAACACATAATTCAATTATCTCATCACTATATATTGATTTATGAAATGATTCATATTTATCAATGGATTGTTTAATGATTGTTATTGTTTCTGCTATTGAGGGTTGTTCAAGTTTGATTTTTTGAAATCTTCTTGCTAATGCCCCATCTTTCTCAATTGATTTTTTATATTCATCAAATGTGGTTGCCCCAATGCATTGAATATCCCCAGATGCTAATGCTGGCTTGAATATATTTGCACCATCCATAGAATTTGAAGAATTACCAGAGCCAATTAATGTGTGAATTTCATCAATAAACACAACCACATTTGGATTTGATGTTAATTCATCAATAATAACTTTCATTCTTTCTTCAAACTGACCCCTATATTTGGTTCCAGCAACAACAGATGTTAAATCCAAATTAACAATTCTTTTGTTCAATAAATTTTGCGGACCTTCACCTTTTGAAATCATTAAAGCAACGCCTTCAATTAAGTTAGTTTTACCACAACCAGCCTCACCAAGGATTAATGGGTTGTTCTTTTTTCGTCTTGATAAGATTTGAGCCAATCTCTTAACCTCTTTCTCTCTACCAATTGACGCATCCAATTTCCCCATTTCAGCTAGTTTGGATAAATCCCTACTAAAATTGTCTAAGACTGGGGTTTTTGAACTTGAGGTATTTTTCTTACCTCTTGTTGTTTTTTCATCATCAAAATAGTCAACATTCATATCTTATGTTTTTTTATAAATATGCTACAAATTTTGTACTAATCAAATAGTTTTGACAAATTGTCTTATAATTTCATTGTATTATGACAAATTGTCTTATTGATATATATATAACTGCCATTTTGTCATATAAAAATATATTTGGCATTATATTTGACTTTATCATAAAAAAAATAAACATTTATAAAAATTAAAATTATGAAAGACAGAGATTATTTAGCAGAGCTATTATTTGGATTATCAAATCCATTTGGCTTATCAAGTTCAGTACCGTTTGCATCAGATTCCACTTATGGTCATTATGGGATTAAACATAGCGCCTATGATAGTGAATATGATATTGAATTAACTAAGGATGGTGCATACATATCCTTTGAAGTTCCAGGTTTTACCAAAGATAACTTAGAAATATCTATAGAAGATAGGGTAGTCATAATTAAAGGTGAAAGGGTTGTCAATAAGAAAGGCGAAGTTAAGAAAATACTTCACAAATACAAAGTTGATAGCAACTTTAATGAATCAAATATTGAAGCAACAGTATCAAATGGTATTTTAACATTATTCTTGCCAAATTATATTGCTAAACCTAAAAAAACAATAACAATTAACTAATGACAAAAGTAAAAATTGAAACAGCAAAGGGGGTGATGATTGCTGAATTGTATGACAATGAAACCCCAATTACCGTTGATAATTTTAAGAAATTAATCAATGAAGGATTTTATAATGGATTAAATTTCCATAGGGTTATTCCCAACTTTATGATACAAGGTGGTTGCCCAAATGGTGTTGGAAATGGTGGACCAGGATATAATATTAAGTGTGAGGTTAATGCTGATAAACAACAACACGATAGGGGTGTATTGAGTATGGCTCATGCTGGTAGGGATACTGGGGGATCACAATTCTTCATATGTCATAATAGGCAAGGTGTTGCTCATTTGGATGGAAATCATACATGCTTTGGTAAAGTTGTTGATGGGTTGGATGTAATTGATTCAATTAGCCAAGGTGATTTAATAAATAGTATTTCAATAATTTAACAAAGATGAAAAATTTTATATTATTTTTGGGTTTAATATCCATTTTTTCTTGTGAAAAAGAAGTTGTGCAAACAAAAGATGTTGTGAAAGCAAAGCAAATAAATGCTGTTATTTTAACAATTGATTCAATTACAAAATATTCTAGCATAAATGAAGATTGGTTTTCAATTGCCTCAAATAAATCTTATAATGTTTCAACTGAATTTTTTAATAATGATTCATTGGGTAATATCACCAACTTAACAAATATCATAATTGATAGTAATTATACTGTTGAGTATAAACTATATCCATCAACCAAAAGTAATATAACTATTCTGGATAAGAATAAAATTGGGAATAATTTGGGATTACTTTTCAATATAAAGACAACAACACCTGAATTTGGTTTTATGGATGTTAAAGTTTATAACAATAAATGTGAATCTATTTTCAAATATCAATATTCATTTATTGTAGCAACACCTTAATATTATTTAAGTGTATTTTTCCATTCCACCCCCATTCTTAATTAGTCTGGGGGTTTTTTATTTTTGGTATATTTATATATAAAATTCAATTTATGGGAATTACAAAAGAAATTATAAGTGGAACTAAAATCATTAATGAGATTAAATCTAGTAATATTAAGAAAAGTGAATATGACTTAAATACAAAAAAGTTATTGATTACATTCAATAATGATATTATGTATGAGTATGATGATGTTCCGCATAAATTATATACTCAATTTAGATTATCAGAATCACAAGGTAAATTCTTTAGCACAAATATTGCTAAAAGTTTTAAATATGTTAAAAAATGAAAGATAATATAATTCAAAGTTTTGTTGTTAAAGATACATTGAATCCCAAGGTCTGGGAAACTCCAAATGATATAAAGAAAGCAAAAATTAAATCTGAAATTAAAAAGGGTTTATTAGATATTGCAAAAGAATTTATTGAATTTCTGGATGAAGAAGTCTTTATTGAGGACATTATATTAACTGGCTCAATATCCAATTATAATTGGTCAGAATATTCTGATTTTGATTTACATATTGTTATTGATTTGGATCAATTTGATGATGATGGTGAAATATATTTAAAATTATTTTCAGCAAAAAAATTAATATTTAACGAAAAACATAATTTAACCATAAAAGGTTATGATGTTGAGGTTTTTCCACAAGATTCAAAAGAGAAACATTCAGGTGAAGGACAATATTCATTAATGAATAGTGAATGGCTTGTTATCCCCAAAAAAGAAAAACCACCAGTTAATAAAGCAAAATTAAAGTTAAAAATTGACCATTGGGTTGGGGTTGTTAAAAAAACATTAATAGATGCAGATAAGTCTTCATTAAAAGTTGCAAAAAGTAATATAAAAAAATTAACAGATAAATTAAGGAAGTTTAGGCAAGGTGGATTGGAAAAGGGAGGTGAATTTTCAAATGAAAATTTGGTTTATAAGTATTTAAGGCGAAGTGGGCTATTAGATAAGGTGTTTAATTATCAATATAAGAAAAGAACCAAAGAGTTATCCATTGAAAATGAAATTTATTAAATTTTATTTTTACTATATTAATATTTGACATAATAGATATATTTATATATAAATAAAATAAAAATGGCAGTAGTTAGTGCAAACACGTTTTATGAATATACCAGAGGTATGTTTGGGTTTTTTAATGGAAACCCTCTAACCGGAACAACACAAGTACCGCATCCACAAGCAGTTGTTAGAAATGCAACAGGAGGGACTGATACAGTTATTGAAATGTCAGCAGTTGCATTAGGTGGAATAAATGGTTTAAATAATTAAAAAAAATATAAAAAATGAGTAAATTAAAACCAATTGGTAGTGAAAAACTACAAGGTAGTGCAAAGCTAAATAGAATGTTAGAAATTGCTATGTATAAGGAAGTTGATAGACAAAATATCAATGAAACTAGCTCAAAAGAATATGATATAAATCTACCTGATGGTAATAAATATTTTATTATTAAGGAAAAAGTTGGATATATAATCAAAAGAGGATTAACCGAATCAACATTGGATTATATTGAGCCAATGAAAAATAGAACATACTATAGATCATATTCACAAGCATTAAAGAAGTTAAATTTAATTACCAAAGAATTAAATGAAATTTATGATAACCCAGATGGTATTTCATTATTTGGTGAGCAAAAGAAATATACATTAAAAACACCAAAACCACCTGTTGATGATATGGGTGACGTTCCTATGCCACCACCAGCACCACCAGCAGTTCCACAGCCAGAATTACCCCCATCTCCATTGGATGGTGGAGGTGATATGGGTGATATGGGTATGCCACCACCAGAAGGGGGTGAAATGCCTCCTATGGATGATATGGGTGGTGAAATGCCAGATATGGGTGATGATGAAATGGGTGATGATATGTCAGATATGGGCGATGATGAAATGGGTGATAAATCAAAAAAAGGTGAAGAACAAATTACATTTAAAACCATACAAAAATTAACAGGCAGATTAACACAGAAAATCAGAGCATTAGAAAATGAAGAAGGTTTAACTTCAGAAGAAATTAAATATGTTATTAATATGGTTATTTCATCATTAAATATTGAAGCCCTTGATGAAGAGGATCTTGATGATATTATGTCAAAATTTGAAGGGGGTGAAGATATGGGCGATGAAGATATGGGTGAAATGCCTGATATGGGTGATGAGGATATGGGTGAAATGCCTGATATGGGTGATGAGGATATGGGTGAAATGCCTGATATGGGTGATGAGGATATGGGTGAAATGCCTTATATGGGTCAAATGCCACCACCAGCAAATGGGGGTAATAGGGCAAGTATGGGTCAAATGCCACCACCACCAGGGGGTGATGAAAGTTATGCACCAAAAAAGAGATATTCTGAATCCAAAGTGGACAACATTTTATCAAGATACTTTGAATTAACCCCACAAGAAAAAATATTAGCAGAACAAAGGAAGAATAAAAATGCAAAATTCTTAAAAGAAAATTTAAAATCAATAAATGTTTTATCTGAAACCAGAAACCAATATTTAGCTGCTGAAAGTTTTTTAAATAAATATAAAAGATTTAAAGTTATGGGCAAATCAAACTTGGGTAATATTATATTGAAATTAAACGAAAGAACAGTTAAGATAAATAAAAAAGGAGATATCATATAATGAATAGATTAATTTTCATAAACTCATTAGGCATCAATTATAAAGGTGATTTTATATATGAATTTATATTTTCATCTTCTGATTCAGTTTGGGGGGAAAGTTGGGAAGCCAAACCATCAAATGGATATCCAAAGCCACCAGAATTAAAATATATTACAAAAGTTGGACAATTAACAACAGAAGATGTATCATTATATTTAATACAAAATTCAGATTATTTTTCAATGATAGATTCTGTTGATGGAGTTATTGCACTAGGTTGGGAAGTAAATGAAGATGTTAAAAATAGATTGGTATTCAAGTTTGGTGAAACTGAACAAGAAATAAAAAATAAACTATATGAAAGAGATTTAGTATTAGAATTTGAAAAAATTATGACTTATGAAAATTAATAAAAAAGTAATATCACTTTTAGAGGGTGGATTTTCAATGCAAACTTTAAGAGGTATGAGTGAGAACAATATAAATTATTTATATTCAAAATTAGTGACAGAGCAAACTACATCAACCAAGGGTAGTATTATAACTAAAAATGAACCAAAGGCAATGCAATTAGTTGCTAAAGGTTATAATGTTAGACTTGAGAAAAAGGAAATGGGTGAGGCAAAGAAAAAATCTCAAACAAAAAATCCTTTTGCAATTTGTACAGCACAATTAAAAAAAGAATTTGGAACATCTGAAAGAAGTGAGTGGACAAAATCACAACTTAAAAAATATGAAAGATGTGTTATGGATGTTAAGAAAGGTGTGAAAGAAGGCGTAAATCCAATTGATGTTTTTATTGAAAATGAAATGGATAGAATGATTGAATCTTATTCAAAACCAAAAGTAACAAAAAGTGCATTATTGAGGCATTTAAGAGAATATGATACACCAACTACTAAGCCAGTTGTAAAGCCAGCAAAACCAACTACAAAACCAACAAGAAGGGATAATCCATTCATCAACCCAAATCCAAAAGTTAATCCAGACCCAAAAGCAAATACTGAAACAAAGCCAGTTGTAAAACCAGCAAAACCAACAACAAAACCAACAAGGAGAGATAACCCATTTATTAACCCAAACCCAAAAGTTAATACAACACCAAAAGCAATTTCACCTGAAAAGGCAAAAAACGCTATTATAGATAACATTATGCAATTACTAAATTTTGAAAACTAATGAAGGATATTAATAAATTAATAAAAAGAAAACTAAAGGAGCAATTAGATTATAGTGGTTCTGAAAGAATGGATCCAAGACTTGAAAAGAAATTGGCTGACCCTGAAAGTATGTTTGCTAAAAACCCAGCCTTTAAGAGGGGTGCTGCTGATGTTCAAAAATTATATAGTGATTCATTTAATGACTTGGTTGAAAAGGTTAGAGATGTAGTTGGTAAGGATGATTTGACACCAAATGAATTGGCTAGCATAATATCAACCACTATGTTTAGAAATGTTAGAGCAATTCAAGAGATTGAACAATCAAATAGTGATGAATTAGTAGAGTTAGCAATTGAAGGGACATTAAATGAAATGGAAATTTCTGATGAAACATTTACTATTAATGCAACATTAGATATGCCAGGTAATGATGTGGTTGGCAAAATGAAACAAAATAAAGAGGAAATAGAGGATGAATTAACTTTTGAGGAACAAGAGGTGTTGGATGATGAAGTATTTAAAAGAGATATTATTAATGCTTTAATTGGTGGTACAGGGAAAAAAGTCCAATACATTTATGAAAAGCCAGAAATAAAAGCAAGATTGGATGAAATTAATCCAAGATTATTTCAATTATATAAATCAACATTACCATTAATTGATCTTCATTTTTATTATTTAAATGAAGATTATATGGATATGGCTAGTGGTGGTGGTGGAGTTGCTGGTGCTGTTGAAGTTGATGATGAAGAAGATAAGGAAACAAATGAATTAAAAACTGTTATAAATGCTGCTGGATTTATTTTTCCAGTTCTATGCCATGAAATAGGTAAGGGAGTTCAAGAAGCATTAGCAAGACAAGGTTATCCTTCTGATACTGATACAGCTAATATGACATTAGGTCAAGCAGATACATTAAAAGCAGAAACAGAGGGTTTAAGAATTGGGCCAGCCATCTTAAAGAAGATAAGAAATATTTTACCAATGGATGTATTGGACAAATCAGATATTGGATTAATTAATTTCTTTTTTGTTGAATTGTATAAAATACCTGCAAAAGAATTTCTTAACTTAATGAAATATGTTATATCAACTAATCCTAGTGATAATTCATATGCTCAAAATGAATTTAAAGACTTAGTTGCTGCTGCAAGAGAAGGTAAGCAAAGATATCTTGATTATTTAATGAGTCAATTTGATGATGGTGGTTTAGGTGACCAAGATGATGATGATGATGATACAAATACCCCAGACAACACATATTCTGGTGGTAAACAAGTTAAAAATTTTGACCCAAATGACTATATGGATGTCAGTTTACCTGAATTACTTAAAAATTTGAGAGATGCAAATATGTTAAATTAATTTTTATTTTTCATAGAATTAACCCCCATTCTTAATTAGTTTGGGGGTTTTTTTATTTTGTATGTATTTATAAAAAAACAAAATATGACAAGAGATCAAGTATTGATTGAATCAGCCAAATGTATAAAAAGCACACCATATTGTTTAAAGACATATTTACAAACATATGACAATACAGTTAAAAGATATGTACCATTAGATTTATTTCCAGACCAAGTAAAATTGATTGAGGATTTTGATTCATATAATGAAAATATTGCATTAAAGTATAGGCAGGCTGGGGTGTCAACGGTTACAGCTGCTTGGATATCAAAAAAATTAGCATTTGCAAATAAGAATAAACCTGAAAAAGTGTTAATTATTGCCAACAAATTGGATACCGCAGTTGAGATGGCTAATAAGGTTAGACATTTTACAGAACAATGGCCTAATTGGGTTGGTATTGGATTTTCATCTGAAAAAAATTCAGCAAGGCATTTTAAATTAAACAATGATTGTGAGGTTAAAGCAGTGGCAACATCAAAAGATGCGTTAAGGGGTTATACACCCACCACATTGATATTTGATGAGGCAGCCTATATTGATGCTGACCCCGACTTTTGGGCAGCCTCTATGGCATCGCTATCAACAGGGGGTAAGGTTGTGGTAATATCAACACCAAATGGTTATGATAGGATATATTATGAGATATATGACCAAGCATTGCGTAATATGAATGAGTTCAAGATTACTGAAATGGTTTGGTATAGGGATCCAAGATATACAAAAGATTTATTTTTGGTAAAGACAAAAGATATGATTCATTATCTTTTAAATAAAGAAGAATATACCAAAGATGATATATTAGATTTATCACATGAGAATTCATACGAAAGAGACCATCAAGTAGTGATTGACCATATTGAAGAAGGTTATAAACCATGTTCATCTTGGTATGAGGGTATGGTGAAGAAATTAAAATATGATAAAAGAAAAGTTTCACAAGAGATTGAAAGTAATTTCTTGGGGTCAGGTGATAATGTATTTGATTCAGAATTATTAACAAATATCTTAAAGAACCAATTGGCAAACCCCATATCAAAATTGATGGGAAATAGTTTATGGATGTTTAAAGAGCCAGAAAATGGTCATAGGTATGTTGCAGGTGTTGATGTATCAAGGGGCGATTCAGAAGATTTTTCAACAATTCAGATTATTGATTTTGATACACAAGAACAAGTTTTGGAATATGTTGGCAAAATACCCCCAGATATATTAGCAGAAGTTGTGTATAAATGGTGTACAATGTATAGGGCATTTGTTGTTGTCGATTTGACTGGTGGAATGGGAGTTGCAACATCTAGGAAATTACAAGAAATGAATTATCCAAGTTTATATTATGATAATGTTGATACAAATAATAAATGGAAGTATGACCCAAAAATGTATGAAAGGATTCCTGGAATAAATTTCAATAACAAAAGAGTTCAAATGATTGCATCTTATGAAGAAGCATTAAGACATGGTTTTAAAATTTATTCAAATAGACTATACAATGAAATGAATACCTTTATATATATAAATGGGAGACCTGATCACCAGAAGGGGCATCATGATGATTGTATTATGGCAATAGCAATGGCTACTTATGTTGCAGAAAAGTCTTTTCAAGTTTTGGAAAAAGTAACAAACCACACAAAAGCAATGATTAATTCTTGGAGTACACATACAAATACATATACTGAACAATCACTCTATTTTAATCCAATGATATCAAATGCCAATGGTAAAGATGGAATAAATACCCCAAATGTAAATGATTACCAAAAATATAATTGGTTATTTGGTGGAAGATAAATATAATATATTATGAGTAATAATGAAAATCTAACAGTTTGGCAAAGGTTATCTGCAACTTTTGGACCAAATTCTCTTTTAAATCAAGATATCCCAACATATAAATTTGATAAGAAGGAGTTATTAAGAACGCAAAATAAAGATGAATATCAAAGGGAAAAATTACAAGCCCAGCAATCATTTTATCTATCAAATCAATGGGCAAAGATTGATAACCACTTATATACCCAAGCAGTATATTATGAACCAACAAGATTAGCATCAGTCTATGATTTTGAAAGTATGGAGTATACGCCAGAAATAGGGGCAGCATTAGATATATATGCTGAAGAATCAACAACAGCAAATGAAGATGGTCATATGCTACAAATATATTCTGAATCAAAAAGAATTAAATCGGTGCTAACTGATTTATTTAATAATGTTTTGGATATAAACACATCATTGCCTATGTGGACTAGGAATACAGCTAAGTTTGGTGATAATTTTGTCTATTTAAAGTTAGACCCAGAAAAAGGCATTGTTGGTTGCAATCAATTACCTAATATAGAAATAGAAAGATTAGAACCAGGTAGTACTGAAAAATCACCAAATTATGGTGAAATGTCATCAGAAAATCAATCCCTTAAATTCAAATGGAAAAATAAACAGATGGAATTTCAGCCTTGGGAAGTTGCTCACTTTAGAATATTGGGAGATGATAGAAAATTACCTTATGGTACATCTTTATTGGAAAAAGCGAGGCGTATTTGGAAACAACTTTTATTGGCAGAAGATGCTATGTTAATATATAGAACATCAAGAGCACCAGAACGTAGGGTATTTAAAGTTTTTGTTGGTAATATGGATGATAATGATGTTGAGTCATATGTACAGCGTGTTGCAAATAAATTCAAACGAGAACAAATTGTTGATAGTAAAACGGGTAATGTGGATATGAGATATAATCAAATGGCTGTTGACCAAGATTATTTTATACCAGTAAGAGACCCCGGGCAAGGTAGTCCCATTGAAACTTTACCTGGCGGAACAAATCTTGGAGAAATTGCAGATATAGAGTATATCCAGAAAAAATTGGTTACAGCATTAAGGATACCAAAAACATTCTTGGGTTTTGAAGATGTGGCTGGTGAAGGAAAAACTTTAGCGTTACAAGATATTAGATTTGCAAGAACAATAAATAGAATACAAAAATGTATGATATCTGAATTGAATAAAATTGCAATTATTCATTTATTTTTATTGGGTTTTGAGGATGAAATATCTAATTTTACTTTGGGATTAACCAATCCATCAACACAATCAGATTTATTAAAGATTGATGTTTGGAAAGAAAAGGTTGGTCTTTATAGGGATGCAGTTGCGGATCCTGGTACAGGTATTTCACCAGTTTCAGCAACATGGGCTAAAAAACATATTTTTGGTTTCTCTGATGAGGAGATTAGATTAGATTTACAACAACAGAGAATTGAAAGAGCAGTTGGTGAAGAATTAAAACAAACCCCTCTCATTATTAAGAAAACTGGATTATTTGATAATATTGATAAGTTATATGGTACAGTAAGTGGTGGTACAACAACTGCTGGAGCACCACCACCTCCAATGGGGGATGATATGGGTGGTATGGATATGGGTGGTATGGATATGGGTGCACCACCACCTCCAATGGGGGATGATATGGGTGGTATGGATATGGGGATACCTCCACCAGCAGAGTCAGGTTTAGCACCAGAATCAAGAGATAGAAATTTGAATATTTTGCTTGAACATAGCAAGTTTAATGGAACAAATTATATTCCATTATCAAAAGGTCAAAAATCTTTGGGGGATTTAGAAAACGAACTAAAAAAGTTATTAGGTTCATAATATTTATAAAAAAAGAAAAATATGAAATTTGGTAGAGTAAAAACAATTATTGAAAATAATCTTTCAGAATCTGTAAAAGATAAGAAGATTTTTAAAGAAAACATAAAAAATTTTAAAAAGCATATTTTAAAGGATAAAAATTTATCCAAATTATATGTATTATATGGTGATTTATCAAAGCCAAGGGGTTTAACTGAAAGTGAGGCAAAAACTTATCTGGATGAGGGCATTGATTGGGCTAAGAAATTAATTAGTAAATCTAAAATACCAGTCATCCTAAATAAACTTGATAATAATGAATATGGAAATATTGATAAATTAGTTTATGAATCAACAAAAAGTATTGAAGAATTGGTTGAAATCAAAAAGAATATTTTAACTGTATTAGTACAACCAATTAAAATTAATGAGAATAAAATTAACTTACCAATAAGTTCAATGGTTAAAGTTGTTAATACAAAAGTTAATGAATATATTAATTCATTAAATGAGGAAACAAAAAAGGAAATTTTATCATTATTAAAAGAAGATAAGAATAAATTAAATGCTGATTTTATAACATTAAAATCTGATACAGAGAAGAAACTAGTTGAATTGTCTTTGACCGAAACAAATGCTGAAGTTAAGACAAAAATATTAAAGGCAATTGATAAGGTTAAAACTGATAAGTTTGATATATTGAATTATTATGAAATAAAAAATTTAAATAAATCATTAAATGGGTAATTTCATTTGATAATTATATTGTTTTTGTTTATTTTTAAATAAACAATTAACAATCAATGAAGAATGGGAAAAAAATAAGACTTAGGTTATTTAATGATTTAAAAGTATTTTACGGTACTATTGATTATATTGAATTAAAATCAATTTACATAAATATTCAATCTTGGGTTCAGCCAAAAGATGACTATACTAACTGGAAAAAAATTGTTTGCACCCAGTCAAGGGATATTAAGCACACAATATTAGATGTCAATGATTTGAATTTATTTCATAAATCAACAATTGTTGATTTGGATATTAGACATAGTGGTCTTTCGTTAGATAAAAAATCTTTTATGAACCTTGAAATAACTTTATTTGCTAAAGTTGGGGTTGATTTTAAATCAAATGAATTAAAGGACTCTGTTAGAAAAATAATAAAAGAAATATATAATAAAAATATTTCTAAAAACAAATATTTTGATTTTTTCATAACAAAAAGAGATTTAATTCAATAAAACAAAACATTTTATATATTTATTATATAAAATATAATATGAATAGTTTAAGAATATTAGAATCAAATGAAATTGGTCATGGAATATTAATTGAGGCTGATGCTGGTTGGATTAATCCCAAAGACCAATTAAATGTTAATTTAATACAAGAAAACAAAAAGTTAGATTATAAGAACCCTTTTGAATTTTATGCTGTATTGCAAAAGCATGATGTACCAAATAGAAATGGTAGAACATATCCTGAAAAAATATTAAAAAGGGAGGCTGAAAGATATAAGCAAATTATTGAAAAGGGTTTATCTACTTCTGAATTAAATCACCCCGAATCATCCTTAATTGACTTAGATAGAGTTGCCCACTTAATAACAGAAATTTGGTGGGATGGCAATATACTAATGGGTAAATTATTGCTATTAACCTCTCCTGGCTTTCACCAGAGCGGTGTTGTGTCAACCAAGGGTGATGTTGCCGCAAATCTAATGAGGCAAGGAGTGAGCCTAGGAATCAGTTCTAGGGGGGTTGGATCACTTAAAAAAGTTGGGGAGAAAAATGAGGTTCAAGATGATTTTGAATTGATTTGTTTTGATTTGGTTTCATCCCCATCAACACCCGGGGCATACCTATTCTCAAATAAGGAAGATAGGCATAAGTATGATGAAAAACTAGAAGAAGAAAAGAAAATTGACCCCTCAACTAATATATTAAAATTAATGAATAAACTTGATAGTTATTTGAAATAAAATGGAAATAGCAACATTAGGAAAGATATTTGAATTTATCAAAGAAAAGGGTGAACAAAATTTACCATTATTTTGGAAAATGAAAAATAATATGCCATTAACAGAAGAAGATTTGAATGTTAAAGGTGATTTGCATTTATCAAATAGAAACATAACCTCACTACCAAAAGGCTTGAAAGTTTATGGGAATATGAGTTTAGGGTATAGTAAAGTAAGATCATTACCAGAAGGATTAGAAGTTGGCGGTACGTTAAATGTTTCTGATAGTATGATAAGCAAATTACCAAAAGGATTAAAAGTTGGTGGTTCTCTGGTTATATCTTATACAAGTATAGGAATACTACCAAAAGGATTGGAAGTTGGTGGAGTTATCTATGCAATAAATAGTCATATATTTAATATAGACGAAATACCAAAAGGTGTAATAACTGAAGGAATTGTAACTATCAACAAATTAATACTTAATTCAAATTTAACAATAAGTAGTGATTTGCATTTACAACATACAAAAATACCCTCATTACCAGAAGGATTGAAAGTTGGGAAGCATTTGTTTTTAGGATATTCAGAAATAACATCCTTACCAGAAGGATTAAACGTTGGGGAGCATTTGTTTTTAGGATATTCAAAAATAACCTCATTACCAAAAGGGTTGGAAGTTTTTGGTGGTTTGTATATTAAAAATGCACCATTAACAAAATACACAGATGAGCAATTAAGAGAAATGGTTAAACCTGGACATATAAATAGGATAATGAGATAATGGAAATAGCAACATTAAAAAACATATTTAATTTCCTTGAAGTAAATGAAAAAAAATTATCCATAAAATGGAAAATGATGAATAAAATCCCCTTTACTAAAGAACAATTATATGTCAAAGGTGATTTGGATTTACAAGGGGAAGACATAGAACAATTGCCAGCAGGGTTATATATTAAACGTAATTTATTGTTAAATGCCACACCAATAAAAAAATTACCAAAAGGTTTAAGAGTTGGTGGTGATTTGCAGTTACAAGATTGTGAAAATTTAAAATCCCTACCAAAAGATTTAAAAGTTCGGGGTAATATATGGCTTGGTGGCACACCATTAGGGAGAATGTCAGATGAGAAAATATTAAATATGGTAAAACCAGATGGCTATATAGGTAACATATATTAAAATGAAAGAAGAAACATTAGGAAAGATATTTGAATTTATCAAAGAAAAGAGCAAACAAAATTTACCATTATTTTGGAAATTGAAAAATGATATACCATTAACAGAAGAAGATTTGACTTTTAAAGGTGATTTAAATTTAGAAAATTCAAAAATAACCTCCTTACCAGATGGTTTGAAAGTTGAGGGTGATTTGATGTTAACCTTTTCAGAAATAAGCTCATTACCAGATGATTTACAAGTTGGTGGTCATTTAAACATAATTGGTTGTGATGCCATAAACTCATTACCAAAAGGATTAAAAGTTGGTGACAGCATTCAATTATCACCAAAACGAATAGTTTCCATTGGGGAAGGATTGTTTGTTGGTGGGGATTTAAATTTATTTAATAGCCAAATAAAATCATTACCCCAAGGAGTTAAAATTGGGGGAGAGTTAATATTATCCTTTACAAAAATAGAAACATTACCAAAAGGTTTGATAGTTAAAGGTGGTTTGGATATTGCTGGAACACCATTAGAAAAATATTCAGATGATGAATTAAGAAAAATGGTTAAACCTGGAGTTATAAAAGGTTCAATAATTAGAGATTAAAAAATTTGATTTTACAAAAAAAACAACTATATTTATACAAACAAATAAAAAACAATACCTATGGATGAAAAATTCTTTGTTGCCAGATTAACTTTTTCTCTACCTGATGAGAATACTGGTAAAATGAAAAAAGTAAGAGAAGAGAAATTAGTTAAAGGTTATTCTGTAACAGATGTTGAAGCAAAAGTTACAGAAAAGTATAAAAACTTTTCCCAAGATTGGAGAATAACAGCAGTTTCAGAATCAAAAATTGATGAGGTTTTTGTTTAAAACAAATAACTTTTATCGTAAACCCCTAGCATAAATAATGTTAGGGGTTTTTTTATTTTAAAAATAATAATGATAATCAGTAACTTTTTTACTTTTTGATATATTTATTATAAAAATAAATAAAAATTATGCAATCTGAAAAAAATTTAGTAGAAGAAGCACTAATTCAAATGAAACAAATTGAAGATGTGCTTGCAGAAAACGCAAAAGGAATACTTGCTTCAACAATGAAGGAAGAAATCGAAGAATTAGTTAAAGAATCTTTAAATGAGCAAGCAGATATTGAAGATGATGAAACTGATTTAGATATGGAAGATGATATGGATATGGAAGATGATATGGATATGGAGGATGATATGGAAGATGATATGGAAGATGATATGGATATGGAAGATGATATGGATATGGAAGATGATATGGATATGGAAGATGATATGGATATGGAGGATGATGTTATTGATATGAGGGGAGCATCACAAAGTGAACTTTTAAAAGTATTTAAAGCAATGGATGATGAAGATGGTATAATTATATCAAAAGATGGTAATGATATCTCATTAACTGATGATGGTGATGAATATTTAATAAGACTAGGAGAACAAATAGAAGATTTTGATTCAGATATGGGGAAAGGTAAACAATATTCACGTATGGTTCGTCATCTTAGTAATCAAATGGATGATGGTGATGATGATTTAGAGGATGATTATATCAAGTCAAGTTATGGTGATGAAGAAGATGATGCTCAAGAATATGGTATGAGATATTTTAATGACGACGATGAAGAAGGTGATTTTGAACCTTTTGATGACGAAAACGAAGATATTGATGTGGACTATGCTATGAGCAAAAGACTTGGTTTGAAATATTTTAATGACAACAAAGAAGAAGATGATGATATGGAAGATGATATGGAGTTAGAAGAAGATGATACGCAATCAACAATTGATAAAATTTTTGAAAAAGCAAATAAACATAGCAATGTTATTTATGAAATAGAAATGGAAGACGAAGAAGAGTTTGATGTAGAAGATGATGGTTATGAGATGGAAGATGAGGATTATGAAATGGAAGATGATGATTATGAAATGGAAGATGATGAAGATTTTGATTGTTCTAATTTTAGCACTTCAGATTATTTAGCCAAAAATCCAAAAGCAACTATTTCTGATGTGTATGATTACTTGAAAGAAAAAGGTTGTTTAAATGGTGGCGATGGTAATGTTGGAGAGAATTATAATTATTTAGGTGAGGCTAAAAAGACTTCCAAATTTAAGTACAAGATGGCTAAAAACGGTTTTAATGAAAAAATGAAAGAGGGTCCTAAAAAAATGGGAACAGGTAAAGCCAAATTTAACTATGACAAATCCGCAGCAAATGTTGATGGGAAAATGAAAAAAGTTACAACTGGTAAAAAACAAGAAACCAAAGAAGCATCAAGAACTTACGGAATGGGAAGTAAAGCAGGTAGAGGTCTTAGAAAAGGCGTAACACCAAATAGAAATTTACATTTAGAGGCTCTGGAAAACCAAGTTTCTGAATTAAAACAAACAAATAATGATTATAAAAAATCATTAAACATTTTTAGAGAGAAACTAAATGATGTTGCAGTTTTCAATGCTAATTTAGCATATGCAACAAGATTGTTTACTGAACACTCAACTACTAAAAAAGAAAAAATAAACATTTTAAGACGATTTGATAATATTCAGACATTACAAGAATCTAAAAACTTGTATTCTGCTATTAACAATGAATTATCAAAAGATTCAAATTCGTCTTTAAATGAGTCTGTTAACCGTAAGATTTCAAATGTTGCGTCAACAGGTTCATCAGCTAACTTAATTGAATCAAAAACTTATGAAAATCCTCAATTTTTGAGGATGAAGGATTTGATGGGTAAATTAGGTTAATAAATTAAATAAAAAAAAATAGAAAATGGGAGCATTATTAGAATCAGGTCTTGTTGGTAATATTGGGTTGAAACACCTAAAAGTTATCAAAGAAGATACAATTAACAAATGGAATAAATTAGGATTCCTTGAAGGCTTAAAAGGTCATTTAAAAGAGAATGTTGCACAGTTATATGAAAACCAAGCATCATATCTTATTAACGAAGCGGCTAGTACATCTGATACTGGTGCGTTTGAAACAGTTGTTTTCCCAATCGTTAGGAGAGTATTCTCTAAATTATTGGCTAATGATATTGTATCTGTACAGGCAATGAATTTACCAATTGGTAAACTGTTCTTCTTTGTACCTCAAATCCAAGAAGCAAATTCTGGTGCACACTATTCACCATATGGTGCTCCAGGTGCAGCAGATACTCAAACACCAACTACTGGTTATGGTAGTGGAAAAAATTTATATGATAGATTTTATGAAGGTAATGAGCCAAGCTTAAACCCAGAAGGTCTTTATGATTATTCAAAAGGACAATATAGTGCAGTTACTGCAACAGGTACTACAGTTGTTTGGAGTGATGGTTCATTAGTTACTTCAGGTTATTCAGCAGGTAATTATAGAAGAGTTATACTAGCTTTGACAGGTTTTGGATCTGATGGTGAAGGTAAATTAATTGGACCTGATGGTCATCCAATGGATAATGAAAGTTTCTTGGCTGGTTTGACTGTTTATGCAAGTACATCAGCAGGTGGTGCATTCTCTGGTGTTACAACAGCATCTGGACTTGGCAATCCATTATTGTTTAGAGTTGTTACACAGAAATATGCAAAAGGGCTTGTTCAATATGGTTCTGAGAATACAATAACTTTCCCTAGTAGTAGAACAGGAGGTGGATCATACAATGATTTATCAACACCTGCTGGTGTTGTTTATCTTGAAGTTGATTTACAAAGACCTGCAACAGTTGGTGCAGATTCATTAGATGGTTACACAGGTTTCACAACATCAATTTCAGGTACAGCCGCAACTGACTTTACAGCAACTTATAGAATTTACAAGAGTTTAGAATTTGAAGATAAAATTGGTGAGGTTTCTTTTGATTTACAATCAGTTACTGTTTCAGTTACAGAAAGAAAGTTAAGAGCACAATGGTCACCAGAAATGGCACAAGACGTTGCTGCATTCCATAACATTGATGCTGAAGCAGAATTAACTGCTTTATTATCAGAGCAAATTGCAGCTGAGATTGATAGAGAAATTTTAAGAGACCTTAGAAAAGGTGCTGCTTGGAATTTACGTTGGGATTACAATGGTTGGAAGAGATTGGGTACAAACGCTATCCCTTACACACAGAAAGACTGGAATCAAACATTAATCACAACTATTAACCAAGTATCAGCACAAATCCACAAATCAACATTGAGAGGTGGTGCAAACTGGATTGTTGTTTCTTCTGAAGTTAGTGCAATTTTTGATGATTTGGAATACTTCCACGTATCAAATGCATCTCCTGACCAAGACCAATACAACATGGGTATTGAAAGAGTTGGTACATTAGCAGGTCGTTACCAAGTATATCGTGACCCTTACTTCCCAGCAAACCAAGTGTTAATGGGACACAAAGGAACATCATTATTAGACACTGGTTATATCTATGCACCATATGTACCATTACAATTAACACCAACAATGTATAATCCATTCAACTTTACACCAATTAAAGGTATAATGACAAGATATGCTAAAAAACTAGTTAACAACCGTTTCTACGGTAGAATTACGGTTGATGGTGTTAGAACATTTGACTTACAAGAGTTAAGATAATCAATTTTATATTGATATAATAGGAAGGGTTGCATTTTTTTGCAACCCTTTTTTTATTTGCATATATTTATTAATAAAAATTTTATGGAAAATAAGCCATCATTTTTTAATGAAGATTTAAGAGTTTGGTTTGGTGATAAGAAAAAACCAAAAGGTAGCAATCAACCCAAAGGTCCTTGGGTTAATATATGTAGAAAAGATTCAAATGGTAAGCACCCCCCCTGTGGCAGAGAATCTGATGATAAGGGTGCATATCCTAAATGTAAGGCGGCTGGTGTTGCTAGTAAGATGAGTGATGCTGAAAAGAAGTCAGCTTGTACAAAGAAAAGAGCGGCTGAAAAAAAGAATCCAAAATCTGGAACGGGCAATAAACCAACAATGGTTACAAAGGAAAGTTTAATAAGAATTATTGAAGAGTTTTTAATTCATAATCATTAGCATTAACTTCATTTACTAAATGAACATAATCTAAATTAATAAATGAACAATTTCCTTGTCCAGAAACCCTTTGTGATAATATAAATAAAATATTATCATTTTGGGTGAAAAAAAGATACAAGTAACCATTTTGTGTAAGTAAATCAACTATAACATTATTATTTGGTATTTCATCAAAAGAAGCAAATTTATATTGTATTTTTTTACCACTTTTTATAATAAAATTCCTCTTGGGTATTATATTAAATTCTTTCCAAGCATAACCTAATTCAGTCATCCTAAATATTGCAATAAATTCATCTTTTGTTATTTCAGTTATTTGTTTTTTTGTTGTAAATTCAGTTTCAATAATTGCTTTGGCTTCATTTTTTTTAGTATTGTTACTAGGGAATAAAAAATTATAAAGAATAGTAGCATGGTTTTTTAGATAATAAAAAGTAGGGTATTTTATGTTTGAGTCGCTACCCTTCATAAAAGATTTAGGGGATAACCCTTCAATTTCAGGGAATTTAAATATAGGAATAATGCTATCATAATTTTTTGCATCAAATACTTCATCCTCCCCATTAATTTGAATTAAATAATCACCCTTTAGTGTTGTTTGGGGTTTCATATTTTTAAATTTTCCCATTAATTGTATAAATAATTTTTTTATTGTTTTTCTTTCCTCACCATAAGAAGTTTTTGAATCAATATTTATAAATTTATTTTTATCAATAGTTTTTTTGGTTAAATCAGAAAACAAATCTGTTTTTTTGAATAGTTCAAAAATATAGTTTTCAAAGTCTGTACCTTTTTCTGAAGCTGATGTTTTTTTTAGTTTATTTGAAATTTCATCTGCTTGATTAGGAGTTATAAGAATTTTTATTTTGCTCATAATGTTTTTAAATTTATATGATATTATCATATCTTTGTTAACCTAAAAGGCTTCAACCTTAATTAAAAAGTTTTCTTTTAGATAATTTGACAACTCATAAAAGGTATCAAATTTTGATTGCATCTTATCATCAAACCTGCTGATAATATCAATATGTGTTTGATGGTGATTAATAAAAAACTTGAAAAGTTCATATTCATAAATCATATGAATTTCTCTATCATATATAATGATAAAGATATTCTCATCTTCAAGATAAATTAATCTTTCTGGCGATTTTGATGAATAAGCAAGTTTGGCATCTGGATTGTCCAGCATTTTAAAGATAATATTTTTACACCTAACTTCATCCTCTGTTGGGTCAGTTAATGCCAAGATGTTTTCTTTAAATGAATTAACTAGGGGGGTCAACCAAGATTTAATGTTCATAGTTTTTTTATTACAAATATACTACAAGTTGAATTAAATAGCAAATTCTGTTTCATCCCAATCAGGATCCTCATTTAATATAATACCTTTAATATATCCAGGTTTAACCATTTTTTTTAATTGATTTTCAGTGTATTTGGTTAATTTTGTGTAAGTTATGTTTATTCCATCATCAACTTTCAATCCTTTTGGTAATGATTGTAATTTGTAACAATGATTTAAATATAATGTACCATTAACTTTTAATCCTTCTGGTAATGATTCAAGTTTTTCACAGCCATATAAATCCAAATCACCCCCAACTTTCAATAGTTCTGGTAATGATTTTATATTTGAATGTTCTAAAGATAACTCGCCCCCAACTTCCAAGTCTTCTGGTAATGAAGTTATTTTTGAATAATCTAAATTCAAATTGCCACTAACTTTCAATCCTTCTGGTAATGAAGTTATTTTAAAATTTGATAAATCCAAATCATCATTAACAATTAAATCTTCTTTTGTTAATGGTGAACCATTTGTTATTTTCCATAAAAATGGAATTTTTGTACCATCTAACTTTTCAATAAAATTAAATATATTCTTTAGTGTTTCTTTTTCCATTATCTAATTATATTATTTATATATCCAGGATTAACCATTTGCCTTAATTCCTCAGTTGAATATTTTGTTAATGGTGTATTTTTAATAAACAAACGACCCCAAACTTTCAACCCTTTTGGTAATGATGTTATATTTGAATGTCCCAAATCCAAATCCTCCCCAACTTTTAATCCTTCTGGTAATGATTGTATATTTTTACAACCATATAAACTTAAAATATCCTCAACGTTCAATCCATCTGGTAATGATTCAATATCTGTTTCTGTTAAATCCAAATCCCCTTCAACAAATAACTCTTCATCTGTTAATGGTTCATTATTCATTAATTTCCACATAAATGGTTTATCCTTATTTTCTTCTTCTTCAAGGAATGTAAATATCTTTTTTAGTGTTTCTTTTTCCATTATCTTTCTATATTTCCAAGTATAAATCCTGGTTTAACCATTTTTCTTAATTCATTATCTGAAAATTTTGCTAACCCAGAGTCGTGAATGGCCAAATTACCATAAACCTCCAACCCTTTTGGTAATGAAGTTAAATTTTTGCAACGCATTAAATCTAACAATCTATTAACTTTTAATCCTTTTGGTAAAAATCCTATCTCTGAATCCTCCAAAGATAATATACCAACTTCCATTCCTTCTGGTAATGATTCCAAATATGGGGTGGTATTTAAATTTAATTCACCTTCAATTTTTAATCCTTTTGGTAATGATTGTATTTGTGTATATGATAAATCCAAATCTAATTTAACTTTTAATCCTTTTGGTAATTTTCTTATTTCTGTATAATTTAAAACTAAATGCCCTCCAACTTCCAATCCTTCTGGTAATGATTTAATATCTGAATTTTGTAAAAACAAATCACCTTCAACTTTCAATCCTTCTGGCAATTCTTCTATCTCTAAATCTGATAAATTCAAATCACCTTTAACATGTAAATCATCTTCTGTGAATGGAAAACCATTTGACCATTTCCACCTAAGTGGCGTATTCCTATTATCCTTCTTTTCAAGGAAATTAAATATCTTCTTTAATGTTTCTTTTTCCATTATCTATATATATATCTATTTAAAAAACTAGGCTCAACCATTTTTATTAATTCATCATCTGAAAATTTTGCTAATGGTGTTCCACCAATAAACAAATTTTGCCCAACTTTCAATCCTTTTGGTAATGATGCTATTTCAGAGTAGGATAAATCCAAATCAACCCCAACTTCTAATCCTTCTGGCATAGAAGTTATTCTTGTGTTTGATAAATCTAAATGTCTCCCAACTTTCAATCCTTTTGGTAATGATTTAATATCAGAAAATTGTAAATACAAGTCACCTTCAACATATAAATTATCTGGCAATGTTTCTATCCCTGAATCTGAAAAATCCAAATCACCTTTAATATGCAAATCATCTTCTGTTAATGGTTCACCACTTGACCATTTCCATAATAATGGTGCTCTTATTTCATCATTCTTTTCAAGAAATTTAAATATCTTCTTTAATGTTTCTTTTTCCATTATCTATCCTTTCTTCCACTTTCCACCCAATTTCTTATACCTTTTTGCCGCAGCACCATTACAATATGCGCTTGGGCATACTTTATACCTAGACCTTGCCCAACTCAAACATTGACTCCATAACTTGGGATTTGTTGGTTTATTCTTTTTTTCCTTTGCTTCTGTTATGTTCTGGCTATCCCTATTTTCAAATTCATTCATCATAAAATCAAAAACTTGATCCAAGTTTTCTTTTGCAACTGTCACATGGTCATCAGCCCAATCATGGCCATTGGTCAACAATTCATTAATTTCATCAGGTTGAAATTCAAGCAATAATTCACATTGTCTTTTAATTTGTTTTAAGTTTCCAAAAAACATATAATTTTCTGTTGCTTGCTCATTTATTGCATTCTTAACAATTTTTTTAATTACTGGATGTATCATATCTTATTTTTTATTATAAATATCATTATTCTTTATTTTGATTATGGCTCTCATATTTTGATTTTAAGGGACTTTTTGTTTTAGCCTATTACTATGTCATCTTTATTAAAATCTGCTGTTGTGGTTAAATTGTATGTGGTTATATCCTAATTATTCTACCTATACGCCCAGGTTTAACCATTTCTCTTAATTCAGCATCTGAAAATTTGTCTAAACTATCTCCAACACTCACGGCTAAATATCCATTAACTTCCAATCCTTTTGGTAATCTTTTTATTGGTGTATCCATTATTGATAACCAAAGGTCAATTACTAGCCCTTCTGGTAATGAAGTTATTTTTGTATTATGCAAATACAAAGAAGCACCAATTTTAATATCATTTGGTATGTTTTTTATAATTGAATGCGATAACTCCAGAGAACCATCAACTTTTAACCCTTTTGGTAATTCTTCTATTTTTGAAAATCTAGTAATCATTCTACCTTTAACTTCCAAATTATCTGGTAATGATTTTAAAGTTGAATCTGTTAAATCTAAATCACCATTAACAATTAAATCTTCTTTTGTTAGGGGATCACCAAGTTTTAATTTCCAAATAAAGGTATCTCTATCTTTATGTTTTTTGTTTTCTTTCTTTTCAAGGAAATCAAATATATTTTTTATTGCTTCTTTTTCCATTATCTAATTATTTGCTCCTTTATAAATCCAGGTTTAACCATATTTCTTAATTCTTCATCAGAAAATTTTACTAATGGTGATCCACTTATAATTAAAATCCCCCTAACTTTCAACCCTTTTGGTAATGATGTTAAACTTGTGCAATTTTCTAAATACAAATCACGGCCAACTTCCAATCCTTCTGGCAAGGATGTTAAACTTGTGCAATTTTCTAAATCTAAATTATGCGCAACTTTCAATCCTTTTGGTAAAGATATTAAATTTGTGGAATTTTCTAAATATAAAGACGCTCCAAGTTCTAATCCTCTTGGCAGTGAAATTAAATCTTCACAACCTTCTAAATCTAAACGACCCCCAACTTTTAAGTTATCAGGTAATGATTTAATAGATGAATAATTTAAAATCAAATAACCACCAACTTTCAACCCATCTGGTAATGAGGTTATTTTTGAATATGATAAATCCAAATTACCTTTTACATTTAACTCTTCTTCTGTTATTGGTTCATCAAATTTTAATTTCCAAATAATGCTATCCCTATCTTTATGTTTTTTATTTTCTTTCTTTTCAAGGAAATCAAATATATTTTTTATTGCTTCTTTTTCCATTATCTAATTATTTTACCATTTATAAACCCATCTGGTTCAACCATTTCTCTTATTTTTTCATCTGAAAGTTTTGCTAATGGAGTTTTTACAATATGTAAATTACGTTCAACTTTTAAACCTTTTGATAATGTTTCTATATCTGAATATGTTAAATCTAAATCGCGACCAACATATAAATCACCTGGCAAGGATTTGAAACTTGTCCATTCAAAATTCAAATCACCCTCAACAAATAATTTTTCTGGGAATGTTTTTAAACTTGAGAACCGAAAATCAGCATTTCCTATAACTTTTAACCCTTTTGGTAAATGTTGTATATTTATGCCAGATATATCCAAATCGCCTCTAACAATTAAATCTTCTTTTGTTAATGGTTCATTAAACATAAATTTCCACCTTAAAGTTCCTTTGTTTTTATGTTTTTTATTGTCTTCTTTTTCAAGAAAATCAAGTATATTTTTTAGTGTTTCTTTTTCCATTATCTAATTATATTTCCTTTAAATGAACCATTATTTAAATTTTTATTTCTTCTTATTTCAGCATCTGTATATTTTTTGGCAAGGAAGGATTCTCCTATATATAAATTACCACCAACATATAAATTTTTTGGGATTTCTTCTATATCTGAATGTCTAAAATACAAATCACCCCCAACATATAAATTGTCTGGTAATGATTCTATATTTGTATGGGATAAGTTAAAACTATCCTTAACATATAACCCTTCTGGTAATGAGTTTATTTCTGATCCCAACAACCACAATTTACCTTCAACTCTCATCCCATTAGGTAATGAGGTTATAGTTGTAAATTCCAAATTTAAATTGCCTTTTATATTTAAATCCTCTTTTGTTAGTTCATTATTTACCCATTTCCATAAAAATGGTGTTTTGATATCATCATTTTCTTCAAGGAAATCAAATATTCTTTTTAATGTTTCTTTTTCCATTATCTAATTATATTTCCTTTAAATGAACCATTATTTAAATTTTTATTTCTTCTTATTTCACCATCTGTATATTTTTTGGCGAGGGGGGTCTCTTCTATATCTAATTCACCACCAACGTATAAATTTTTTGGTATTTCTCCTATATTTGAATATTTAAACCATAAATCACCCCCAACATATAAATTGTCTGGTAATGATTCAATATATGTATGTGATACATCCAAACTACCCTTAACATATAGCCCTTCTGGTAATGTTTTTATTGCTGATGCAAATAATGACAAATCACCTTGAACTCTCAATCCCTCTGGTAATGAGGTTATTGCTGAATGATTTAAAATTAAATCCCCATCAAAATTTAATTCATCTTCTGTAAATGGGTGATTAATTTTTACTTTATAAGCAAAAGGTTTTGGTCTATTTTCCTCTTTCTCAAGGAATTCAATTATTTTTTTTAATGTTTCTATTTCCATTACTCTCTTAATATTCCTTTTATAAATCCAGGTTTAACCATTTCTTTTAATTCAGCATTAGAAAATTTGGATAAACTATCATTACTATTTAAAACTAAATAACCCTTAATTATCAATCCTTTTGGTAATGAAGTTATTTTTGTTTTCTGCAAATACAAAGAACCACCAATTTCAATATCATCAGGTATATTTTTTATTTTTGAGTTCCTTAAATTCAAATTACCACCAACTTTCAATCCTTTTGGTAGTGATTCTATATTTGAACTTGCTAAAGATAAATAATCCCCAACTTCTAACCCTTCTGGTAATGAGACTATTGCCGAACAACCCATTAAATTAACCCAACCCTTAACTCTTAATCCTTCTGGTAATGATGTTACTTTTGTATATGATAATTCCAAATTACCATTAATATTTAATTCATCATATGTTAATTCATTAAATATAACCTTCCATTTAAAACTACCTTTATCTCGGGGCATTTTATTTTCTTCCTTTTCAAGAAAATCAAGTATTTTTTTAAATGTTTTATTTTCCATTATCTACATATTTCCTATTATTTCTCCTATATAACCATTTGGCTTTATCATATTCAATAATTCATTGTCTGAAATTTCTGTAAATTTTGTTCTGTAAATATATAAACTACCCCCAACTTTCAAGTCTTTTGGTAATGAGGTTAAACCCCAACACCCAGCTAACCATAAATTACCCTCAACTTCCAATCCTTCTGGTAATGTTTTTATATCTGAGTCTGTTAAATCTAAAACACGCCCAACTTTCAATCCTTCTGGTAATGAAGTTATTTTAAAATTTGATAAATCCAAATTACCTTCAATATTTAAATCTTTTTCTGTTAAGGGTTCATTATTTTTTACTTTATAAGCAAAAGGTTTTTTTCTATTTTCTTCCTTCTCAAGGAATTCAAGTATTCTTTTTAATGTTTCTTCTTTCACAATCTTGATATTTTTTCTTTTATAAATCCAGGATAAACCATTTCTCTTAATTGTCCATCTGTGTATTTTCGTAATGGGGTATTTTCTATATACAATACCCCCCTAACTTCTAACCCTTTTGGTAATGATGTTATTTTTGTATCTTTTAAATTCAAATATTTACCAACTTTTAATCCTTCTGGTAGTGAAATTAAATCTTTGCAAGAATATAAATCCAAAAAACCCCTAATTTTTAAGTCATTAGGTAATGAACTAATGGATGTATAATTTAAATGCAAATTACCACCAACTTTCAATCCTTTTGGTAATGAGGTTATTTTTGAATATGCTAAAAACAAATGCTTCCCAACTTTTAATCCTTCTGGTAATGATTGTATTCTTGAAAATGTTAAAATTAAGTCCCCCTCAACTTTTAACCCTTCTGGTAATGATTCTATACTTGAGTACATTAAATTCAAATCATCTTTTATATTTAATTCATCTTTTGTTAATGGTTTATTAAATAATAACTTCCACCTTAAATTATTTTTAGGTATTACCCCTTCCTTTTCTTCAAGAAAATCAAGTATTTTTTCAATTGTTTCTTTTTCCATTATCTAACTATTTTTCCTTTTATAAATCCAGGTTGAATCATCTTTCTTAATCTATAATTACTAATTTCATCTAAATGGGAAAGATTCAACATTATAGATCCATAAACTTTCAATCCTTTTGGTAATGAGGTTAAATCTGTTAGTCTTAAATCCAAATCACCACCAACTTTTAAACCTTCTGGCAATGATTGTATATTTTTACAACCAAATAACACCAAATCTTTCCTAACTTCAAGTCCTTCTGGTAATGAAGTTATTTTTGTATTATTTAAAACTAAATGCCCTCCAACTTTCAATCCTTCTGGTAATGAAGTTATTTTTGTATTATTTAAATACAAATCCCTACCAACTTTCAATCCTTTTGGTAGCAAGGTTATATCTGTATTAGATGAAAACAAATCACCACCAACTTCCAATCCTTCAGGTAATGATGTTATTTTTGTTGAACCTAAATTCAAATTACCCCCAACTTTCAAACCTTCTGGCAATGAGGTTATTTTTGATCTTCTTAAATCGAAATTACCACCAACTTTCAAACCTTCTGGTAATGAGGTTATTGTTGTTTCATAAAACCACAAATTACCTATAACATCTAAATCTTCTTTGGTTATTGGCTCATTATTTAATATTTTCCATTTAAATGGTGCTCTATGTTCTCCTTTCTCTTCAAGGAATTCAAATATTCTTTTTAATGTTTCTTTTTCCATTATCTAATTATTTTTTATTTATAATAAAAAAGTGCAATTGTTTTTTATAAGTGGTAATCTCCCCAGCAATTTGAACCTTTAAATCAACAAAATATTTATTTGGTATTTTATCTCTTGTGTCAAAATTAAAATAATATTCATTTGGTGTTCTGTTAAATTCTGTCCAATCTTGAACTTGAACTTGGGTTTCCCCCTCCTTAACATAAACACGATAAAATCCTTTAATGTTTGTTAATAATTCACTTGTGCTATATGCTTTTTTAATTATAACCCCAATCTTTCTAACATCAGTATTGAGTATTTTTTCCCCTTGCATAATGTTATAGAAATCAAAATTATATGTTTCACTTTCTGTTGTCTTTGTTCCAGTTTTAATTCGATTATTTACATCATATAATACAAATTCATTTTCAACATTGGGTAATGTAATTCCATTTAAGGTCATCCCACTCCAAACATCAGTAAATACCATAGGTGCTGTATATCCACTAAATACATTTGGTACAGATACCTCATACACACCCTTGGTAATTAATTTTGTTGATAAGTTTGTGCAACCAGTAACAACATTCCCATCATTGTCAAATATATTAACAATTGGATTGTTATCCAAATTTGAATACGAATCTTCATCTGTTACATAAAGATATAATTTATTTACCCTATTCTTAACAAAATTATTTCTATCATCCTTAATCAAATCATCATAAGTTGTTAATAGATAAGGTTCATAAAATGTCTGGGTGTGCCTTGAAAAAAAGCCAACAGAATAGCTTTCCGTTAACCCTGTTGCATTTTCATAAGATGGGGTATAAGCAATGCCCCAACCAGAATAAGATGTGGTAGAACCGCTTAAAATGGCGTTTATTTCATTTGTCATGTTAAATGAAACATCTTCATTACCAAATTCAAAATGTTTGGTATCAAGAATGGTCAATCCGCTATAATTAACATTTCCCGTATTTTTATTGTTATAAATACCAGGTTCAGTCCATCCGCTTAATGTTTGAGCATTATACCAATTTGAGGGGGTTGATGCAAATGAATTATCATTCTTTATAACTAGGGGATATTTCGCCCCTGACCCTGAATTTAAGTTTTTTGAATAATCTGTATAATCATAACCTACACCTTCATCCCAATTTTGAACATACCCTGTGCTACCACTACTCAATGGAATTCTAAATAAAACCAAATCAAAGGAAGATGCTCTACGTTTTTGATTTGGCATTTTCCCATTTAATAAGGATTCATCAAAAGATGCTGAATTTTTTAAGACTAATGTATGTGTGACACTTGACAATGAACCGCTAAAAATGATATCATCATTAACTTTATCAATTAGAGGTTCTAAATCTAAATCAAAAATTAGCCTTGTTGGTCCATATGCTGGGATTAAGTAATCTGTTGCACCATAAGTTAATTCAATAACAGGGTTTCTACCTGTATTTATTTTTGAATTTGCAATTAAAGTGTTGTTTCTATTAAAATAAGATAGATGAATTGACATTTTTTTATTTAATAAATATCAATTAATCCTAATTTTTTTGTTTAATATTTTTGTTGTTGCAAGTGAAAACTCACGTAATAGATTTTGAATTGTTGATCCATCTTCTGTAACAGAAACTGGTGCCTCCCCGGGAAATGGATGTGCATGTGTAACCAAAAATCTAATGATTAAATTAATCAATTCAAGAAGTTCTTCTCCCCTAATAATTGAAGATGTATTGGGGTCAATACTATCAACAATTTTATCATTATCAATACCATATAAAGTATCTGTTAAATCAATTTTGGATTTGTTAGGTGAAGGAGTAGTATTGTGGCTTAATAAATAAATTGTGTCAGCACCAATTAAAGCAGATGAATTTTCTTCGTTTATTATTGTATTACCAATAACAACACCACTTTCAGTAAAAGTAGGAACAATTGTACTATCTTTTGAATAAATAAATCCTGAACCCCTTTTATTTGAAAATTTATCAAACTTTATTTCATTATATATGTCAATAACATTTGTAGATGGTGTTTTAGATAAAAATGTTCCACTCAATCTTAAATAAGTTGAATATCCTGGTCTAAAAAATATTGGGAATTTTATTTCATTTTCAAAAAATAATTGTGTTCCATCATCAAGTTTTACACCTGAATTGCATTTTTGAATAAAATCATTAATAAATTTAATTGTATTTTCTTTACTTAATTGATTAAACTTAACCCTACATCTAAATATTTTTAAATCATCAATAGTACTATTAATATCCAAATTTTTAATAGCTACTCTTTCATTTTGAATTAAATTATATAAATTAATAAATCCATCAAATTTATCATTTGTAGCATCAGGATTTTGGATAACCCATTCAATCAAGAATTTTGTTCCTAATGTTTTTTCTCTTTCAAGTTCAATAACTTCTGGGGGATTTTTTACTTTCCTTGATTTAAACTGTGATACTTGAACAAATGACCTATTATAATTTGGTGTAGGAAACTCATTTGGATTCATTGACCCCTTGTATTTACCTGCCCTAATTATAACATCATCCTCTTTAACTAAAATGTCAGATGATCCCCTACCAATAATACCAGTATCATTAGGTTCAACAAATATGCCTTTAACTTTTGATTTCCTATATGAACCATCAAGATTTTTTAATGTTAATGTTCTTTTAAATCTTCTACCTGAACCAGTTAATATACGAGATTCTGTCACAGTATTAGAATCCGCTCGCATAGGAGAATTAAAATCAGATTGAATATAATATTGATTATCAAACTTAAAATCTTTATTTGCATAAATAACCAATATTCTTTCTCCAGCACTCAAGGGAGCATTTATATAATAAGGCAATAATGGTTTAAATATGAAAGGATCCCTATCCCCCCAGATGTCTGTTTTTTCATTAAAATTTGGGTTACTAATTGAATTTAATATATCATCATTTCTATCTGAATCAACCCTAGCCCTAACCCTATTTAATCCTAATGGGTCTTCAATATCAATTATCTCCGCTGGAAATAGTACTCTATTGTCCATAATTATTTCTTGAATTATATTCTTCTAAAATTTTAGAATAAGCCCCCTCAATCTCATCTAATTTATAAGTCAGATTGATAACTATATTTTTTGTTTCATTAAATTCCTCAGTCAAACTATCCAAAACATTAATAATTTCACTATTACTTTTATTTTTAATATCCTTACAGAATTCAATAATATTTTCATTATTTTTCATATTAACCATGTCTTTTTTTAGCAAAAACCCTTCCTGTTAATAGGGGGTCAATAAAACCATCAACTGCACCATTTGTAATTTCTTCAGAATCCATGCCATTTATAAGTGATTCAGCAAACAATAAAACTCTATTTGGTGAACCATCTAACAAGTTTTCAGTTTTTAAACCCAAATTTTGCATTTCAGAAATAACATTTATTTTAGCTCGTTCACTTGAATACCCAGGTAAAAATTGAGCACCAAGTAATAATGGTGCTGGTATTGGTATAATTGCTCTTTTACTTAAAACATTAATTGAATTTAATATTTGTCCAATAGATTCAATTACACTTTTACATTTTTTTAAATCAACCTTAATTGATAATATACCAAATAAAGATGAAGTCAATGCAAGTATTATTCTTTTTTGTTTGTTGGTGTATTTTTCAAAAATACCTCCAACCACTTTTGACACCATCTTTTTTAATTTACCCTTCAATATGTTAAATAATTCTTTTAAGAATAATTCCAATATTTTTTTGGTAACATTTTGAATATAAACTTTATATTTTTTTGCAAATATTTCAGCACTCCCAATTACTTCTTTTGCATATGATAAATTACTTTTAGCCTCATTTAAATTTTTTTCAGCTTGGTCTTTTAGTTCATTATATTTATCATTAATTGTCCCTTCAATAACTTGACCCAACACCATTATTGGAAATAATAATTTTGGGCTAATAATAGATTCAATGGTTGCTTTAACAAAAGAAAATAAAGTTGCATTATTATTTTGTAAATTATTATTTTGTAATATACTTAATATTCCCTCATTTATTGCATTACTTTTTTCTTGTTCAGATAATCCATCAAATGTATCAATAATATCTTTTGCAAAATCTCTTATAATCTCATAATCAATTGGCTGATTTAATACCCCACAACTCTCATAATCAATTATTTTATTTTGATAATTATTTATATTCCTATCTATTTTTCTTAAATCAATTTCAGAAAATGTGAAAAAATCATCAGTATCATTATCTAGTTCTGATATTTTAGAAATGCCACTAACATTTATTTCTTCACTATTGTCAATACATTTATTACAAAATCTTTCAATTAATAACATAAATTTACTTTTCTCCTTTATGTCTGTTTCTGTACTACTTTCTGTAATATCTGCACCATCAATAAGATAACTAAATATGTTTTTTATAATATTATTAAAATCAATGATGTCTAATGTATCGTAATAATCAAATATAAATTTACTATAAGAATTAAATGTATTATCACCATCCCCCAACAAAGCAACCGCAATAAAATCCCCATCTACATCTAAATCATTTTTTGTTTCATATGAAAAATCAAATAAATCCAATCCAGAATATCCTTTATAATTTGTACCATATTTTTGATAAAAAGTTTCTTTCTCATTACTTAATCGCTCATATAACTCACGATTAAATGAAAACCCTAAATTGCCACCATATCCTTTATATTTATCATTTGTAATGTTTTGACCTATTGTGGTGTTTTTTAGATTTTCATAAAAAAATATACCAGATGTAGAATCTGGACTTTTTGTTAAATTACCAAATAAATCTAAATTCTTAATAGGGACAAAAACTTTTGATTTTTTGTCCATTTTAAATGATGGCTTAATATATTCATTTTTAGGTATAACTGGAAATGTTTGGTCATCTCTACAACCTAATAATTTAATTGCCTCATCAGATAATATTTTTTTTATTTCTGAAAGGTTTTTAACTGTAATATCTGAAAATGTCTTTAATAATTTGTTATTAGTATCCAATCCCTCACCATCTATTTTTTTTATATAACTAATTATTTGTTCAAAAACAGAGGGGGCTTTATTGGTCTTTAAATTGCTTGGGGCTTTATTTATATTAATTGAATTACTTACATTAGAAACAACTTTATCAAAAAAGATTTCACTCTGTCTTCTAGCTGTTTTTGACGCATTGTTACTATCTAAGTAAGTTGTATATGCATCAATTTTTTTGCTAATGTTCTTATATTCATTAATTAAATTTGGCATACCATTACTTTAATGTGTAATTATTTGTTAAATCATTATTTATGTCTTTATTTAATAAATTTTCTAATACAGTTTCATCCAAATCTGCAAATGAATAAGATGTTTCATCTTTACTCATTTTTTCCCAGATACTTGATTGTAATTTAGATAAACTTAATTTTTTTTCAACACACTCATTAATAATTTTTTGTTGCTTTTCAATAACAGGTCCAATCATTGTCATATCTTCTGGATCCTTTAACATTGTTAGCATTTTGTTTTGTATTCTAATGGCAGTTGTCCTCTGCTCAACAAGTTCATTGTATATTTCTTGCATTAGATTTAGAATTGATTCCTTATTAAAAGAAATTTCTTTTTTAACTGGTCTAGCCATAATTAAACAATTTTATTTATAATAAAAATATAAAGAGATTTAAATTTCTTTAACGAAACTCGAATCTCTTTAGTTGTTAAGTTTGTCATTTCACGCAATGACAACAAAATTAAATTTTTATTAAACTTTGAATTATCTGTTGCTGTAAATATTGTTTCATATTTTTCAAAAACATCTATTAATGCTAATCCTAATTTTCTTTCATTATCAGTTAAAGATTGGGTTTCAACAAAATCTTTTAGTTTAATAGTATATTCAACAATAATTAAATCTAAATCAACCACATCATCATCTATGTTATATAACATATCTGGGCGTTCTTCTATTGATGCTGAAATATCTTCATAAGATACCTTTCTGTTGGTTTCTTTTTGGTCTTTTAATATTTGACCCATCAAATAATTTTTACATATCGTACCAAAGTATGAATATGCTTTTTTATTTTTGGATGGTTTAAATTTATCTACTTTGGTCATAAGAAAAGAATGAACATCAGTATGAATCTCATTGAAGTCCATATCTTTTCTATATAACCTGTATCGTCTAATTATTGACGATATCATTTTATCTAAAGGCTTTCTAAGAAATTGGTTGTATATTTTGTTTTTTTCATGTAAAGTATTTGCTGTTAGAAAATCTACAACAGCCTTTTCTTCCCTTATGTCAAAATAGTTTTCTTTTGGGGTTTTCTTTGTTTTCTTAGTATCATCTATTACATCAATAGTTTGGGTTGTCATTAAGAATTTTGAATTTCGTACTTTATTTTTCTATCAGTTGTAAAAAAATATTCTTTTTTAGCAGTTTGAAGCCAAAATTTAACTTCATCTTCAGTAATTTTATTATCATCATACTTATAATTCCAAAATATTGACCCCTCCCTTAAATTGGTATGTTTATATCCCAATCTTGGTATTGTCATAACTGATGTTGAATTATAAGTTAACCTCAATAAAAATTCATAACTAAATGTTAATTTTATTGATGGCTTAAATCCACCTGTGCTAATAAATATATCCTTTTTCAAAATAATTCCAGAAGTTTGAAAATTTTGATATTCTTGTAGGATGTCATTTGTTAAAACTCCCATTTCTTGGGTGAAATTTGCCGCAAATGTTGCTTCATTTGTAAAACCAGCAAATGTTTCTTTTGCATCAACATCAACAACAACAGGTAAAAATGCCCCATATTCAGGATAAACTTCTGCATACTTTTTAAAATTCTTAAACCAAATATTTGAATACTCATCATCAAATTCAAATAATGAAATCCATTCTGATGAAGCGTTTTCAACGCCATAATTAATTTGCTCACAATAATTTGGTTCAGAATCCCAAGCTAATTTTTTAACATTAATAGATTTAAAATCATATTCATTTAAATATTTAACAAGAGAATCTTCTTTTGTATGGATAATAACCAATTCATCAAAATCATTTTCTTGTTTCTCCAATGACGCAATTGCTTTGGTGAAAAACATATCAAAGTCTTTAACTTTTGATGATTTAATTGGTAATATAATTGATAGTGATAATTTTTTGCTCATTTTATAATTTGTTTAGTTGCTCTTGAAATGCGTTTATTCTATTATCAAAATATGAATTAAAACAATTGATAACTGTTGATGTGAATTTATCCTTATCTTTATACATATTAGATGTCTTTTCTATCTCTTCATATAGTTCAGGTGTTATACTGTCTTCCAACCAATTCTGAATAAATTCGGCAATATAATCAACCATTTTTAATTTGTCTTGTATCCAAATGCCGTTTTTATCATTCATCCATTCAGGTATTAAATCTGGTATTCTACCAATAACTGGAATACCACAAGCCATAGATTCTAATGGATATGTTCCAAAACCACTAATATCATCAATCCAAACGCTTAAAAAACAATTCTTTAAAGAATTAGCAAATTCACTTTGGCTAAGACCCCTCATATCCCTAAATGTGAACCACCTAAATTGGGGGTATTTTAAATAAAATTGTTTAACAATATTAATTGTATCAGTCTGCTCTCTTGTGTGAACAGCAATAATTGGCATTGGGGGTACTTTTGGTTTATCAAATAAATCTGAAATTACTGGGGTAATAATGTCATAAGACATTTTCTTCATATATGAATCTAGTTCATCCTTTTGTTTTTCAGAAGTTGTTATACATTTTAAAAATCCTAATGAAGGCCAACTTTGCCCTGGTTGTAATGTATCTAAAACATAAGAGTAAGATTGCATCAATACAATTTTACCACAAGGCAAATCTTTTATTTGTTCCATAATAAATCCATATATTTCTGGAAGTACAATAAAATCTTCTGGACTAATTTCCAAATTCTCCCCCTCAATTGAACGGTGGGGTAATGAGGTCATATAACTTTCGTCAAGCCAAGAAGCAACACCTGAATAATCTTTCTTTTCGTGTAATATAATAGGATTGAAGCCGTTATCTTTTAATGATAATGCCACATCGTATATATATTTTATGGATGCCCTAGCATTTCCTTTTGTGTCTTGAGCCACAAAATAAATCCTTGATTTCTTATCTTTTAAGATATTTAAAGAATTTTCAATTTTTGGTTTAATATCATTCATGTTAATATTTGTTTATTATCTTTTTGTTTAATAATGTATTAAATGCCAATTTAAATGGTAGAGTCAAGTTATTACCTGAACTTAATCCAAGTTTTTCATCAATGTCATCATTCTCTGTTAGAATAACATCTAACATTAGTTTTACAAGTTCATATTTTATAATATTTATTTTTGTATCTGTTGTACCTGTTATTTCTATTGATGCAACTTCTGTCATATCAACATACTTTTCAACAATATCTAAATCAACATAATAATGTTCTCCTAAAATTTTTAACATAGTTCTAAAATTTTGTCTTTAAATTCTCTTAGTTTATTTATGCTATGTTTGGTTTTAATATTTTTATTGTATTCTTGTTCATACTTAATTATAACCAAATTGTTTGGCACATCTAATAATAGGTTAGGATTAGCCGTAAGTAAAACATCTATTGGTTTAATCATCTCATTTTTTGTTTGTTCGCTATAAAATTTGATATTTTCAATCAAACAAGAAAATTTTGATAAAAAGAACAATGTTGCTGGCTTTGATTTTCCAATTTCATCGGAAACAATAATAATCTCATGATTATCTCTCATATCCAAATAAAAATCATTCAAATCATTCATCCCTGTATATTCAACAGATGCTGCATGCCCAAATATCTCCATTGGATGTTCAATGTATAAAAAATTATACAAATCATCATCCAATGGAAATTTAAAATGATTTAAAAGATTTAAGGAATCAATTGGGTAATTTATTTCATATTTAAATTCTGATTCATTATCTTCATTTGCAACATAAAACTTATCATAAACTTGTTCTATCTTCCCAAGAGTGTCCCTTAATATTCCATTTAAATCAATTGCTATTGTCATACTTTTTTAAAATTTTGCTTATGATGGGGTTTCTAACAATATCCTCACTATAAAATTCATGGTGAGCAATATCTGAGATGCCTTGTAATCTTTCCATAGCATCATATAATCCAGTTCCCCTCTTGTCTTTATATCTATCAGTTTGTTCCAAATCTCCAGATATAAAGAATTTAGTATTAAAACCTATTCTTGTCAATAGTAATTTCATTTGATTTGGTGTGGTATTTTGTGCCTCTTCTAATACCAAGATGGTGTTGTCAATGTTTAAACCCCTCATATAAGCAAGAGCCATAACCTCAATAACCTCCATATCCATTAATTTCTCACGGATATTTTTGCCAATTATTTTGTTAATTAAATAAAATGATGGATAAATATATGGATCCATCTTCTCATTTACATTTCCAGGTAACGCCCCTAGTTTCTCTTCTGCTTCAACTGCTGGTTTAACAATCACCAACTTGTCATATGTATTGCTGGGGTCTGCAAGTAAGTCAATGGCTGCTTTCATAGACATATAACTCTTTCCAGTTCCAGCAGGACCAATGCAAATTGTAATTTGGTTATTTAACAATTTGTCATAATAAACCACTTGATTGTCATTTAGGAATTTTTCTTTTGTTTTCTTTTTAAGTAAACTACAAATTTGGCTTTTCCTAGATTGGGGAGCTAACTCAACCTCATCTTCTTTTTTCACAAATCTTCTTCTCGTCATTAAGTTGTTTTTATTTAATAATAAATAATAGGAACTAGAATTTAGTAGTCAAATTTTCATCATTAAATTTATGTAACCAATATTCTATCATTTCATCAAGCATTGTTTCAAATGTATATTTTGGTTGCCAGTTAATTGTTTTCCTTAATTTTGTTGCATCTCCTTTTAAATCATATAGTTCTTCTGGTCTATAAAATTTTTCATCTTGTTTTACATAATCCATATAATTTAACCCCAAGTATGAAAAAACATATTCACACAATTCTCTAACAGAATGGGATACCCCTGTGGCACACACAAAGTCATCAGGATTATCTAATTGCAATATTGACCACATTGCCTCCACATAATCTTTTGCGTGTCCCCAGTCCCTTGTAGCATCCAAATTACCCAAACTTAATGAATTAGCTAATCCCAATTTTATTTTAACTGCTTGTTTAACCACCTTGTTTGTTACAAAGTTTGTCCCCCTTCTTGGGGATTCGTGATTAAATAAAATCCCATTTGATATAAACATACCATATGAATTTCTATAATTTCTTGCAATATTATACCCAAATACTTTTGAACAACCATAGGGTGATACCGGATTTAAAGGCGTTGTTTCCCTTTGAAATCCATCAGCATCAATTGAATTACCAAACATTTCAGATGATGATGCCTGGTATATTTTAATTGACTTATCTACAAGTTTAACCGCTTCAAGTAAGTTTAAAACGCCAAGTCCAGTTGCATTTGCTGTGTAAATGGGTTGGTCAAATGATATTCTTACATGAGATTGTGCTGCCAAATTATATATCTCATTAGGTCTAACATCTTGTATTACTCTAATTAATGATGATAAGTCAGTCAAATCAGCATAATGTAATTTTAACTTATCATATATATTATCCAATCTTGATGTTTGATTTTCTGCAACTGAATTTCTTTTCAATGTTCCATGAACTTCATATCCTTTCTCAATCAATAATTCTGCTAAGTATGATCCATCTTGACCATTTATCCCAGATATCAATGCTATTTTATTTTCTTGCATAAGTATAATTTTCAATAAACCACTCAACTGTTTCCTTCAACCCCTCCTCAATTGGGGTGAATTTAAAATCTGGTAAATATGACATCAATTTGCTATTATCAGATGGCTTTCTAAATTGTCCATCAGGTTTAGAATCATCAAATATTACCTTACCCTTAAAGTTAAAATAATTTACCAATAAGTCAACCAAATCTCTTATACTAATTTCAGATGAGGGACTCAAAATAATTGGTTCAGATTCATTGTAATTATTTAAAACCCATTCACTTAATCTTGCAACATCTTTAACATAAATAAATTCTCTTAATGGTTTACCAGATCCCCAAACAATAAAATCAGTTTTTGTTTCTTTTGCCAAAAATAATTTATGAATTAACATAGGAATAACATGACCATGCTCTAATGAGAAATTATCATTAGAACCATATATGTTTGTTGGTATTACTGATTTATAATTTAACCCATATTGTTCTCTATATGCCCTAATTTGTATATCTGCCATTCTCTTGGCATAAGCATAGGGATAATTTGATGAATGAGGCTCACCCAAATGTATCTTCTTTTCAGTTAGGGGGTAATCAATATTATCTGGAAATACACAAGTGGATAAGAAACAAACCAAATTTTCAACTCCAACCTTCCTTGCTGATTCTATAACATTTGTGTTTATCATAATGTTATCATAGAAATATTCACCCTTATACTTCATATTACCCCCAAGTCCACCAACTTTACCAGCACAATGAATAATATGTGTTGGTTTATGCTTTTCAAAGGCTTCATATGTAAGGTGGGGGTTTGTTAAATCAATTTCACTTCCAATCTTAATATCTGATTTAATATGTGAACCAACTAAACCATATCCACCAGTTACTAACAATTTTAGCATATAAACTAATATTTTTTATTATTAATCATTTTAGTAATCCTAACTTGTTCATCCCAATGCTCAATCATTTCATCCATTAACATTTCAAAAGTATATTCTGGCTTCCAACCAAATTCTTTTCTAATTTTAGTAGAATCACCTTTAAGATATTTTAATTCTTCAGGTCTCATAAATTCTTGGTCTTGGACAACATATAGATTATAATCAAGTTCTAGTTTAGTAAATACATAATCAATCATTTCTCTAACTGAATGAGTTTTCATTGTTGATACAACATAATCATCTGGTGTATTGTGGTTTAATAATAAGTGCATTGCTTTTACATAATCTTTAGAATGACCCCAATCTCTATATGAATCCATATTGCCAATGACTAGTTTATTTGCTAATCCATGTTTTATTTCAAGAGCAGTTTTAATAACTTTGCTTGTTACAAAATTGGATCCCCTTCTTGGGGATTCATGATTGAATAGTATTCCATTTACAGCATGTAATCCATAACCCCTTCTGTAACTTCTAACTAATGAATATGCAGATAATTTAGAACACCCATATGGTGATACTGGTATCATTGGTGTTGTTTCTCGTTGAAAGCCATCACTATCAACAGAGTTTCCAAACATTTCTGATGATGATGCTTGATAAAATTTAGCATTTGGACAACTTCTTCTATAGGCTTCTAACATATTTAAAACACCATTTGAATTTGTTTGTAATGTAAATTCTGGTATATCAAAACTTATTCTAACATGACTTTGTGCTGCTAAATTATATATTTCATCAGGTTGTATTTTATCTAATAATTTTTGTAAATTTGTTTGGTCTAAAACATCCCCATAATAAACATACATTCTATCTTTTATGGATTCAATACGGCTTTGTTGGTGTTCAGGTACTGAATTTCTTCTAACAATGCCATAAACTTCATATCCTAAAGACAATAAATATTCTGATAAGTATGAGCCATCTTGCCCATTAATTCCTGTAATAAATGCTTTTTTCATATTATTTTTTAAAAATTTTCATTTTAGTTAAATCAGGCCAATCAGTAACTACCCATTGCCTTGGTGGGGTATTGATTGCATCTTGTAATTTATTTAGTCCTAATTGTGCAATCTCAGGTGTCATATAATAATGAAATCCAAGAGTGTCTATATCTTGGTCTCTCCACGGTATGTTAGGTAATCTTCCATCATAAGACATTTTCTTTAATGAAATATAATCAATTTCATTATCAAGTAAAATAATACCCCCTCTACCTAATGAAAGATGTTTTTGATATTGAAAACTAACACACATAAATGTGTTGGGAATATAACTATTTTTTTTCCACAATACTGCTGCATCAATAATTCTTTTATCACCATAATTAAGTGTATAATAATTTTCCCAATCTTCATATCTCCATTCTAGTTCTATACCTATTTTTTCTGCCAAAAATGGTACAGACAAATATGTTCTTGTAGGTACATTAATTTTGGTTTCTTTAACATATCTTAAACATAATTCTAACCCATGTGTACAACTATCAACAGCAACTGCATAAGAAGAACCAAAAAACTCTGATATTTTATTTTCAAAAGTTGAAACTACTTCAAAATTCATTTTTTATCATTTAAATAGGTTTTAATATTGTTGTTATCATCACACCATTTAAGTGCGTATTGACCTTCTAACGGTCTTGAAAACATTGGATGGTAATGTTTGGCACACCCCTCAAAAAAATAATGATTGGCTTGAGTTAATCTAGTTTTATTAAAATCTGTAACACCTTCAACATTACAGCCACCATGCAACATATTTGAAGCCCATATTAAAGCTTGTCCTTTTTTTAAACTTACGTTTTTTTCAGAGGCTTTTTTACTTTTTATTAATTCAATTAAAAAATCTTCATATATTTTATAATTATTAGATTCCCCATTTTCAATAGTATCAGGGTGAGGTAAATTAAGATTATGGTATTCATATACTGGCCATTTATGACTACCCGGTATTATTTTTAAAGTGCCATTAGTTTCATCAACATCTTCAAATGCTACCCACACACCAACCATCCAAAGATGTGGTATTGTGTGAAAATGTATTGTATCACTATGTAGTGGTTGATTACTACCTTTAATAAAATTAATAGTTGAAAATGGAAATGGCGTTTTTCCATATAAATAACTAAGAGTATTAATAATTTTAGGGTGTATTGTTAAATTAGCAATTGAGTCACTTTTTTTCCAATGTTCAAATATTCTTTTACTTTCTGTATATTGAAAGTGGTCAGCATGATATGTAGTATTTTCATTATTTAGTGCACTATACGTGTCATTTACTATTGGTAATATATCATCATCAGTTAATTCTAAATCAATAATAAGATAACCATTTTCATTATAAAATTTACAATTTTCTTTTTGTTTATTGGTTAGCCCTGAATCATCCAATAATTCGTGAAAAAATGGTGATTCAATCCATGGAATGTCTAATGAGTTGTTTGATGGTTTAAAATTATTCATAGTTCATAAGTTTTTTAGCACTTTCTAATATTTGTTTTGAATCTCTCGTTTTGATTGGTTTTGCTGGTGATCCAGCATATACTGTCCAAGGTTCTGTATCTTTAGTAACAACAGACCCAGCTCCAACTATTGACCCTTCACCTAATGTTACACCAGGTAAAACAGTACAATTAACACCTAAAGTAGAGTATCTTTTAAATATTACTGGTTTATTTATGACCATTCGATGTTCTAATGGAACAACAGGCGATATTAATCCTTGAGTAAAATCATCACTTGCGCAGACAATTCTACTTCCAGAACCAATGTTAGTAAAATCTTCCATAACAATTAATGCTGGCGCACCACCTATAATTGAAACACTTGGTGCAATATGAATATAATCCCCCAATATTGCTTGAGTTGATATATAAGTCCACATATCAATTGCTACATGATTACCTATTTCAACTAATTCAGGTCTTGATATTATTGCTAAATTACTAACCCTAACATCTTTCCCCACTTTTTTTAATTTTTTCATTTTTTATATTTATAATCCACCATTTATTTTTAAATTACCACCACAAAAATATTCATTTTCTATAATATAATCAATAGTATTATATAATTCTTCAGTTTTACCAAACCTTTTTAAACCTATTTTTTCTTTTGCAATATCTTGATATTTAGATTCAACTCTATCACCCATTCCACCATCCCAATATCCTAGTTGTATTGTATTACATGTTATTCCATGTTTTATATTTTCTTTATTAGCAACCGAAATTAATCTATCCAAAAAAGCTTTTGATGCACAATATAATGAATTTTTAGGTACATTCATTTCAGAAAAAATTGAAGATATTGATATCACTCTACCCCATTTATTTTTAATCATATTTGGTAAGCATCCAGAAAGTATATTTATATTACCTTTTATGTTTACATTCAACATATCATCAATTTCTTTATAATCATCCTCAGTAATACTATTTAAAAATACATCATATTTTTTACCTGACATATTTAAAACAATATCTACTTGATTTTCATTAAAAAAATTATTTACTTCTTTTGGGTTTGTTACATCAACGTCTTTACTACTTAAATCAATTACTTCATATTTTTTTTTAAGAAATGGTACTAATTTAGTTCCAAGACCACCTTTTCCACCAAAAACAACTATTTTTTTCATAATCATTGATTATACTTAATTATCATTGAACCCCAAGCCCAACCAGCACCAACAGCTGATAATAATATATTATCACCATAAGTTATTTCACCTGATTTAATTGCATCATCTAAAGCAATTGGTATTGATGCACCTGCAATATTACCATATTTATCCATTATTGTTTTTACTTTATGCATTGGTAAACCAACATCTTTTGCAACCAACTTTAATATATTAATACTAGGTTGATGTGGTACTAACATATTAATATCATCAGCTGTTAAATTAGCTTCTTTTAAAACACTTTTAATTGATTCAGGTAATACTTTAGTTGCTTGTTCCCAAACTTCTTTGCCTACCATTTCAAATGGTTTATCTAATGGCATTCTAAAACCTGTCATACCAGTACCTTTACCATTAGACAATATTTCACTTACCATCCAACTATTATCTGAGGGTCCTAAAACTACAGCTCCAGCACCATCGCCAAAAAATACACAATGACGATTATTTAAGTTAGTATGTTTAGAATATGTTTCACTAGCAACAATTAATATATTTTTATATATACCAGTACTAATTAATGTTGATGCAAATGACATAGCATAGACAAACCCAGCACAAACTGCATTAATATCAAATGATGGTACATTTTTTTCAATATCTAATTTATTATGTAAAACACATGCAGTTGATGGTGATATTTGATCAGGACTAGAAGTAACTACTATAATTAAATCTAAATCTTCTTTATTTATGTTAGCCGATTCTAAAGCATTTATGGCAGCATAGTAAGCTAAATCAGAAGTTTTCTCATCAGCAATAAATCTTCTTTCTAAAATACCTAATTTTTGTTCAACCCATTCTGGTGTTGTGTCTATGTTTTTACATAGTTCACTATTACTCACAACCCTATTAGGTAGATAAGACCCAGTACCAATTATTGTTACTTTATCACTCTTCATTTATAGAAATGTTTTATCTAATTCTTACCTTTTGCAGAAATCTGTTTTATATTCATATACTAATACCCAACTTTCTTGGATAATTACATTTTATTTTTTTCCCATGACTCCCAAACAAAAGGATAATCAAATTTATTTTCAAATCCATTATAAATTAAGTTTTTTTGAATATTAATTCTTCTTTCTATATCATTTTCAATACCTAAATGAAACTGTATTTGTATATTTTTAAATTTATTAATAATTTTACTTTCAATCATATATTCCATTAATGCATATTCATCGCCCTCAATATTAATCTGAAGTAAATCTACTTGATTAATGTTATTATCTGAAAGTATTTTATCAATAGGTAAGGTTTTAATTTGGATTACAGAATTACCATTTGTATTAAAATTTGTTGATGAGCCATCATTTGACAAATATAAAGATTTAGTTGCCTCATTTTTATCTGTAGATACACCTACATTCATTACTTTTATTTTTTTATAATTTTCATATTTTGTAACTAAATGATTATAAAAGTCTGGGACAGGTTCAACTAATATTATATTAGGAACATATGGGTTATTTTTTTTTAAAATTTCATCAATCCATAACCCATAATACCCCCCTAAATCAATAACAATTGAATTGTTATTTAATTCATAATTTATGTTATGGGTATAATCACCATTATCCCCAAACCACTTATTTAAACTTGTAATGTCTTGTCTCATAAAATAAAAGTTTTATCAAATTCTTGTCCTTCATAAGGACCTGTTTTATATTCATATACTAATGTGTTATCTTCTAATATTTCATAATTATGCCCACCTTCTAATGTAAATGATGCATCACCAAAATATAAAATTTCTGTTGTTAAAATTGAATCATCAATATCGTAAAATATACATTTGACGCTCCCTTGTAATACCACCCAACTTTCTTGTGCAATTACATTTCTAGTTCTTTCTTTCCAAATATGTTTATGTGGTTTAAATGTTGTACCCTTAGTTAAATTTAATTTTGAACATTGGATAAAGTTATCCCCAGATATTATATCTTCTCTTCCTGGGGTTATTTCATTTTTTCTAACTATTATGTGTAGTAGTTTAGTTTCATTAATTTTTGAATATATCTTTTTCATTTTTTAAATTTTAATCCAATTATCAAGTAATATGTCAGAAGAGTTTAGATGTGACGCTGAGGGTCCAAACCAATTATTAGGTCCAATTATTTTTTTATCTTTATTTTCATTTAAATAAGCACCCCACCAACCAAAAGTACTATTACATATTATATTGTGTTCACACATACTCATTGAGTATAAATCTAAATAATCTTTGCCCAAACTAACAAATTCTTTATTAGGTAAAAAATCAAACATACTTTTAACACCATTTAAATCATCACTAAATATTAAGTAATTTCTATCAAGACCAATCAAATTAATAGCTGACATATAATACTCTATAGATTGTTGTGGATGGTAATTAGATGATGATAAATAATCACCTCTTCTAATATGAATTGAAACTGAATTTTGAACATTTGGTAATCTTTCCAAAATAATTTGTTTAATATTTATAGTTGGTTTAAAAAGATTGATAATATAATCTTTATTATTTATAAAATATTTTTCACTCTGAAAATAACCTTCAATTAATAAATTTTCACCTATGTTATATTTTATTTGCCCATAATTAAATGTTATAGGTTCTACATGTACTCTATATGGTAATAGTAATTTCTCTATAAAAGTAATATTACGTAATAAATTATCTTTATAAACACTATAATCAGGGTCAAACCCTGGTTTTGGCGTCTCAGTACTAATTGGTCTTAAAAATTCATTTGAAAAAATATAATCAACATTATTATCCAAAGCCAAACTAATTGATGCAGATAATTTAAACATAACATTACATATCCCACCTTGATGATTTGTAGTTATAAAATTCATATTTTTGTGGTATATAGATTTATTAAAGTTTCACATCTTTTTTCATATGTATGCTTTTTTGACAACTCCAATCCAGATTTACCAATAGACTCTCTTAATTTATCATTAGATAGTAATTGTTTTATTTTTAAAATCATTTCATTATTATCTTTATACATCATAACATTTACACCATCAATAAAACCCAATTCTTCATACTGGTAATTATAGTTAGTCACTAAGGGTATGCCACATCCTATGGTCTCAAAACTTCTATAATTAATATCATTTGATAAGTTACAATTCCAATGTATTTTGTAGGAATTTATTGCATTAACCATAGAGTCACCAATAACAAAATTATCAAATATAAAACTAAAATTACTTGATAATAAATCTATATAGTTGTTTCTATTAAGTAAGTTACCACAAAACCCAAGGTCACATTTTTTAGCAGCATTTCTTGGAGAGATTAATGTATCATCAAATGAGTTTGGAAACCAAATCTTATAATCTTTATTAACATAATCTTTAGTTGAGTGTAATAAAATGTCATAATTACCTCTATTATATTCTTTTATATACCCTTCTTCCCCTTTTACATGCGCATCAATACTCCATAAAAATTTTGTTGTTTTAACTTTAGATAAATTTGGAACCCATCCTGTCTCATTATAATTTTCTAAATTTATTATTAAATCATATGATTCATAATCTATATTATCATTAAAATTATTGTGACCTAAACCCCAAACATCACATTCTTGATTTAACTTAATAAATGCTCTTTGTAAACAAAAACATTCTCTAAAATGTCTATTTTCATTATGTCTGCCATTCTCTTGTATTAAAAGTATTTTTAACATATTAATAATTTGTTATAATTTTATTGATAACCCCATTTATTAAATTATTATTTAAGTGATTCCCTTCGGTTAATGGTTGGATATTATTTTTTTGAGTAAACAATTCAATATTGTCTTTATGTACAAAAATATGGTCAGAAGGATAATCATATTCTAAATAAAAAGGAATGTATCCAATATCTTTAAGTAATTTAAAAATATTGGAATCATCATATCCAAATTTGGTTAATTGAAAATTTTCTAACTCTACAATCAATGTTGGTTTATCTTTCTTTATTGTCTCAACCCCACCTTCTAACACAAATTTTTCATATCCCTGAACATCAATTTTAATAAAATCTATTTTTGGTAAATCTAAACTATCAATTGTTTTTATATTAATTTCTTCACCACCAGCACCAACACTTAAATCACCAATATTAATCCAAGGAGAATTGTAATTAATTTGATTCATTTTAGATACAATATTTTCATTACCTAATCCAAAATTATATACAATTATGTTTTTAATGTTGTTATCATTAATTGATAATGTTTGGATATCAAACATAATTTTTTGAGGTTCAAAACTATAAACTATATTACAATACTTAGAGGCAATTATTGAATGCCACCCATAATTACTTCCAACGTCTATAAAGGTTGAGTCACTATCTAAATTAGTTTTTAAAAATTCAATAATATGTTTTTCCCAAATTTTTCCGTTAATTATATCCCCACCAATACCATCATTTTTGAAAGTATATATTTCAAACCAATCTACTTTAGTTTTAATTATATTATCTATTATCATATAATTTTTGATATAAAGTTTCCCATTCTAATGTTATTTTTTTTTCTTCAAAATCTATTGCCCTGTTTTTTGCATTATAGGACATTGTTTTATATAATTCTTTGTCATTACAAAGGTTTGTAATAGATTCTACATATTCGTTTTCATTTTTACATACAAATCCACCATCTTTTATAATTTCATCTTGAGCATTATATCCAGCAAAATGAGAAATAATTGGTTTACCATAAATCATAGATTGTGCTATTGCAGTTCCAAATGTTTCTCCATCACTTCTATAGTGTAAAAACATATCAATAGTATTATGGAATTTATGTATTAATTCATCATCATTTGTTGGGTCAATAATTATACAATTATTATTTAATTCTAAACTATTAATTAAATTTATAGTTTGACAACATGCGCCAATTATAATGTATTTAAATTTATAACCATTATCTTTTATTTTTTTTAATGAATTTAAAGCTATTGGATGAAAATTATCTTTTCTACCCGTTCTACCAAATACAAAATAATCTTTAGGGATATTATATTCTAATTTTAAATTATCCTTTGAATTTAACGGAAAAGGAATTGGGTTGTAAATCATATAATCAGAACCATTTCTAATCTCTGTTACCTTATTACTAATTGTTACAGAACAATCTAAAAATTCAGAAAAATCCTTACCACCAAATATATTTGTTTCAATTTGAATTGGGCAAATTCTTTGATTAAACGGCCATTCAAAATATCCACTTCTTGCAAAATGAATTATGTCAAAATTATATGATTTAACTATTTTGGTAAAATTATTTTCTCTATAAGGATAACCCATATCCGGGCCTAATTTATCTGTTGACGCCTCAAAAGGTATTAGTTGAGAATTGTTTAGTTTTGTTTTTAAAAAATTTAACCGATTATTGTCTTGGTTAGGATTATAACAAACGTATACATCAAATAAATCAAGGTTTAAATTTAATAATATTCTTTCATGTGACCTCCAAGTACCCCCATAGTCTATGGTATGTGAGTAAAATAAAATTTTAATTTTATTCATATTATCTAATAATACTAGTATTTAATCTATAAATATATAATCTTTCAGGTATTTGATAAAACTTATACCCATTATTAATGGCTCTTTGCCATAAATCCCAATCCTCCATACCTTTAATATCTCTATATCCACCTAATTCTAATAATGCATTTTTTCTAACTAACATAGAACCATGAGTTAATACATTCTCACTAAAAATTTTATTAAAAATATCTAAATGAGTTATATTGTCATTAACATCAAAACAACTTGGCAATAAATTATCATCATTTATTCCAGTAATATTCCAAGCATGTGTTCCTAAAAAATCAATTTCATTATTTTCTATGTAGTGAAGTTGCTTTTCAAGTTTGTCTGGTAAATATAAATCATCGCCATCCAAAAATCCAACCCATTCAGTTTCAACATGCTTTAAACCAAATTCTTTAGCATATGATAATCCTTGTTTTTTATCTTTTTTTAATATGGTTAAATCTAAATTGTAATTTGCTAATTCAATCATTTTTTGAGTATAATCCCAACATTCATCTAAAACAATAATAGTTTTAAAATTTTTATAAGTTTGATTAACCAATGAATTTATTGATTTATTCAATAACATATCATAAAATTCATTTATACTATGCACACAAATTAAAATTGTTAATTTCATAATTCTTTAATAAATTTCTAAATAAAATTTAGGATGTCTATTTTCATTCTCATCAAAAACATCGCCAACAAATTCATTATTCATTCTATTATTAGGAAATTTAACTGTATTTTTTTCTAAAGTAAAATATGAATCATGAACAAAAGAATTTTCTTTAACTTTATTGTAAATAATATCTTTTAGGAAATTTTGGTCAATTTGCCAAAAATCACCCTTAACATATTCATTAATTAAATTTTTAATATTTTTTAATATTTTATTTCTGCATCCCCACATACCACCCATTATTAGTGCGTTGTGGTAAGGGTGATCTCTCATAATATGGAAATCTTTATTGGATTTTAGCCATTCATCTACTGCTAATTTCTCTCTAATTGATACTCTGCTATCAGTATCTCTTGATATCATTATATCTGAGTCTTCACAAGCATAAAATCTCCAAAACATACTAGTCCAATCACCTTCATCTAGCATTTTAACAATTTCAACATTATCAAATGTTGATAATTTTTCAACAATATCTTCTGGCACTGATTTCCCACAATAAAACCTACAGACCCAATCTGGGTAAATTGTTTTTGACAATTCAGCATTTTTAATTGCACCTAAAGTATATTTTGGATTGTCTCCCCAAAGACTAAAAGATATTACTTTATTCATAATTCAAAATTAATTTTTTTTCTGTTATTGTAAAGATTTGTATCATAATTTAAATCTTGATAATTTTTTTTATGAATTTCATCTTGTTTTCCAAATCCCCAATCTGGGTGTTCATGTTTTATGATGACATCATCAAAATATGTTTGCTTACCTAATAAATTTGCAACACTCATAAATTCATTATCACACCATGTTGATTTATATCCAGGATAATAAATGTAATTAAATTTTTCATAATATCTTTTGCCCAAAATACAAATTGTATTTAATTCACTCTTTTTAAACCCATCATTAAACCACAGAACCCCATCTGTATTAGGATATATATCTTTCATTTTATTAATGATAATTTCATCATATCCTTTAATTTGGGGAATCATATCATCTGATGCTAAAAGCAAAATATCCCAATCTTTTGCATAGTCCATATCTCTATTAACTGCATGTACTTTTGAAGAACTTTGACCAACCACAACCTTGCAATTTTTAAAAGTTGATAAAATTTCCAAACAATCAGAATTGTTCATTTCGATATCATCCTCATCAATTGTTATTAAAAACAACATATTATCCAAATTATTTGCAAGAGTTTGGTATATTTTTAAAACATTAAAAAATTTAATTTTTCTATTCCTTGTTGGAAATTTTACCAATATCTTCATTATATTATTTTAATATATTCATCCTTTATTTGTTTTGCAACTGTTGAACCAAAATATTTGTCCTCCAACTCCTCTTGATTTGGGGGTAAGTGAAATTCTTTACTCAAAATATCTCCAATATCATTAACTTCATAAATCCAACCACCTTTTCCACACATCCAGCCTTCAATTGTTGTTCTACCTAACATTATACCAGCAGTTTCAACACATTTTTTTGTATATTTTTCAATGTTCCAAGTTGATTTAAAATGTTTAACATGAGAATCATTTAATAATTCAGATAAGTAATTTGATGAACTATCTCCAACCAACCAAAGTTCAAGATTTTTTTCTTTGGTATAAATAACTAAGTCTCTTATTGTTTTCTCTCTTAAATAATCAATTGTTCCAACAAATAAAACATAATTATCATTTGATGATTTATTTAAATTAAATCTATTCTCATCAATTGGGTTATATATAACTGAAATATCTTCCAATGGAATCCTAAAATCATTTTCAATATAATCTGCTATACTAGGTCTAATTGCTACATATTTTTTTATGGATGGATGTAATATTGGTTCTTCTACAGAAATAACCTCTGAGTGGATGGTATATAGTTTTGGGATACCCGGATATAATTGACATATTTTTTCAGCAATTGGTTTATGCTGAATATGAATCACATCATAATTAACTGGTGCAACAGAATATAGCATATTCTCTTCACTAACTTTAAAACCCTCCTCAGTATTGACACCCCACTTACCATCACCCAATTTAAAACCTGGGGGTTCATTTATGTGAAAAACATTAATTCCAAGATTTGCTGCCATCTTTGTTAATGACCCCCCTATATCTGAAACAACAGTAACATTGCAATTTTGATTTAATAAGTTTCTAGCTAACTCATATACGTATAATTCAGATCCTGTGAAGTTTTTAAAATATAAGCAAGATATTAAAACATTTAATTTTCTTTTCCCATTATGGGGTAATTTAACTGGCAAGTTATCTGCATACTTTTCAGCAAATTTAATTTTATTTTCTTCCCATTTCTCATTTGTTTGTCCAATTGATAAGTGAGTTATTTTTATATTATATAAAACGCCAATATTAACCCCTTGCATATAGTTTTCAAAACAAAATGATATATCATAGAAATGAAATCCATCAAAATCTTCAATAAAATTGCTCTTAATTCTATCTTTATGAATTGCCATAAACAAGCCATCAACAATTACCACCTTTTCTGCCTCATTACCTAATGAGGTTGAATACTTGGATTCCCATTGTTTACCCTCATGCTTATGGTTAACAATACCAAGCATCTTATTTCTTTCTTCCCACCACATACCAGATGATGGCATACTAGTTGTGCCAGCAATACCCAATATGCCAAAATTGGTTTTATCAAAGTGCTTAATTAATTTATTCCCCCAACCTTTATCTTCAAAAATGATGTCATCATGACAAAGAACAACAATGTTGTTCTTTGCCTTATTTAGTATTTCATTATAAACTTTTGCCAATGATTTTTCACCATTGTTAATTACCTCAATAATTTCCACATTTTTTGGGCCAACTGTTTTCTTAACTTGCTCAATAAATGCTGGATTGCTCTTTCTTGTTGAAAATCCTATTGTTATCATATTGTTATTATTTTTTATTTCATTGAAAAAACTAGCAATTATCAATGTAAACCATCACTTCATTATTGTAAGGAATGAATGTATTGTTTAAATCGTGGACAATTTTACCATTAATCTTAATTTTCCATTTTTTATAGTGTTTTTTATTACAAGATGTCCACATACCTGTTTTAATTTCTGAAGAATAAATAACATTGTCATTCTCGTCCAAAAATTCAACATAGTAATTTTTTAACGTATTGCCCTTAATCTCTAATTGTGGAGTATCCAAAAAAGAAATGTGGATTTCATTTTTTTTCTTATTTTGATATTTTTCATTTAAGAATTCTTTTTTGGTTGCTAAAAACCAATTCCAAGGATTATTTATTTTTTGTAAAGAAAAATTTTTTGATTCTAAAACACTTAAAGATTTTTCTGTTTTTGATTTCCATTCTGGAATCATCCAATCATGGAAACTTATAGCTATTTGGTCAATATTTTCAAAATCTTGATTATCAAAACTATCTAATAAATCATATTCTGCACCTTCAATATTGATTTTCAATAATGAAATTTTGTTTATTGAGAATTCTTTACAAAAATTTTTCCATGTTTTAACTTTTACCTCTTCCCCATCCTCTGAGTTAATCATAGATGTGTTTATACCTTTGTTTTTCATTTTTATGATGCCATCTTCTTTACCAATTACTCCTTTGAAAAGCTCTGTGTGTCTAATTTGATTTTCAAAGGGGTCGACACCAATTACTCTTTTCTTCCCAATAAAAAAATTACTCCAATCCCAATTCAAACAACCTATATCCACTACATCCCCATTATGAATTAAACATCTGTCATTTACTGTACTATAATCTTGACCTGGAATAGTTTGGATTAAATTTTGTCTACATGTGATCATATCCGCAACATAATTAATTTCTTTTTCATGTAAATCAAAAGGTCTTACACAATGACAATCTAAGTAAAATCCTTCTTTTAGCAGTTTTTCATCATAACTACCATCACGTGCGTTAAGTGATTTCATTTGGTTGTCAACATAGTCTATTGGAAAATGCCACTTTTCAATTCTGTCTTTAAGAAAAAATCCTTCCTCATAACCGCGTCTTAATTTATGTACCTGAAACCTATCCGAGAATTCTTCAATTTTTTTGGTTAAATATATTTCGTCACCATACCACTTTAATATTTTTTTGTATTTAAATTTACTTAACCGATCAAAAAAATCTGAGAAACTGCCTTCCAAATTAAAAATTTCTTCAAATATTTTACCCTTTGCTGCGTTATAACACATTGCAAAAATATTAGAATCAAACCATCCTTTAGAATCATTCCTTTCTAAATCATACGCATCACTAGAATATACCACAATGCTGTCCTCATCAAAATCTTTTATTGTGTTTTGAAAATAGTCATAACTAAACAACATCATATCAATGTCAGAAATTAGACAAACTTCATCTGGAAAAAACTTAGTTCCATATAGTCTATAGAATATAGCTTGAATACTTATTTGAATTTGTGGCAGGGCTTTGACTTCCTTAACCAATCCGTTTCCATCAAAATAAAAATCAGTTTCTTTTTCTCCTATTTTAAATAATACTGGAGTTGCTCCTAATTGCTTTTTACAAACCTTGGCAACCACAGGCCAATAGTCTTGGTAATATGAATCATCACACGACATTATTAGTTTTGCAACTTTCATACTTTTTTAATGTTTTAAAATTATTTTTTATAAATTTCATAAGTAGATAAATCAGGATATGGTAATTCCAAATCCTCATTATGTTTTTTTGTTCCATTCAAGTTATAAAATTGACTCATCATCAATAATCCTCTTGCTGCAAGTTCTGGCATCATATAAAAATTCCAACCTAACATATCAAAATAATCATCATGATAAGAACATTCTCTTCTACCACTAAACCTTGCTCTTTTGAACCACATAGCAGCATGCAGATTGTCTGTTAAAATTGCACCGCCTTTACTCAATTTCAATGTTTTGTATGGTCCTGTGAATGATACACACATGTGAGTTTCTGGTATATACATATTTGCAGTAAATCTTAGGGCAGAATCTATCACATTTGTTGGGTTTAACCTATATGAGCCTTTAGTTGTGTTACCCTCTACAGGTGTAAAATTAACTTTTAACCCTGCATGAATTATTTCACAAGGAACTGAAGGATATGTCCTTGAAGGGCAATCTACATAATCAGTGGCCAATGATTTTTTAATGTTTTTTTCATAATACAATGAAAGAAAAAGAGCATTACTCATATTGTCTAAAGCAATTGCATAAGGTGCTCCAGTATAATCGCATATACTTTTCTCAAAGTCTTCAGTTATTTTATAAACTCCTTGCGCCATTTTTAATTATTTTTACAGGAACTCCAACATAAGTTCCAGGTTTATTTATATCTTTCACTACACAACCATTTGAACCAATTACAACTTCTTCACAAATATTAATCTTCTGTTTTACACTAGAATTAGTCCCCAAATAAACAACATCTCCAATATTACAATTTCCTGAAACTCTTGCACCAGGAGCAGTTGTAAAATAATCTCCAATTTTACAATCATGACCTATTGATGTATGTATGTTTAAATGAGTGTGTTTACCAAAATTACAATTAGTTGTAATAATCACACCTGAACAAACAATACTACCTTCGCCAAATTCAATGTTTTTATTTAAAATTTGTGCTGAAGGACTAATATATTTTGTATATATAGTCTCCTTTGGTAATTTTTCAACTAAACTTTTTCTTAATTTACTATCACCTATTGCAACTAAAACAATATATTTTTTTGGATCAAATTTGGATAAAGGATAAATATTATCATTATTTTCATTAAAGAAAGTATCTTCAACAAAACATTTTATATTATTTTTCATTTCAGCTCTAATCTCATTAGCACACCCACCAGCCCCTATCAAAACTAACTCCATAATTTATTATAATTGTATTCCTGTTGATCCAAAACCATTATCCCCCCTATCTGTTTGGGGTAATTCATCAATATTTTCTATATTAACATATTTGCCTTGTATTACTGGACACAATACTGCTTGTGCAATCTTTGTTCCTTTCTTAATATGAAACTCTTCTCTTGATGTGTTAAACAAAATTACCTTAACTTCCCCAACATAACCCCCATCAATAGTAGATGGTGTGTTCAATACAGTAACCCCATAATTGATTGCTAATCCACTTTTTGGTCTAATCTGTATTTCATGTTCATCTGGTATATTAAAGGCCAACCCCGTGTTTACCATTAGCCTAGATAGGGGTTTTAATACAACTTCTTCTACTGAACAGAGGTCAAATCCAGAATCTTTTTCATAATTATAAAATGGTTCAATTGCATCTGGATGTACTTTTTTATATCCAAGGTTTTTTACCTTCATTGCAGTTTCAAATAATGTACCATATTCTTCTGGTGAAATGCCAAACATTTCCAAAAGTCCATTAATATCATCATCATCACCTTGTTCATTCATAAGATTTTGCAATCTTTCAATTTCTTCTTGCGATAAATCATCAAAATCATTTCCTAAACTCATTTTTTTTAGTTTTTATTGTTATTTAATATTTTAGTTGTACTAATATTAGGTGTTTTTTCAAAGAAAACAACCTCTTTAACAAATTCTTGACCAATTATTTCTTTCCCCTTATAATCATCTCCAATAATCATTATATCTGGTTGATAGTAAGCCAAAATTGATTTTAATTCAGTATCAGAATCAAAAGAAGTTACTTCATCAACATATTTTAAAGAGGACATTACTTTAAATCTTGCATCCAAAGAATTAAAGGGTCTATCATTACCCTTTAATTCTTTAACTCTCATATCACTATCTAACCCAACAAATACATAACCAAAACTTTTTGCATATTCTAACAAATGAATATGCCCAATATGTAAAACGTCAAAACAACCATTTACCCAGACCTTCATACCTTATTTTAAAATTAAAAGTTTCTTAATTACATCAATTAAAACCTCAACATCCCTCTCACAATATTTTGTAATACCTTCAATATTGTTGTCATTCCAATATGCGTCATGTACTTTATTACCTGTAACATCCATATTCTTTGATGATTCTATACCAAGACTAACACACATTAACTCTAAAGATGCAATTGAACCAAATTGACCATATTGCCAAATGTCTTTTGTGTCTATTGCTTTAACTTCCCAAGGTTTAGTATCAAAACTTGGTAAAATCTTTGGGGGCATCAGTCCATTAATCATCATTCTCTTAGCCAATACTGGAATATCAAATCCCTTAACATTATGGCCACAAAGGAAATAATTTAATGAGCCAACTTTTTGAAGAACCTTTTGGGTTTTTTTAAGAATATCCAATTCGTCTTTTCCAGAAAATGATTGCATTTTAATTGACCCATCATCATTAACAAATGCCAGAGAAACACAAGCAATTTTTAGGAACTCAGAAACAAGTGCTGAACGATTATGAAACATAGAATCAAAACCATCAGCACCATCCTCTGGAAATCTTTTTTCAAACCAATCATAATAATTTTCAAACTGAAAGGCTAATTCAGGTTTGTTTGTTTTTAAGGCATCAAAACTGGCTTCACAACCAACAGTTTCAATGTCAAGGAATAAGATTTTGTTTAAAGGTACATTTATCATGTTGTAGTTATTTAATTAGTGACTTATAAAATTCTGCTCTATTTTTTGTTACAGTAATTAAGGAATATGTATCCTTTACTGTTTCATATAAATTTTCTCCAAGGTCTTGTACTAAGTTGGGATTCTTCAGTAACTTTTCAATATACTTTGCCCAATCAACCCCATTCCTATCAGCATCAACAAGCAAAGCATTCCCCCCCTTTACAAAAGTACCTCTATCTAATCCATGTTTCAAATCAATCGTATAAGGACCAAAGTTTGAGGCTATTAATGCTTTTTTATAAAACCCAGCTTCAATTACTTTTAATTGCGACTTCATTTCATTAAAAATGTGATTCTTTATTGGTGCTAAAGATATGTCAAATTTTGCATAATTCTTAGCATATGCAGTAACAGGTTTTGTCCACACTCTTAAATAAGCCTCATTATTTTCTTTATCATAAGGTTCTTGTACAAATTTAAACAAATATTTTTTATAATCCTCACTTATTGTAGAATATTTTTGTGTAAATATTTCTTCATATCTTGCCCATACAGTTTCTTCTGGTTTAATATTTCTTTTCTTTTGCTCTTTTGTTTCAGAATTAATTTCAGTAACAGAACCCCTAGTATCAAATCCACATAATACAAATTGTAATTTATTTGAATATTTTGTTAATGAACTAAATGGTTTATCTAAAATCATTAAATCATGTTGATGACTAGACCCACCAAGCCAACCCACTCTAACCCTATCAGATTCAAGGGTTGGCTCATTAAATTGGGGGTCATTTGGATTTATAGCATTTGGAAACACAAAAACATTTTTATTATATTTTTTGATTAAATCTGCATATAATTTTGTTGTTGTTGTAACATATTTTGCTGCTTTTAAATTTTCAATTATTTTTTCATTTATTTTATGAATTTTTATAATCTCATGTATTGGGTGATCCTTTGTTGGCATCCAATAATCATCAATATCACAAATTGTAATTATACCCATATTATTTAATGTTAATATAAGGCTCTTTGCTTTATCAAAATCATGACCAATACTTCTATGGAAAGCAACAATTTCATAATTCTTCCAAAAGTTCATATCATCCATTGGGGGTTCATAATCAATATCTATGTGAAATTCACCAGAATATTCTGATTGTAAGAAAAGATGGGGGTCAATTGAGCGGAATTTTCCAACCCCAGAGCGGTCAGATGGGACTACTAAAACTTTTATTTGTTTACTCATTTTTATATTTTATATTTAAATATAATAAATAAAATCAAAAAAAAAAGCAATATGCAGAGATTGCATATTGCTTTTTACAAACAAAATAATTATTTAATTAACTTTTAATTTTTTTAATCTTTTGTATTTTACCTTCAAAAATATGTGACCCCACCCTAAATTGGAAAAACTCATCTGACTTCTCTGTACTTTCTGTTAATAACCCCATTTCTTTAATGGTTGATTTAACTGTTTCTTTTACAATTTTTTTAATATATTCTGCGTCTATTTGTGTGTTTGATACTTGTTTTTGTTCTACTATATTTTGTTTTGGTTTATTGCCCATTAATTTTGATGCTTTTTCAACCATCTCATCTGTTAAAATATTTCTACCAATAGGTTGCTGAACTTGTGCAATTGGATGTTCCAGCATAATCCTTTTAATTTCATCTGGCAATCTTGATTTCTTTATTGCATCTTCAGAGGGGGTTTCAATATTTCTTATTGGCATAACTGGTGCTGTCATTTCATTTTCAGATAGTATATCATCAGGTATATTATATCTTGCATTTGGTATTGAAAAATCAACATTATCACCCGTTGGTATTGCGTTACCACTTCTTGGTAACTTGTTGTGAACATCCATTATTGCTTTGGATTTCATTAGTTTTTGCATTAAATCATTTTCCATATTATGTAATATTTATTTGGTATTTTATGTAATATTTATTTCATCTTCTGGTGTATTATAATCCCCATCAAATTCTGCTTTAACCAAGCACACACCACCTCTGAAAGTTTTATCCCCATTAAAGTTAAACCCTTCTCTTGGGGTTGTAAATACTTCACCTGATGGATTTAATGACATTATTTTATCCAATCTAAATATCCTCCAACCGGGTAGAATTTGTTTCCCCAAATAACCAGTATGTGAAGCCCCTTCAATATCATATGCCCTAACTGCTCTATTCCCACCTTTGGTTGTACCAAGACAAACAGGTTCAATTAGTCTTAATCCTTTACCCCCTGGCTCATCACCATCATAATAAACGACACAGACTTGTCTACCCTTTATTGCTGAAGCAATTGATTCAATTGAAGCAATTTCTGTTAATAATGATTTTAATGTATTTGTTAATTTCATTTCTTAAAATCTGGATATGGATTTTTTTCCTTAAATTTATTTATTTTTATTTCACTTTTTCTTTCAGTAACATCTAGTTGTGTTCCAATTGTTGGTGTATGAGTATCAAGGAAAATACCATTGCCCCTACCTTTTCCATCGCCATCCCCAAGGGCATTTGGATTTTTTGATGAATATTCAAATGCTATATCCTTATATTCATTTTTTGGTAATAGCTTTGCTCTTTGCTCTTCTGCAAATTTGCTCAAATTATTTTCAATATTTTGGCTTAAATCAATTGCTAATTCATCTCCCATAATTTTAATATTTTATTAATTTTTTTATTTTATTTATTTCCTCTGTTATTTTTGGTATTGAGGAAGCATGCCTTTCTGTTGCCTTTTTATGTGTTTCTGATGGTCTAACATTGGTATCATCTTTATCATGTGAATCAATAAATTGATTTGATTCACCAGCATTTGTTCTATTTCTTTGGGTCATTTTAACATTTGCTCTCATTTGATTTAATGTTTGTTCAACCCAATATTTCATTTTAAGACTACCATTTAAAATAAATTCAGCATCCTTAAAATCACCTTTATAAGTATCAAAATAACTTTTTATTCTTTTCATTTGGGTATATGATATTGTATTTTTCCCTTGTAATTCTTTATTCCTTTTATAACCTTCGCTATCTTGGGGAATTTGTCCAATAGAGTTCATACACATCATTAAATGTTGTTTCATTTCTGGAGGAAAAGGAATTGGTCTATTATAAAGTTTACTATTCACTTTTTAGCATTTTTATTAAATCATTTATACTTAATCCGTTTTTCTCTGCTTGGGTTTTCAACATTTTAATATTCTTTTTGATAATTGGATTTGTTTCATCTTTTGATGACTGCAAATCACTATCTCCATTTCTTTTTGATACAACCAAATCTTCAACCATTTTATTGAACTCAGATAATGTCATTTTATCAATAGACCCTTTCTTTTTCTTTTTGCTTATTTTCCCAGAAGGGTCTTTACCAAATTCTTTTGTTCTTTGCTTTGCCTCATCAGGTTCAACATCAAGTTTATCAACCAAATATTTATATGTTTTTTTACCATCAAGATTTTTTGTTTCCTCATAGCCAAATGCATTGGACATATCAATCTCTTCAATCCCCTCACCATAATATGTTCTATATCCACGAGTTACAGGGTCATTTGTTTGCCTTGTTGCTGGAATAATTTGATCCATTGTTCTATGAGTATGTTGCGTATTATTTAATATGGGGATTTTTGATGTTAGCATTGAACCATCATCATCAACCAATTCTTCCAATTCTTTTTTTAACTTCTTTGTTGTTGGTTTTCTTTTGGTTTTAACAATTTTATTTAAGTGATTTTTTATTTTTTTAATATTTTTTTTATCAAAGTGAACAACTTCATCATTATCTCTTGCTTCGGACAATGTGCCATTTATTGAGAAATATAGTGAATATTTATCAGTCTTTTCTCTAATTAAAAAATAATAAGGTGAATTAAAATATTCTTCGTTAATATTTATCATTTGACTTTTATTCATAAATATTCACTAAATACTATTTATTATAATAATAATATAAATGAGTTATCAAAATATTAATCAATATAATTTTAATAAGATTGGATTTAGACCTGTAAATGAAATTATTGATATAAGTTTGGCTTCGGATGAGTTGAATTTTGATGAGGAAACTGTATTTTCATCAAATTTGATTGCTGAGAATGATGGGAATAGGATGCCATTCAATTTTGATTTTAACTATTCTGGTAATTCAAGTGGATATTCATCAACAGATGTTATTGTTTCAAAAAATTATTATAATCCAGAAAATTATAATTTAACAGCAAATACATACCAAAATAAAATTTCAATATGTGATATTGGATTAACCGGAATTGATAATGGATTAACCAATGTTATTTCTGGTCAAACCATTGAAATAAATTATGGTTTATATACAAATACAAATGATATATATAATAGGTATAAATTTGATAGAAGATTAAAATTACACCCCATAACAGGGTTCACAACAAGCACAAATAGAATATATAATGATAATAGTTATTCTTATAATATAACATCTGGAACAACATCAAGTCTCAAATATTCATCATTAAATGGTTCATTTTATCAAGGATTTTATAGATTATTTGGTTATGATTATGAAATATTCCCAGAAAGACCAAATCTTGGCTGGACAGCAGAATTTGTATTAAAATATAGATGGACAGGCGATACAAATGGTTTGAATGTAAGATATCCAAAAAATAAGGGGACATTCTTTTATTTAGGTGCAAGAGCAGAAAATAAGTTTTATCATTTTGCTGATGGACATCCAGTGTCATATAGTGCATATACAAGACCAACATCTGGCTTAACTTGTTGGGATACTTGCAATTGTGATATAAATTATTCAGCATCCACATATTCAGCATCAACTTGTAATAAGGTATATCCAATCACAGGAATAACAAATCCAGATAAAGATGTTATATTTAATGAACCAAATCCCTTATATGATTCTGTTTCAAATGCACTATCACTTCAGTTAAGTGGTAATTCTGGCAACCCAATAGTTTGTGTAAAAACATTCACCCTAACAGGAACTTGCGAAACATCAGGTGCAACTATAAATCAATGGTGCTCAACAAAAGGAATATTTGATGAATTTAAAAATACAACATATATCCAAGATGAAAATTGGGTTCAAATTGACGCAGTATTTGTTAGAGATAGACTAATTGAAAATTGTGATTTAAAAGAACTTGGGGGGTTAGGATTATTAGTCTCAAGGGAATATACTGCAACAACAACCAATAGAAGCATTGAATTAATACAACCAAAATTAAGTGGTGAAACAAATGCAAGCATTGAAGTTGTTAATTTTGACCAATCATGGATTAATACAAAAAAATATAGAAATGGAAATTTAAGAATATACATAAATGGTAAAATATTCTTCATCATTGATAATTTTGAGGAAATTATCCCAAGACCATTAAATACTCTAAAAGAAAGACAAATTGGCGTCCCCTTCAATATTTCAGTTGGGGGTGGCACACAAGGGCTTAAAGATTCTCTTACATTAAGTTCATGTACAAATAACACCCTAATACAAGACCCAGAATTATTACCAACTGATATACTAAATAATACATCATATTCTGGTTTAACCACAAATATTACTCTTGAAGAAGAATTTGGGGGTAGTTTAATAGGTGATATGGGGGCATTTAGAATGTATGTTGAACCCTTAAATGCTGGTCAAATAAGGCATAATTTTAATATATTAAAAACAAAATATAATTTAATAAACCCATACATAAAGTAGAATATTTACTTTATTGTAAAAAACTTTAATATTAATATATTAAATGTTTTAAATGAGTAAGATATTTGTTCAAATTGCATCTTATAGAGATTATTTATTGGAATCAACCATAGAAGATATAATTTCAAATGCAAAAAACCCCAAGAACCTAGTTATTGCAATTGCACGACAATACCACCCAGATGATAAGTTTGGCACATTAGATAAATGGAGAAAAGATAAGAGATTCAAAATTATTGATATATTATATAATGAAACAAAAGGTGTTTGTTGGGCAAGAAACATGGTTCAACAATTATATAATAATGAAGAATATACATTACAGATTGATTCCCACATGCGTTTTGAACAAAATTGGGATGATATTTTAATTAAAATGATTAAGCAACTTCAAAAATCTGGCTACCCAAAACCATTATTAACAGGGTATGTATCCTCTTTTGACCCAGATAATGATCCAGAGGCAAGGTCAAAAGAACCTTGGCGAATGCTATTTGATAGATTCATTCCAGAAGGTGCAATGTTTTTTTTACCTGATACTATTAAAAATTGGCAAAATTTAAGTCAGCCAGTTTCTTCAAGATTTTATTCTGCACATTTTTGTTTCACACTTGGCATATTTTCAAAGGAGGTTCAGCATAACCCAGAATATTATTTTCATGGTGAAGAAATCTCAATTGCTGCAAGAGCATATACACATGGTTATGATTTATTTCATCCACATAGATTAACTGTTTATCATGAATATACAAGAAAGAACAGAACAAAACAATGGGATGATGATAAGGAGTGGGTTGATAAAAATAATAAAAGCCATTTAATTAATAAGAAACTTTTTGGGATGGATGGCTTGGTTCAGGAGGGTCATAATGGTTTGTATGGATTTGGTTCTGTTCGAACATTAAGGGATTATGAGAGGTATGCTGGGATTTTATTTTCAAGAAGGGCTATTCAAGAGGAGACATTAAAACATTCTTACCCCCCAAATACATATAATTATGAAACGGAGGAAGATTGGTTAAATTCATTTTCAAGCATATTTAAACATTGTATTGATGTGTCTTATAATTCAGTTCCAGAGAAAGATTATGATTTTTGGGTGGTTGCATTCCATGATGAGAATGATGAAACAATATATCGAAAAGACGCAGATAAGGATGAAATTAATAGAATGTTAAATGACCCCGACCATTACTGTAAAATATGGAGGGAATTCAATGCGATAAGGCAGCCAAAGTATTGGGTTGTTTGGCCTCATAGTGAATCTAAAGGTTGGTGTGATAAGATAAGTGGTAATTTTTAATTTAATATATATGTTTAGTATAATAAACCATATAATAGCTGAAAAAGGATATTACATTAATTTGGATAACTCAATAGATAGGAGAGTTAGGGTTGAGGAACAAATTGAGAAATATAATATTAATGGATTAGAAAGATTCCCAGCATTGACTGATTCTTGGCATCAATACTCTTGCACCAAATCTCATTTGGCAATATTACAGAAATGTTTTGATGAAAATATTGAAACAGTAATGATTTTTGAAGATGATTTTCAGATATATGATGAATGTAAATTTGCTCACAATACACTTAATTTAAATGATTGTTTAACTAGTGTTGTTAATGATTTAAATTTGGTTGATTGGGATGTTATATTGTTTGGCTGCAACCCAAGAACTTATTTAATACCTATAACAAATAATTTGGCAATTAACTCTAAAAGTACAGGTGCTTGGGCTTATCTCATTAAAAAGAAGGCATATAAATACATTTTAGATAATTTAAATTATGGACGTGATTTATTGGCTATAGATGATTTTTTACCACTATTGAATCAAAGAGGATTCACATCTTTGACCACCATACCATTAACCATTCATCATGGTGTTAATTTAGTATCAACATTACAACCAAGAGAACCTGTCAACTATAATGTTATGATAGAGGGAAATTATTATAATTATATTTATAATTATGTTACAGATAAAAGTCTTACATATGATACTTATCAAATTGAACAAGAAATAACAGTTGTGATAACAGGTAAATTTATCAATGACTTCATATCACATTTAAGATATTCATTAATGTCAATTCCCCCAACCATAGAGAAATGCAGATTTCTAATTATATATGACATATTGGATTATTCAGCATCTCACAATAGCATTATTCAAGTATATGATTATTTCAAAAATAGAAACAAATCAATAAATTGTGATATTAGATTTTCTACTGAAAACAATAGAAATAATTTACTATTAGAGTTAATTAAAACAAAATATTTTATTCATTTAGAACATGGCTGGGTATTCTTGAATAATGATATCAACTTTAAAGAAATGATAAATAATCTAAACAATAATGAAAGCATTAATGGATTTTGGTTTAATCATGGCCAAGATGAGGCAAATAATACCCCAACCATATTTAGAACATCAACATATACCAATAATTACAATTTGCAAATGTATGATGAAAATATAATGGTTACACATATAAATCACCAAGAATTAGAAAACCCAATTCTTAAAAATATTGCAAATGAATTTATTAAAAATAATCCTTTAAAAACATATGATTAATGAAATTTTTATTCAAATTTCCATCCAGAGGGAGGTCAAATAAATTCAAGGAAACATTGCAATTACATTTAATGCATTTGTCAAATAAAAATGAATACAAATTCATATTCACTTTTGATGAAGATGATGATACAATGAATAATGATGATATTAAAAACTTTATAAAAACTTTAAATATTGATTTTAAAATATTTTATGGTCAAAGCAAAAATAAAATAGAAGCAATAAATGCAAATTTAAGTGATGAGGATTATGATATTTTAATTTTAATAGCTGATGATATGATTCCACAAGTTATGGAATATGATGAGATAATAAGAAACATTATTGAAACATCAGAAAATGGTACAGATACTATTATACATTTCAATACAACTAGATGGGCAAATCTTCTTGATGTTTGGTGTATAATGGGAAAGAAATATTATGATAGATTTAAATACATTTATAATCCTGTGTATAAGAGTATTTATGCGGATAATGAATATACTGAGGTTGCTCAAATTTTAGATAGATACATTTTTTCTGAAATCATAGCATTCAACCATAATTGGGATTCAGATGAAACAACCTTAAAAAGTTGGGGGCATAATCAAGAAGATGAGAATATTTATAATTCAAGAAAAAATGAAAATTTTGATTTAAAAAATGGTAAATAAAAAAATAATATCTTTTTCCTTGTGGGGTGATAATCCAAAATATACCTTGGGTGCAATTAAAAATGCTAAATTAGCTAGTACAATTTACTCCAATTGGATATGTAGATATTATATTGGTCTTTCAACCCCTACTGAAATTGTGGATGAATTAAAACATATGAATAACACAGAGATTGTAATTATGAATGAGCAAGGTGAGTGGAATTCTATGTTCTGGAGGTTTTTACCTATTGGTGATAATGATATTGATGTTATGTTATCAAGAGATTGTGATTCAAGATTATCAATTAGAGAAAAGTTATGTGTTGATGAATTTATAAATTCAGATAAAATGTTTCATAATATGATAGACCACCCATTCCATAATGGAATTATGGGTGGCATGTGGGGTGCAAAAAAAGGAGTTTTAAATAATATGAAAGAATTAATTGATAATTGGCCAAAAACAAATCAATGGCAAACAGATCAATCTTTTTTAAATACAATGGTAACGCCTATAATTGGTGATAATATTTTTATACATGATTCCATCAATAAAAGAAATTTTCCAATAAAAAGAAAAGATTATGAATATGTTGGGGAATCATATAATGGATATGATGAAAGGTCTGAACATTGGTGTGTTTTTACTTTTGATGAATACAAACATTTGGATTAAATATGAATAAATTAACATTAGTAACTGGACTCTGGGATATAAAAAGAGATTCATTGGGTGATGGTTGGAATCGCTCATATAATCATTATTTGGATAAATTAAAACAATTATTAAGTGTTGATAATAATTTAATTGTATTTGGTGATAATGAATTAAAGAAATTTGTTTTTCAACATAGAAGTGAGAATAATACTTTTTTTATTGAAAGAAATTTGGATTGGTTTAAAAATAATAATTACTTTGATTTAATCCAAAAAATAAGAACAAACCCCCAATGGTATCAACAAGCTGGGTGGTTAGAAGAATCCACACAAGCAAAGTTAGAATATTATAATCCCCTAGTTATGTCCAAGATGTTCTTGTTGCATGATGCAAAGATTATGGATCCGTTTAATTCAGAATATGTGTTTTGGATTGATGCTGGATTAACAAATACAGTTCACCCTGGATATTTCACTCATGATAAGGTTTTGGATATGTTGCCAAAATATATATCAAAATTTAGTTTTGTTTGTTTTCCATATGAAACAACAAGTGAAATACATGGTTTTGATTATAATAAGATGGTATCTATTGTTGGCAAACCAGTTAACAAAGTGGCAAGAGGTGGTTTCTTTGGTGGACCCAAAAACACAATAAGTGATATTAATTCAATATATTATGGCTTATTAATGGATACATTAGGTCAGGGTTATATGGGTACAGAGGAATCCTTATTTTCAATAATGACATATAAACATTCAGATTTAATAAATTATTTTGAGATTGATGGGAATGGTTTGTTTGGAAAGTTTTTTGAGGATTTAAAGAATGATGTATTGGAAATAAAATCAGAGAATAAAATGATAAATAGCACGCCTTTGGATACATCAAAAGTTGGCTTATATGTAATAGGGTTTAATTCCCCCAACCAATTTGAAACATTGATTAAATCTATGTTAGATTATGATGCAAATTTTATTGATAAGACGCAGAAATATTTATTGGATAATTCAACAGATTTATCAACAACCCCAAGATATATTGAGTTATGTGAGTTGTATGGATTTGAGCATATAAAGAAAGATAATCTTGGAATATGTGGTGGAAGGCAATTCATTGCGGAGCATTTTAATGATTCTGATTTGGATGTGATGATTTTCTCTGAGGATGATATGAACTTCTATAAGAAACCAGGTGAGGTATGCAGAAATGGATTTAATAGATATACCCCCAACTTATATAACAAGTGTTTGAATATTATTCAGAAGGAGAATTATAATTTCTTAAAGATTAATTTTAGTGAATTTTATGGGGACAATTCAACACAATGGAGTTGGTATAATGTTCCGCAAAATGTTAGGGTTGAGAATTGGCCAGATAAACCAAATCTACCTATTCAAGGATTGGATCCAAATGCACCAAGAACAAAGTTCAATAATATAAAATCAATGGAGGCTTTGCCTTATGCTGATGGTGAGATTTATTATTGCAACTGGACACATTTCATAACAAAGGCTGGAAATAAAAAAATGTTTATTGATACAAAATTTGCCCATCCTTATGAAAATACATGGATGTCATTTATGTACCAAGAAACAGTTAAGAATGTTATTAAGCCTGGAATATTATTATTGACCCCTATTGAACATCATAGGTTTGACCATTATGCTGGTGAATTAAGAAGGGAGAATTAATATTTAATTCAAAATAAAATATATTATTATTATAATAAAAAATATGAAAATATTTGTTCAAATTGCAAGTTATCGTGACCCTGAATTAGTTAAAACCATTGAGGATATTCTGGATAAGGCAAAGAAGCCAAAGAACCTTGTTTTTGCCATTGCAAGGCAATATGCTGATGAGGATGGATTTGATAATCTTGATAAATGGAGAAAAGATAAAAGATTTAAAATATTGGATATTCCATATAATGAATCAAAGGGTGCTTGTTGGGCAAGAAATTTACTTCAGCAATTATATAATGATGAGGAATATACCCTTCAACTTGATTCACATATGCGTTTTAATCAAGATTGGGATGACACATTAATAAAAATAATTAAGGGCTTGCAGAAAGATGGTTATAAGAAGCCTTTATTAACTTCCTATGCTTGTTCTTATGAACCAACAAATGACCCAGCAGGGAGGATACAAGACCCTTGGAGGATGGTTTTTGATAGGTTTGCTCCAGAAGGTAATGTCTTTTTTATGCCAGAAACAATTGATGAATGGAAAACATTAAAGAAACCAATACCAGCAAGATTTTATTCAGCACATTATGCTTTTACCCTTGGACAATTTGCCAAGGAGGTTCAGCATAATCCAGAATATTATTTTCATGGTGAGGAGATTTCAATTGCAGTTAGAGCTTATACTTGGGGATATGATTTATTCCATCCCCATATTCCAATCATATATCATGAATATACAAGAAAGGGAAAGGTTAAACAATGGGATGATGATAAGGAATGGGTTAAACGTAATGATAGGGCACATTATCTAAATAAAAGATTGTTTGGGGTTGATGGTGTTCAACAAGAGGGTCATGATGGATTATATGGTTTTGGTCCGGTTAGAACATTAAGAGATTATGAAAAATATGCTGGTATTCATTTTTCCAAACGTGCTGTTCAACAATGGACAATTGATAAGAAGAACCCCCCAGTTAAAGAGGAGTATAAGACAGAGGAAGAATGGGAAAATAGTTTTTCAATTATATTTCGGCATTGCATTGATGTCCAATATGATTCAGTTCCAGAAAAGGATTATGAATATTGGGTGGTTGCATTCCATGATGAGAATGATAACACATTATATAGAAAAGATGCAGATATTAATGAGATAAATTCAATGATGAATGATTCAGATAAGTATTGCAAAATATGGAGAGATTTCCAAACAACAAAGCAGCCAGATTATTGGGTTGTTTGGCCTTATTCAAAATCAAAAGGCTGGTGTGACAGATTGACAGGTAAATTAAATATAATATAATATATGAGAAACATTAGAACAGATAAATTACAACATGGGTTTTTAGCAGTATATGACCCATTATTTATGAGTTTGGATTCAATTTCAAACGTGTTGGAAATTGGGGTTTATAATGGTGGTAGTCTTAGATTATTACAGAGTTATTTTCCCAATACTAATATCTATGGTATGGATTTGGATACCCCAAAATATTTTAACCCCAATGATAAATTTAAAATTCTTATTGGCAATCAAGAAAATAGAGAGGAGTTAGAAGATGCTGTTGCTGTCATTGATAATGAATTAGATTTGATTATTGATGATGGGGGTCACACTATGAAGCAACAACAAATATCTTTTGGGTGTTTATTTAAGCATTTAAAGAAAGGGGGAATTTATATAATAGAAGATTTACATACTTCTAGGTGGGGTATAAATTCAGACTACATAGATAAAAGTGATTTAATTACAACATTAGATTTACTTAATAATTTTAAAAACACTAGTAATATTATTTCAAATCATATGACTAACGAGGAAAAAGCTTACTTGGAGGACAATATCGAATCAATAGAAATTTGGTCAAAGAATATAGAACACAATATTAGTGTGACTTCAGTCATTAGAAAAAGGTAACATTAATATTTATACCTAAATAATTAATTTAATGATTATTAAAAAACAAATATCAAGGATAAAAGAAATTATTGAATCTTTTACTAAAAACTCATATGATTTACCAGAAAAACCAGATGAAGTGTTATTCAATGATTTTTGGCTTTCCCAATTGGATGTAGAAGGTGATTATGTAAAGTTGTATCATTTTGGTGAGCCAGATTTGGAATACCTAGATCCATCTCATTTTGGTAAAAATTCATATACAAGTTCAGAGAAATGGTGGGGAAAAAATAGGTTATTTTTTTACACAAATTTAAAACAAAAAGAAAGGATTGTTTCAGGTACACTATATACTGCAACTATAGATTTAAAAGATTTGTATCCATTCAATGCTGACCCCCTAAACTTATATGACATTGCTGTTGAAATGTATTCTAATGAAAATATTCCATACCAAAGGCAAGTATTATATATGTCAAATATGCTAATAGATATGGGGTATAAGGGAATGATATATAAATGGCACGATGAAAGTTTGTTGGCAGTAATATGGGAAAAGGTAAAAAACATAAAATCAGAGCAAGAGAAGAAAGAATATAAGTTACCAACAAGCGATATGGTTGGTTATCCAATAGAAAATGGATTAAGCACCAATCCAAGATTATCACATGAGGAAAAAATAGAGGGAGTAGTTAAGAAAATGATTCACAGTAACTACCCCCCAGATTTTATTCAAAATTACATTGACAGTTTTAAGTGATATTTTAATTTATCTGCCATATCAAGTTTTTCCCAAGGCATAGTATCATTACCAAAATGACCTTTTGCTGAATTGTAATAGATTGGGGTTTTTAAATTAAAATGTTTTATAACATCAGATGGGGTTGTTGGGAATATGTTTTTAACCACATTAATTAACAAATCATCATTAAATTTACCATATGTATTTATGCTTAGTGAGGCTGGTGTTGAAACACCAATCATATAAGCAATTTCAACACTACACTTATCAGCAACACCACTTGCAACAATATTCTTTGCAATATACCTTGCCAAATATGCGCCAGTTCTATCCACTTTGCTTGGGTCTTTACCACTAAAAGCACCACCCCCAACTGGACAATATGGTCCGTATTGGTCAACCACAATCTTTCTTCCTGTTACACCGCAATCAGCAACTGGTCCACCTACATTCCAAGAACCAGCAGGGTTAATGACAATTGAGGTGTTATCATCAATCAAGGCAAAAATATCAGCATCCAAATTCATTTCATTATACCGAATCCCTTTCATAATAATTTGCCTTACATTAGATAGGGTTAAATCTTCGCTATGCATTGTTGATACCAATATGGTATGAATTCTTTTGCTATTGTCATCATACTCAATTGTTGTTTGTGTTTTAATATCAGGACCGAATCCTATATTATTATATACATAATCAACCAACTTCTTTGATACATACATACCAATTGGCATATAGGTTTTTGTTTCGTTTGTTGCATAGCCAGTCATAAAACCTTGGTCACCAGCACCCAAAGAATCTTCGCTATATTTTAAAACAGCACTATTTATTTCTCTACTTTGCTGTCCAATCAAATTTATGATTGTAATATTTTTGTAATAAAACCCATGACCTGGGTTAGTGTAACCAATTTCTTTTATGGTATTTTTAATAACCTCTTCATAATTGATTCTATGTGTGCTGGATATTTCACCCCCTAACACAACACAATTGTCTTTAACAAGAGTTTCAACAGCAACCTTTGCGTCTGGGTCAAGAGTAAGGTAAGCATCAAGTATTGCGTCTGAAATTTGGTCAGCAACCTTATCTGGATGCCCAATGGAAACGCTTTCAGCGGTAATTAATTTCATATTTATATATTTTAGAGTTAAACAATTCACTTTGCAAATATAATAAGAAAAGGGGTCGATTTCAACCCCTTTCTCCTAATTCTTAAATTTTTTTATAAGTTGCCAAATCTCTATTTATTTTCTTGATTTGGCAGGATTTAAATCTTTGATTGTATCTTTAATAATTCTTTAACTGCATCTTTTTGACTATAACATACTGCACCAAAAATTACTGCAATAATAATAATAATTGGATTTAGTGCATCACTTGTTGTTATATGGAATAATATAATATTTAAAATAATAGGTATAATTGCCAGAAAACCAAGAAATCTTGTTCTTTTATATAATAAAAGTAAGCTACTAAAAATTTCCACAATACCAACTAATGAACCAAGATAGGAATTAAACATTCCCACCATAAGAAGTTGTGCCCCCATATCTGTTGGTGGTGGAGGGGTCATAAAGTGTAAAAATTTATTAGCACCAAATACAATAAAAAGAAATGCTAACATAGCAATTGAAGACTTTAATAAATTCTCTTTCATTTTAATTTTTTTTAAATTAGATTGGGGGCATTATCTACCCCCAATCATTATTTGTTTAGTTAAAGATGTATCTCAATCCCAATTGCGCTTGCCAAGCATTACCTACACTAATTGTTTTAACAAAAGTTTTGTCTAATAGTTGTGTTGAACCATCAACAACTCTTGTTGCCATTCTGTATGTTGGAACACCATCAGCAGAAACAGATGCTACTGTTAATGGACTTGCTGTACCGAAACTACCAGATGTTGTAGAATATCCAACACCCCAAGCATTATTCAATATATTTCCAAAGTTAAGAATATCTGCTCTAAATTGCAAGGTATTTCTTTTTCCTTTTACATTAACATATACTTCTTGAACCGCAGATAAATCAACTCTTGTTAACCAAGGGAAGTATCCACCATTTCTTTCAGCGTATGTTCCTTTGCGTGATGATAAATATTCATCATTTGAAATTAGATTGTTTAACGCCTCTTGTTGTTGTGCTGGGGTGAAAGTCTTTCCACCAGCAGTAAGTGTTGCAAAAGTGATTTCTGTTGCATTATTTGGCACATAAATGAGGTCGTTAATTTGTCCATCACCATTTAAGTCATTTCCATAAATGTAACTGATTTTACTACCACTTGCAGATGTTGCACCTAATGTTAATTCAGTTGAACCTCCAAATTTACCGCCATAGTTAATTCTATAATTAACATATCCAATAAATCTATGACGTAAATCATTATCTGTGAATGATGGGGCTAAGAAATTTTGGCCACCAACACCAGGTGCATTTGCCTGAACTGTACTACCTACTGATTGTAGATCTGTTGACCTTGCGTTTGTATAGCCAACCATACCACCTAAACCATTAACCGCTGGTTTCTCAATCTTTGTAGTAAGAGCATAAGAATAACCCCTATCTGTATTTGTTAATAAGAAAGCATTTGAAATTGTTGGATTTAAGAATCTTGCTATTGCAACTGTATTTGCAGCACCAGAACCTGAACTTGTAACACCTGATGCTGGATAACGTGGTCTTCCATCTGACAAGAATCTATCAGCACTTTTTAAATTTGCGTCAATATAACGTAGTCCAGATAATGTTTTACCATAAATACCTTCAACTGTTCCGATTAATCCAAATGGTAATTTTTGGTCAACTGCAATATTTGATTTCCAAACTGATGGGTATTTTAAATCCTCACTTGATGCGTTAATAACATAAGGTGGTAATTTTGTAATATCAGTTGTTGTTGGTGCAAATCTGCTTGGGTCAGTTGTGAATGGGTATGCAGTTGTATTTGTTACGTTAATAACCGCTGTATTAACACCATTATTACCCAGTTGATTAGATACCAAAACTTGTGGAACTCTTGAAACAAAGATACCCGTTCCACCCCTAACTTGGGTTGTTTGGTCACCATTAACATCATAATTAAATCCAATTCTTGGGGATAACAATAATGTTGGTTTTGGGAATGCACTTGTGTTAATTTTTGTTGGTTGACCATTTTTATCTCTGAATGTTAAACCACCAACAACTGGATTATAAAAATCTTCCGCAGTTGAATTGTCATACATAACAACATCCCCACGCAAACCAACTGTTAATTTGACTAAATCAGTTAATTCATACTCATCTTGTGCATAAGCACTAAATGTGGAAACTTTTAAAGATTGTAATGGTTCAATACCCCCAGGTAATAATGAGTATCTTAGATTGTAACGGTTTAGAGTTACTGGTGATACTGGATTACTTGGGTTGTTTTTAAATTCTAATGCTGCTTTTTTGAAATCATCAATAGAATTATAAACATAAACACCATTTGATGCTGGGAAGAAAACGTTATTTGATTGGAAATATTCATAAGCCAAACCAAATGTGAAGTAATGCTTACCAGATGACAAATTAAAATTGTTTGTTAAATTTAAAGTACTGTAATTAAGTTTGTTGTTTGGTGTGAAGGGGTCAAAGCCAACAGTTGTATAGGTTGTACCATCTTTAAGAATATCTATTGTTGGAAATAAATCTGTACGATATCTTCTATCTTCAATTTGTTTATTGAATGTAGCAATAAAGTTGTTTGACTTCTTTGAAGAAAGAATTGAGTTTAATTCAAATGCAACAGAACGAGTATTATCTTGGATGATATATCCAGTGTTTTCCCCAGAGATAGCAAATGCTGAATTTTGACGATTACCATTACCAGCTGTATTGCTACTGTTTGAACTACTAATAACTTGTTCTGATTCTGAATTATGATGAGAATAACGAAGAGATGCTTTGTGCTTTCTACTAATGTTATAATCTAAACGAACAAGTCCTTTTGTACTTTTAACATCATTATTAAAGTTATCAAGTGAACCAAGGTCATAATTAAAGTTTGTTTTCATAAATGAGGACAAATCTTTTAAATCACTTTCTGTTACACGAGATACGTTACCAGTAGCACCTGGCTTGTTTGTTTGCCAACTTAATGCTGGATTTGTTCCAGTAAATTGTTCAGCATTAACAAAAATAAATAATTTGTTTTTGATGATTGGTGCACCAATTCTAAAACCAGTTGTTTTTTCATCTAGGAAGATTGGTGGTAGTTTGATACCATTTACAGTTTTACCTACTAAATCACTTGACCTAAATAATCTGTAAAATGAACCAGAAATATCATTTGTACCAGAACGAGTTACTGCATTAACACCTGCACCAACAAAGCCAGATTGTCTAACATCAAAGGGGGCAATATTTAATTGTACCTCTTCAACAGCATCAAGAGAAATTGCGGTTGTTCCTGTTCTACCACCAGCAGCAGCAGATGACCCAAGACCAAATCCATTATTAAATACTGAACCATCAATTGTGAAATTGTTAAAACGGCTGTCTTGCCCACCAAATGAACGACCATTACCATAAGCATTATACTTTGTAATGTCATCAATTGTTCTACCAATTGTTGGTAAACTATTAATTGTACTTGAACTAAATTGAGTTGATGCCCCAGTTCTTTGACTAGAAAAAATGGCATTTTTGTTTGCCGTAATTGTTACCCCTTGCAAATCATAAGATGATTCAACTAAGGAAAAATTCAATGTTTTGGTTGTTCCCAAATTTAATATAACATTGGATTGGGTTTTTGTGGCATATCCAACATAACTAACTGTTATGTTATAAGGGCCACCAACACGCATCCCTGGAATTCTATATGTACCATCAATATCAGTTGATGTACCATAACTTGTTCCAGATGGTAAGTGAACAGCCTCAATGGTTGCACCAACCAAAACCTCACCTTTTGGGTCACTTGTTGGTACTGAAGGTGTTGTTACCACACCAGTTATTGCTGAAGTTGTTACTTGAGCATAACTCATACTAAACGTCATAAATGTTAATAATAACGTTTTAAAAATGTTTTTCATAGTAAAATTGTTTTGTTTAAAAATTTTAATTTATTATAAATAAGACTTTACAAGTATAGCCAAACAAAATATTTTAGGCAAGTTTTTTTTGAATTTATATTTTTCATATATTTATTTATAAATATAATATGAAATTCTATATAAAGAAAGGTGCAGATTTACCTATATTAAAAGTTGAACCAATTAAGGATGGTAGGTCAGATTACAAAAAATTTATGGAGGATTTGGAGTCATCTACCATATTATTTTCTATGATTAACACAGAAAATAATTCATATAAAATCACAAATAGTGAAGCATATTTAGTTGCCAAAGAAACAACAGAACCAACCCCAAATGTGGAATACTACATATATTATCAATTTAAGAAAAGAGAAACAAATACACCTGGCATATATAAAGGTGAATTTTTAATTAGGAATGAAGATGGGGACCTCATCTTGCCTTTAAGAGAAGAATTAACTATTATTATTTTAGATTCGTTTATTAAGAAGTTTAATTAAAACTTTTATATCTTACCCCTAAAATAATTAATATGATAAGTAGTCAAGAAATTGAGGAGTTTCTTAATGGTTCTGATCCAGAAGAACATATTGTTGCTATTGAATATGACTTTATGTCTAATTGTGTCTATAAGATAAAAGAAATTCCCAATAAAGGAAAACAAATTGTCAAAGATACTTTTACCGCATTTTGTTGGGTGGGTAATTTAAATTCATTGAATTTCTACAATAAGTCAAAGGCTTTGCAAAAGGAAGCAATGACCAAGCATAGTATTATTATAACAAAATTAAGGACAGATGAGCATCCAAGATTGGAACATGGAATGAAATTTATGGTTCAGTCATTAAAGGGTTATAGAAATTTAGCTGCTTTCTTTAAGGAAGGGGGTTTAGACCCAAAGAGTGAAGTTGGGAGAACCAAAATTATTATGCTACCCCCGGTTGACCAATATCTCATATCCAAAGGTAAAAGATTATTTAAAGGGTTTGATTCTTATGATGATATAACAAGGCTTGTATTTGACTTAGAAACCACAGCATTAGAACCTACTGATGGTAGAATATTTATGATTGGAATTAAAACCAATAAAGGTTACTCCAGAATCATAGAGTGTATTAATCCAGAGGATGAGGCAAATGGTATTATTGAATTTTTTAAAGTTATTGATGAAATTAAACCAACCATTATTTCAGGATACAATTCAGCAACGTTTGACTGGGAATGGATTTTCAAAAGATGTGAGATATTAAAGATACATGCTCAAACTGCGTGTAAGTCATTAAACCCAACAAAATCATTCACAAGAAGGGATTCTATGCTAAAATTAGGGGGTGATGTTGAGAAATACATGCAGACCTCTATTTGGGGATATAACGTTATTGATGTTATTCATTCAGTAAGAAGGGCACAAGCAATCAATAGTGATATCAAATCTGCTGGTCTTAAATACATTACAAAATATATAAATGCAGAAGATGCTGATCGTGTATATATTGAACACACCAAGATTGGTAAAATGTATCAAGAGAAAGAAGAATATTTTCTTAATATAAATAATGGAAAATATAAATTAGCAACAGATTATCCTGACCTTGATATCAAATTTCCAAAAGTATATAAGCGAGTTACAGGTGATAAACTTGTTGAAGCATATCTTGATGATGACTTGGAAGAAACAATGAGAGTTGATTCAGAATTTAGTCAAGCATCTTTCTTATTGGCAAAGATGGTTCCATTACCTTTTGAAAGGATATACACAATGGGAACAGCAGGATTATGGAAGACATTGATGTTGGCTTGGTCATATAATAATCAGTTGGCTGTTCCCCAAAGTGAGGATAAAAGAAACTTTGTGGGCGGTTTATCCAGATTGGTTAAGGTGGGGTATTCAAAGAATATCTATAAACTTGACTTTTCGTCCCTATATCCATCCATACAATTGGCTCATGATGTATTCCCATCTTGTGACATAACTAGCGTTTTAGAAGGTATGTTAAAGTTTTTTAGAAATGCAAGGATAGATTATAAGAATTTGGCAGAAGAATGGAAGGATAAGGATCCTAAGATTGCTGCAACTTATGATAACAAGCAATTACCAATTAAAATTTTCATAAACTCTTTATTTGGTTCATTATCAGCACCAGCAGTTTTCCCCTGGGCTGAAATGGATAAAGGTGAACAGATAACTTGTACAGGTAGATTATATTTAAGGCATATGATTAAATTCTTTATGAATAGAGGTTATGTTCCTTTAGTATGTGATACGGATGGTGTTAACTTTTCAGCAACAGATGATTTTAGCAATAGGGAATATATTGGAAAAGGATTAAACTGGAAAGTTAAAGAAGGTAAGATTTACAAAGGTATATATGCTGATGTTGCAGAATACAATGATTTATATATGAAAAAGGAGATGGCTCTGGATTTGGATGGTCATTGGTTATCTTGTGTTAACTTTGCAAGAAAAAACTATGCCATTATGAAAAATGATGGTAAAATAAAGTTGACAGGAAATACAATAAAATCAAAGAAACTTCCCCAATACATTGAAAGATTTATTGATGTTGCTGTTAAGTTATTGCTTGAAGGCAAAGGAAAAGAATTTATTGAAGAATATTATAATTATTTTGAAAAGGTTTATAATAAGGAAATTCCCCTAATTGAAATTGCAAACAAGGCAAGGGTTAGACAGAATGTTAAAGACTATGTAAAAAGGTCAAAGACATTAAATAAAGCAGGAAGTACCACAAGTAAGATGGCTCATATGGAGTTAATCATAAAGGAAAAATTACATGTTAATCTTGGGGATATTATATATTATGTAAATAATGGAACAAAACAATCGCACGGGGATGTGTCAAAAACAAAAGATGGTATTAAATTAAATTGCTATTACATTGACCAAAATGTGTTTGAAAAGACCCCTGATTTGACTGGGGAATATAATGTACCAAGAGCAGTTGTAACTTTTAACAAAAGAATAAGCCCATTATTGGTGGCTTTTAGTCCAGAGATTAGGGATAGGATTCTTATAAAAGACCCTGCTGATAGGCAATTCTTTACAACAGAAGAATGTAAATTGATTAATGGTATTCCTTATGCACAGAAGGATCAAGATGATTTAAATGATGTAATGACAATATCAGAAGATGAGGTTAAATTCTGGGAAAAAATAAATGTGAATCCCAATCTAATATATGAAAATGTTTAAAATTAAAAACCCCCAACCTTAATTAGATTGGGGGTTTTTAATTACCCTTTTAATCCATCTGAACTAACTATATACCAAGTTCCAGAACAATTCTTGAACTCAACACATGCACCTTTCTCTAATACTATTTCATCATATTCCTCATCAATCTTATTATTATCAGGGATAATAATAACTGTGGTCATTGCCTTCACTGTAACATTATCTGTATTCTTTGAATGGAGGAATAATTTGCATTGGGGTATTGCTCGAACAATAATAAAACCTTCACCAGATGTGGAATATTCTGCTTCTGACACAATGGATATATCTGATGTATTAACAAATACACCATTTATTACTTTTTGGATTGGGATTGTTTTTATTATTGCCATGTTTTTTATTACAAATATAACTTAATTTAATTTAAAAACAAATTTTATATTACATAAATTTGTCTTGGGAAAGCGTTAAATTTTAATTGTTTATTTAAGTTTTCTGCAATAAGTGCTTCTTTTTCCATTTGTTTTTCAGGTTTTAATCTTTCCAATCTTGCCAATAATTCTTCAATAAGTTTTGCTTTTTCATCTTTCCCTTCAGTTATTAATGATTCATAATCTAACTTTAACTCTGAATCAGGGACTTTTATTGCTCCACTATACTTTCCCCTAACTCTACCCAAACTCTCTTTTACGTAAGCTGTAAACCACCTTCTTACCCAATGTTTTGCTGGTTGGTTTAACTTATCCCAAGTTAATTCACTAAATGGGACATCTGATGGTAATTTAATAATATCTGGGTTATCTTCCAAACACTTTCCACGGCTATCACCATCCACATCATAATACCAATACCAAATTTGTTTTCCAACATATGAGGAGTAATTTCCCCAGTTAAATTTACCACCTGGTGTATTATATATATGAATTGCTTTTTTACCATCTGGTAATCCTGTTATTCTATAAGTTAATGAACCTCCAAGAATTCTTGTTAATATATTTGCCGATTGCATTCTGAGTAAATAATCAAAACCTGACATCATAAAATAGGATCCTGTATTTCCCATTTGAGCAAAACCAGCGTCTGATGCACCCAATCCAATACCTCCAAATCCAAAACCACCAGCACCACCTAAACCAAATGCACTAAATGCTTGGTTGCTATACCATAATAATTCATTCACCTCTCGGCCAGCAGGAATTTCATACAATTGTTGATTTTTTTCCAATGTAATATAATCTTTTTGCAAAACCCAAGGACCCCCAGATTGCAATCCAACAATTTTTGAATAAGCATATTCATATTGCTTTTCAAAATCCATTGTTCTTGTAATTAAAGCATTTGCAACAGATTTTTCGCTCATATTAAGATTAACCAAATTAACCCATTGGGATTCGGTTAGCCAATCAAGCATATATTGTTCATAATCTTGAACGGATAATTCCATTAAGGAATCCATCATTTCATCAGTTATCTCAACACCCCTTAATGGTGCACCAAGTAAATGACGAATTCTTGTGTAAATTTGCGTTCTTTCTGGCTCGGCTATTACTGACATATTTCTTTTATATATAAATATAAGAAATTATTCTTTTGGCTCATTATTATTTGCATTATCATATAATTCAAGAACAAAATCCCAATTTATATAATTCCAGAAGTTATGTATATACTCATCTCTTTTGTTTTGGTATTTGAGATAATAGGCATGTTCCCATAAATCCAATCCCAATATTGGAAATCCACCACCTTTAATGACATTCATAAGGGGATTATCTTGGTTTGGGGTGGTGATAATTTTTAATGTATTATTTTTTGTTGCAACAAGCCAGACCCATCCTGATCCAAAATGGCTTTTTGCCTTTTCTTCAAATTTTGTTTTAAATGAATTAATTGAGCCAAAACTTTTTATTATTTTATCTTTTAATTCTTTTGGGATATTCTTTTTGGTTGGTGATAACATATTCCAAAACAAAGCGTGATTAAATGCTCCACCTGCATTATTTCTAATTGTTTTGTTGAATTTGCTTATATTTGTTATTATCTGTTTTAAATCATAATTTGATTTATTATCTTTTAATGCTTTATTCAATTTATCAACATAACCTTTATAATGTTTATTATAATGAATATCCATTGTTTTCTCATCAATAAAAGGTTTTAATGAGGCATACGAATAAGGGAGTTTTTCAATTCCAACCTTTTTCATTTCATTAAGTAAAAAATTAACATTATCTTTGTATATCCTTGATATTATTTCTTCTTTGATTGTTTCAAGTATTTTCATAAATTATTATATTTATAATAAATATTTGTATAATGGATAATAGCACAATAAACAACATACTAAACTTTTTGGTAACTAATGAAGGTAAAAAATTACCAGAAAAATGGGTTCAATTTAAATTGGAAAATAATATACCATTAACAAAAGAAGAATTGAAAGTTGGGGGTAATTTGGATTTATATGGCTCAAAAATAGAATCATTACCAGAAGAGTTATATGTTGCAGGAACATTGGTTTTATCAAATTGTAAAAATTTAACATCTTTACCAAAAAGATTAAAAGTTGGGGGGGATTTGCATTTAGACTATACAAATATAACATCATTACCAGAAGGATTATATGTTGGTAGGCATTTATATTTAATAATGTGCAAAAATTTAACATCATTACCAAAAGGATTGAAAGTTGATGGTGGAGTAAATATAAAACTCACAAATTTAATTAAATACACTAAAGAGGAATTAAGAGAAATGATTGAGCCAGATGGTTATATAACAGGAAAAATAATTAGAAGTTAATGGAAAAAGAAACACTAAAAAACATATTTAAATTCATTGAAGAAAAGGGTGAGCATAGAACACCATTTTTATGGAAATGGAAAAATAATATACCATTAACAGAAGAAGACTTAAATGTTAATGGTAATTTGGATTTAAGGCATTCAAATATAACCTCATTACCAGAAGGATTAAAAGTTTGGGGTAATTTGATTTTAGAGTATTCAAAAATAGCCTCATTACCAGAAGGATTGAAAGTTAAAGGTAGTTTGATTTTAAGTGCTACCAAAATAACATCATTACCAAAAGGATTGGAAGTTGGTGGTAGTATATTTTTGAATGAGAGCCTCATAAAGGCATTACCAGAAGGATTGAAAGTTAAAGGTAGTTTGGATTTGAGTAATACCAAAATAACATCATTACCAAATGGATTACAAGTTAAAGGTCAGTTGAGTTTGTTTGGTACAAAAATAAAATCATTACCAGAAGGATTGGAAGTTGGTGGTTGTATATATTTGTCTTTCAGCACCATAAAGACATTACCAAAAGGATTAAAAGTTGGAGGTACTTTGCAAATAGGTCAGACTCGATTAACAAGATATTCAGATGAGGAATTAATGAAAATGATTGAGCCAGGATTTATAACAAATAGTATAATAAGATTATAATGGATAATAACACAATAAAAAAAATATTAGATTTTCTTGAAGAAAAAGAAAACAAAAAACATTCAGAAAGAGATAATCTTGTTTGGAAATTAAGATTTGGATACCCCCTAACAAAAGAAGATTTGAATATTAAGGATACCTTGTATTTAAATAATACAAATATAACCTCATTACCAGAAGGATTGAAAGTTGGTAAGAGTTTGGATTTAAGAGTATCAAATATAACCTCATTACCAGAACGATTGAAAGTTGGTTGGAATTTGAATTTAAATAATACAAAAATAACCTCATTACCAGAAGGATTGAAAGTTGGTAGGAATTTGTATTTAGAAAATTGCAAAAGTTTAACCTCATTACCAGAAGGATTGGAAGTTGGGGGTGATTTGGATTTAAGTGGTTCAGGAATAGAAACATTACCAAAAGATTTGAAAGTTGAGGGCAACTTAATTTTAATAGGATCAAAAATAACCTCACTACCAGAAGGATTTAATGTTGTTGGTGTTTTGTGTCTTTATAATACAGAAATAGAATCATTACCAAAAGGATTAAAAGTTGGGGTTCAGTTGGATTTAAGGTTTACAAAAATAACCTCATTACCAAGAGGTTTGGAAGTTGGTGGTATTTTAAGAATAGACCACACAGACCTAGACAATTATTCAGATGATGATTTAAGACAAATGGTTAAACCTGGATTTATAAAAGGTGAAATATATAGGTAATGGATAATAACACAATAAAAAACATATTTAAATTCCTTGAAGATGAAGGAGAACATAGAGCACCTTTTATGTGGAAATGGAAAAATAATATACCATTAACAGAAGAAGACTTAAATGTTGAAAGTGATTTGAATTTCTATAGATTAGAAATAAAATCATTACCAAAAGGATTAAAAATCCATGGTCATTTGGGTTTATATAAAACAAATATAACTTCATTACCAAAAGGCTTGGAAGTTGGGGGCGATTTGAATTTAAATGAAACAAAAATAAAATCATTACCAAAAGGATTGAAAGTTGGTGGCAATTTATATTTAACATATTGTGGAAAATTAACTTCATTACCAGAAGGGTTAAAAGTTGGTGGTGATTTGTATATACATGCCACACCATTAACAAAATATTTAGATGATGATTTAAGACAAATGGTTAAACCTGGATTTATAAAAGGAATAATATATAGGTAATGGATAATAACACAATAAACAAGATACTAAACTTTTTGGTAACTAATGAAGGTAAGAAATTACCAGGAACATGGATTAAATTTAAATTGGGAAATAATATACCATTAACAAAAGAAGAATTAAATGTTAAGGGTAATTTGAATTTGAGTGATTCACAAATAACCCAATTACCAGAAGGATTGAAAGTTGGGGGTGATTTGTATTTAAATAGAACAAATATTAAATCATTACCAGAAGGATTAAAGGTTGGTGGTAATTTATCATTGCTAAAATGTAAAAATTTAACTTTATTACCAAAAGGATTAGACGTTGGGGGTTGGTTGGATTTAAGAGGAACAAATATAATCTCATTACCAAAAGATTTGCAAGTTGGGGGTGGTTTGGATTTGGAAGGCACAAATATAAAACAACTCCCAAAAGATTTATATGTTAGTGGTAAATTGGATTTATCATTCACAAAAATAACATCACTACCAGAAGGATTATATGTTGGCAAGAATTTATTTTTAAATAATTGTTATGATTTAAAATCATTACCAAAAGGATTGAAAGTTGGTGGTGGAGTAAATATAACTGATGCAAGTTTAACTAAATACACTGAAGAGGAATTAAGGAAAATGATTGAACCAGGATTTATAAAAGGAGATATAATAAGATATGGATAATAACACAATAAAAAAAATATTAGATTTTCTTGAAGAAAAAGAAAACAAAAAACATTCAGAAAGAGATAATCTTGTTTGGAAATTAAGATTTGGATACCCCTTAACAAAAGAAGAGTTAAATCAAAAAGGTAATTTGCATTTATCATTTACAAAAATTACATCCTTACCAAAAGGATTGAAAGTTGGTGGGTTTTTATATTTATTTATGTGTAAACATTTAACATCTTTACCAGAAGGATTGAAAGTTGGAGGTATTTTGAGTTTGAATCATTCAAGTATAACCTCATTGCCAAAAGGGTTAGAAGTTGGGGGTGACTTACAGATTGAAGGTACATCCTTAACAAAATATTCAAATGAGGAATTAAGGAAAATGATTGAGCCAGGATTTATAAAAGGAGATATAATAAGATAACAATGGATAATAACACACTAAAAAACATATTTAAATTCCTTAAAAATAAAGAAGGGAAAAAACATAGACAACAAGACACATTATTATGGAAGTTAATATTTAATGAGCCATTAACAAAGGAGGAATTAACTATTGATGGTGATTTGACCGTATCAAATACAATAATAACTTCATTACCAGAAGGATTAAAAGTTTCTGGTGGTTTGGATATATCTTACACAAAAATAACCTCATTACCAAAAGATTTAAATGTTAAGGGTGATTTATATTTAAGAGATTCAAAAATAACCTCATTGCCAGAAGGTTTGAAAGTTGGTGGTAATTTAAATTTAGGTTGGACAAAAATGGCATCATTACCAGAAGGATTAAAAGTTGTGGGTGATTTGGATTTATATTGGACAGACATAACCTCATTACCAAAAGGTTTGAAAGTTGGTGGTGATTTGGATATAAGAGAAACAGAATTAATAAGATATTCAGATGATGAATTAAGAGAAATGATTAAACCAGGTTTTATAGAAGGAGATATAATAAGATATGGATAATAGCACATTGAAAAACATATTTAAATTCCTTGAAGATAAGGAGGGATATAATGCCCCATTCATATGGAAATGGAAAAATAATGAACCCTTAACAGAAGAAGATTTGAATGTTAAAGGTGATTTGGATTTATCAGAAAATGAAGAAATAGAATCATTACCAGAAGGATTAAAAATTGAAGGTAATTTACTTTTATATGATTCCTCTGTTGAATTACCAAAAGGATTAGAGGTTGGTGGTAATTTACATATGACTCATAGTATATATGATTTACCAAAAGGATTGAAAGTTGGCGGTGATTTATATCTATCAGGTATTGGACACCGTTTTGAAGATATTGAGGACAGAGTAAAGAAAATTATTTACCCTGGGTTTATAAAAGGTATGATACTTGCTGATGACTATGATCCATATGATGACTATAACGCATTTGATAATGATGATTGATTTAAATTAAAAATATAATGGAAAAAGAACAACTAAAAAACATACTTAATTTCCTTGAAGAAAAAGAGAATAAAAATAAACCATTTGTTTGGAAATTAATGAATAATGAAACATTTACAGATGATGAATTAAACATTAAAGGTGATTTGGATTTATTTGAAGAAAATATAACTTACATACCAGAAGGATTAAAAGTAGAGGGTGATTTGAATTTAAAAAGTTGTAAAAGATTAAAATCTTTACCAGATAATTTATATGTTGGCGGTGAGTTGAATTTGGAAGGTACAAGTATAAAACAAATCCCAAAAGGTTTATATGTTGGTGGTGATTTTAATTTAGTCGCTTTAAAAATAAAATCATTACCAAAAGACTTAAATGTTGATGGTGGTTTGGATTTGGCTTATTGTACAGACTTGACTTCACTACCTAACAATTTGAAAGTTGGTGGCTATTTAAGTCTATACAATACAAAAATAACCTCATTACCAGAAGGACTACAAGTTGGTTGGGATTTGTATTTAGATTACACAATGATAAACACATTACCAAAAGGCTTACAAGTTGATCGTGATTTATCTATTACAAATAGCCCATTAGCAAAACTTTCAGATGAAACCATATTAAGTATGATAGAACCAGATGGTTATATAAATAGGGATATAATAAGAGAAGATAATGGATAAAACAACAATTAAAAGAATAATGGATTTCCTAAAATCAGAGGAAGATAAATCATCATTAAAATGGATATTATTGCATAACATTGAGTCAATGCCTGAAAAGTATTATCACAAGGGAGCATTAGAGTTGTATGGTGAATTGATAACTAAATTGCCAAAAATTTTAGAAGTCACTGAACAATTAGATTTAAGTTATTCAACAATAACAGAATTACCAGAAAAACTTATAGTTGGTGATGATTTATATTTATATGATTGCAAGGATTTAAAATATTTACCAGATAACTTATATGTTGGGGGAGAATTACATCTTCAGAAGTCTGGAATAAAAGAATTTCCCCAAGGAATGATTGTAAACGGTACTATTTGGTTAAGGAATTCACCATTAGGTCGTTATAATGTAAAAGAAATACAAGCAAAATTAGAGGAAAGAAATTGCAAAGTACATGGAAGTATAATGGTTTAATGAGTGCTAATGGCACTCATTTTCAAAAAACTCATTATCAAATACAAAACTATCATCATTCTCACCAATGAACTTGGTAAAATCTTCTAGCAATTCTATTTTGGAATTTAGTACTTCCATTTTCTGTGCAAGAATTGCACCGTTTTTTTCAAATTCACCCATATCATCCAGAATTTCTTTGTGCTTCTCAATGATAAAATTCTGTAAATCTGAGGTTTTAATTACGTGTAATTTCATTTTATTTGTTTTTTTTTGTTTCAAGTAATAAATATTCTGCAAAGGTAAAATAATTCAACCAAAAAACAAATATTATTTTGTTTTTATTTTCATATTTAATATCTGGGTTAAAATATCTTCTGTAGTATCAGTTTCAAATAAGTTATCCCCAAGAACAGTTGATATTATTTTTTTCTTTCTATCCAACATATCATATATAATTCCCTCAATGGTGTTTTCAAATATGGGATATAATACAGAAACTGAATTCTTTTGTCCAATTCTATATGCCCTATCTTCTGCTTGACTATGATCTGCTGGAACAAAGGATAAATCATTAAAGATAACAACATTTGCACTTGTCAATGTAATACCAACGCCAGCTGCTTTTATATTGCCAACAAAAACCTTTATCTTATCATTTGTTTGAAATTCATCAACACTCTCTTGTCTTTGTTTTGCTGTTGAACTACCATCTAATTTAACAGCAATTTTATTAAAATGTTCATATATTTTATTTAATGAGTTTGTGAAATTTGAGAAAACAATAATCTTTTTCTCTTGCTCCAATGTATTCTCAATAAATTCTATAGTACTCTTAATTTTTTCATCTGCAATTATTTGTCTAACTTTCATTAGTTTTGAAAATTGAACACTCAAAGATTTTGATTCTTTTGGGTTATTTTTAACCCATTCAAAATACTCCCCCATAACATCCTCATATTCTTTTGATTTTAATCTTAAATAAATTGGTGTTATTATTTTTTCTGGTAAATCTAATACATTCTCTTTTAGTCGCCTTAATAATAATGGTGACGTTCTTTCCCTTAACTCATCCAAATTTGACGCACCGCTCACATTCCATACCTTATTCATTCCAACACTAAACTGATATCCAGCACAGTATCTTTTAACATAGGCCATCCAGTTTTTTGATACGGGGCTATCAACCAATGATAATAAATTAAAATAATCAATCGGTCTTGATGTTAATGGCGTTCCAGTCAATAACCATATTTTATTAATATCTTTGCAAATATCATTTATCAATTTTGTTCTCGATGCTTGGGGGGATTTAATATAATGACATTCATCAATTATAACCAAATCAAATTTTGATTTCTGAATTAAAGATTCTTCTTTAGTTTTTAATGAATGAAAGTTTTTAATAATATCATAATTAATGATTACAAAGTCAGCAGAATCTTCATATTTTTTTCCCTCACAAATATAAATTTCTTTGTTTGAATAATTTTCAATTTCTCTTTTCCAATTTTGTTTTAAACTTGCTGGACAAATAATTAAAGTTTTACTTGGTTTAGCTTCAATTGAGGCAATAATTGCTGAACTAGTTTTACCCAAACCCATATCATCTGCTAATATGAATTTATCATTCTCAAGCAATTTTATAATTGCTTCTTTTTGATGTTCAAAGGGTATTCTATGGGAATACTTTTCATAATCAATAACAACATTTTTATTTGTCTTATCCACAATAATTCCATCTTTTGGAATCCAATAAAGGGTTAATCTATCATTATCAAAAAATCTACCAAGAATGTGGTATGATTTTTCCTTCTCAACCAATAACTTTTCAATCCATATTTTTTGGGGAACACTTGTTAATAATTTATCATCAGCAATCATTTTTGCAAAATAGATATCAAGGTCAACCCACTTTCTGGCAATCTTTGGTCTTGTCTGGTTAAATAATGAAATGTATTCAACTTGGCTTGGAGTCAAATAAAAATTTGGGTTTTCCAAAGCCATATTCCTTAAACCATTTAAATAATCATTTTGACCATTATATGATTTTAATAACAACAACGCCTCGTCCTCACTTATCTTTTTTTTGTTCATAATTTATATCAATATTATTTAATAATAATAAATAAGTGTTAAATTATCAACTAAATGATATTTATTTTAGATAAAAGAATATATATGGCAAAAATAGTTCCTATAACCAGAATTGGTAAATTTTTTGGCGCAGATGATTATAATTTGGATATTGATTTGGGTATGGAATATATGGGTGGTGATTTAAATATGACCATTGTTTTATATAGAATTGATAGAAAAAAAACAAAAAAAGATGATGTTTATGGTGAATCGCCAACCGATGGAATTGTTTTTATGCCGCCAATTGAAATAACAGGATTGGTTCAAATAGTTGAGTCAACAATGAAACAATTGGGTAATTCCAAAATTGAACAAAAAGAACCTGGTAATCTTAAATTATCATTATACCAAAAGCAATTGGATGATTTAAATGTTGAAATATTAAAAGGTGATTATTTGGCTTATTATGTGACAGAAGATAAAGTTAGATACTATTCTGTTAATGATGATGGAATTGTTAATATGGATAATAAACATACATATGCTGGTTATAAACCATTCTATAGAACTATTATAGCCACATTTGTTAATAAAGATGAATTTAGAGGAAAATAATGAAAATTATAGTTACAGAAGTACAATTAAATAAAATCACAGAAATTGTTACAAATAAAAAAGTAATTTGCAACAATTGTGAATGGTCTTGGAAATTGGCAGATGGCGGCAATGATCCATATATATGTCATAAATGTGGCCACGATAACGAAGAAAAATAATATGACATTACCCAAAAAAATAAAAACAAATCTGGATATTGTATATGATAAAACTCTATTAGATAGAAGAGAAGAGTTGTTGGATAATATCATTGACAATGGGACATATTTACCAAAATCTTTATTACATGAGGATCTTGATAAAGGTATGCTTGAATTTGTTAAAAATGATTTGCAAATTTTAAGTGGGGGTAAAATAATTCCACTTGTTGAAAAAATAATTAGCACTCAAAATTGGTCTCAATATACTGAAACTTGGACTTTCATTGATGAAGATAATAATCCAGTTCCACCATTTATCACATTGGTAAGAATGAATGATTCCAAATATGGAACAAACCCAGCAACACAATATACAATACCAAATAGAAAACCATTTTATTTTGCAAGCGTACCAACATGGGATGGACAAAGAAATGGATTTGATATTTATTCAATTCCACAACCTGTACCAATTGATATAAATTTTAGTGTTAAAATAATTACAAATAGAATTAGAGATTTGAATAAATTCAATACAAAAGTGTTGCAAAAATTCTCATCTAAACAAGCATATGCAACAATCAATGGACATTATATACCAATCATTTCAACCAATATATCAGATGAATCACAAATTAATACTGATAGCAGAAAATTCTATATTCAATCTTATGATTTCACAATGTTGGGTTTTTTAATTGATGAAGAAGAATTTGAGGTGAAACCAGCAATAAATAGAATTAGCCAAGTATTTGAAACTGAAATTCAAAACCAAGTATCAAATATACCAATAAGTTCAAACTTACCAATAAATGATTTAACTTATGAGATAATTTAATATGGCATCAGCATTAAGGATAACAAGCCTAAATTTGAGTGGAGAAATTGTTTTTGTAACATTACTACAAAACAATATCACTTATATTATTGGCGAAAAAGTTATCCCTTTTGATGTTTACCCAAGACCTGAAACAAGTAAATTAAGTGGACTATATACTCTATATGTTCCAAACTACCTTACAAGTTATGATTTAATTATTCCAGAAGTAGTTGATCCAACACCAACACCAACTGTGACCCCTACTAACACTATTACACCAACTATTACACCAACTCAAACAATAACACCTACTAACACTATTACACCAACTCAAACATAAACACCAACTCAAACAATATATTACAGGTACACTAAAATAAGTTAATATGAGTGAAATTAAAATTGGGCTTCAAATATGGGCTAAAGAAAATGTAACAATAACAAAATTTAGGAATGGTGATGATATTCCATTTGTACCAAATAGGAATGAATGGAGTGAATTGACATCACCAGCCTATTGCATAAATGAAAACAATAATTATTTATATAATTATTGGGCAATAATTGATTCAAGAAATACTGCACCCTTGGGTTGGAGGATTCCAACCGAGAATGATTGGGACATTTTAATAAATCATCTTGGTGGTAAGGATAATGCTGGATATAAATTAAAGAGTATTGATGGCTGGTTAAATGAAGTTCATAATTTTGAAACAGGTCAAATAATTACACAAAATTTTGGTGGGACAAATGAGGTTGGTTTCAATGCAACGCCAATAGGGTTTAGGCATATGGATGGAAATTATGCAACAGATTTATTATGTGCATTTTTTATACCAGAGTCAATTGATGAAAATTTATGCAAATACTTATTTTTATTTTCAGGAAATGAGTTTGGTAAAGGTGGTATGTGGAAAAAAGATGGGTTTCCAATTAGATTAATAAAGGAATAATAGTTTTTGATTATTTTTTAGATATTTATATGAATAAATAAAAAATAACAATGGCAAATCAAAAAGTATTCGTATCCCCTGGTGTATACACTTCTGAAACAGATTTAACGTTTGTTTCCCAGAGTATTGGTGTAACCACATTAGGAATGGTCGGTGAAACAATTAAAGGTCCTGCATTTGAGCCTATATTCATTACAAGTTATGATGAATTTCAAACTTATTTTGGTGGAACATCACCTGAGAAGTATATAAACACACAAATACCAAAATATGAATCTGCATATATTGCCAAGTCATATTTGCAGCAATCAAATCAAATGTATGTTACAAGAGTATTGGGATTATCTGGTTATGATGCTGGCCCATCTTGGTCAATAACAACAATTGCAAATGTTAATCATTCAACTGTTGGTTTAACCGGTGGAACTGGTGTTGGTTCATCTATCTCAATAACATTTACTGGAACAACTGGAACAACTGGGACATTTGTAATAACAAGTGCTACGTATCCAAATGGTATAAGTGGATCATTATTTTCTGGTGATACTTATACAACAAGCAATGGTTCAACATCAACATTCTATGATGATTTAAAGACATTTGCAAATGATGTGGCTTTATCAACTTCATTAACTGGTCAAACATCAACTTATGGTTCATTACCAGTATCTGTGTATAATTCAATCACAGGTTCAACAAAATCTGGATTAACTGAATATAATTATTTTGGAACAACAATTCCTTTGGGTAGTGATGGTAAGCCAGCCAATGAAAATGATTTGTGGTATTATGCAACATTTTCTAATTCTGGGAATGATTATACAGGTTATTCATTTTATTACAACACATCTAATTTTAATGTTTCAAGTGGTTCATTCACTGGAACAGTAATTGGTAACACTTATACATTCACTGGAACAGCATATACAGATTATAATGATATGGTTGTGGCAACAATTAGGTCAAGAGGAATAACAAGTTATTCTTCCACAAATCATGGTCAGATTTATAGTTTAAGTGCATTAACTATTGATACAAATAATAGTACAACTATAAGTGAGACACCATTTGGTAATTTTGTTTTAAGTGGAAAAACAACATCAAACAATAATTACACATTTAATGTATCATTAAAAAATACCAATTCAAATTATATTGCAAATGTATTGGGAGTAGATAATTTTGGCAAGGATAGAAATGATGTGCCAATTTTTGTTGAGGAGCATTATCCAACCTTATTAAATCAGGCTTATAGACTTGGTTATATTAAAGGATTAAAAACTAATTTAACTTATTTGCCATCAGCAAGAAGTGGTAGTACTACATCAATTGGGTGGTATCTTGAAAAATATCAATCACCAAAAACACCATTTGTTGTTTCTGAATTGAGAGGAAATAAAGTTTATAACTTATTCAAGTTCATTTCAATATCTGATGGCAATTCAGCAAATACTGAAGTTAAGGTTTCAATTATTAATATGTCATTTAAGAATAGAACATTTGATGTATTGGTTAGAAGTTATTATGATTCAGATTCAGCACCAGTTGTATTGGAGAAATATACAAATTGCACATTAGATGAATTACAAAATAGTTTCATTGGAAAGAAGATTGGAACAAGTGATGGCAAATATAATTTGGTTTCAAAATATATTATGCTTGAAATGGGTGATGAATTTCCATCTGATGCAATTCCTTGTGGATTTATGGGATACCCACACAGAAAGTATAATGACGCATTAACACCAAATTTATTATATAAGACAAGATATTATTTTAATAATGAGGTTGTTAACAATGAACCATTTGCAGCATCAAATGCTGTATCTGCTGACAATATAAAAAGAACATATCTTGGATTTTCAACAAATTATGGATATGATAATTCTTTATTAAACTATAAGGGTAAACAAAATCCAGCAAGTATTATTTCTGATAGTTCAGAATGGAATGTGGTAACAAAAGGTTTCCATATGGATTCAGGTGCAACAGTTGTTACAATAGCAAATAGTTATACAACAAGTGGTCAAACAGCATTTGAGGTTGGTAGTGGAAGTTTTAATTCAGAGCCAGAAACAAATTCAAATCCATATTATTACCTATATTCAAGAAAGTTCACTTTATTATTTGAGGGTGGTTTTGATGGATGGGATGTTTATTCTGAAAGAAGAACAAATGGAGATACATACCAAATTGGTGGTGTGGATTATATGAGGGGTGCGTTATCCATTTCAGGCAAATATGCAGCTGCAACAGGTCAAGGAACATTTAAAGAAATTACAGAAGGTGATGGAACAATTGATTTTGCAACAACAGACTATTATGCATATTTTAAGGGAATTTTAACATATAAAAATCCAGAATCAACAAATATAAATATCTTTGTTACACCAGGTATTGATTATATTAATAATAGTAATTTGGTTGAAAATGCCATTGATATGGTTGAAAGTGATAGAGCAGATTCAATTTATATTGTTACAACACCTGATGCAAATTTATTAACAACTGATGTGAACAATGTTATTTATCCCCAAGAATCAATTGTTTCTTTGGAGGAAACAAATATTGATTCAAATTATACTGCAACATATTACCCTTGGATTTTGGTTAGAGACCAAGCAAATAATACCCAAGTTTATATTCCACCAACAGCAGAAGTTTGTAGAAACTTGGCATTAACTGACAATGTGGCATTCCCCTGGTTTGCATCAGCAGGTTATAATAGGGGTTTAGTTAATTCAGTTAAAGCAAGATTAAAGTTAACACAAGATGATAGAGATACTTTATATCAAGGAAGAATAAATCCAATTGCAACATTCTCTGATGTGAATACTGTGATTTGGGGAAATAAAACATTGCAAGTTAGAGAATCAGCATTAAACAGAATTAATGTTCGTAGGTTGTTATTGCAAGCACGTAAATTAATCTCTGCGGTTGCTGTGAGGCTTCTTTTTGAACAAAATGACCAGATAGTACGTCAACAGTTTTTGGATACGGTAAACCCAATCTTAGATGGTATTAGAAGGGATCGTGGTTTAACTGATTTCCGTGTTACGGTTTCAAATGACCCAGAGGATATTGATAGAAATACAATGAGTGGAAAAATATATATTAAACCTACAAGGTCTCTTGAGTTTATTAGCCTTGAATTTGTGATAACCCCTACTGGTGCTTCATTTGAAGACGTATAATGATGGATATAACCAACATTAAATACTATAATGGTTATTAATGATGGAAAAACACAACACAACCCCCCCCTCAATGTAGAAGTTGGGTGGGGGGTTAATCCTCATAAATAATATATTCTACAATCTGTGAACACCCATAAACATACCTACTTTCAACTTCACAAATGTACAGAATCTTTGCAGAATTATAAAATGAAAGATAACATCTTAAATTTTTCTCTGGATTCAGAATCAAACAATTTTTCATAGACTATTTTCTTGTCGTTGTCTACTCTAACATGGTGTATCTCATCAAAAATGCCTAATGATCTAATATTCCAAACTCCTGGAGATGTCTGTATATTGACTATTCTTTCTCTGTTTACAATTATTGAAATTTTTTCTGGGGTATTTCCTATTTCTCTATAGAATATATTTAAATTTTTATCTTCGTCATTATAATAAAGGGTCCAATGTAAATTCCTATGATATAACTGGTCTCCTATTTTAAGTAAATCTTTGCTTGGCAACTCAGAAAAGAAGATTTTATTTCCTGATTCAATAAAAAGTTTTTTTGTAAAATTTTCCAGATATAATAATTGAAAAGAGTGCATTTCATTTTCTATGAAATCCCTATTATATTTTTTAAAATTGTCTGGTAATGATTTCACCTTAAAAGATTTAAAACATCCAAGAATAAATCCACTTTCTTCTGGGTCTTTTCCATCTTTGGTGTAAAAAATAGTATCATACTCGTCCAGAAGCTTGCTATTTTTAATAATTAAATCCTTATCTAATAATTCGCAATCGTATTCCATATGGTGCATGTTTTCATAGCCAAAATTTAAAGCTATCTGGGCTGCCATTGAAAGCATACGGTAAATAGCAAACCCATAAAATGTTTTTGAGAAAAATTTAGATACTATCTTTTTATTATCAAATGTATAGTAAGAAAATCCAAGAAGGTTTGGATTATCAGATATATCATTATTATAATCATATAAATAATAATGACATTTTTTCTGAATATGAATTGGGATGTGTGAATGAGATATTAAAACAATGTGAAATCCGTACCTTCTAACAGAATCCACACATCTCTCTAATATAATTTCTTGTTCTTCTGTTGGACAATATGCTGATATGCAAATTAAATCTTTCATTTTTTCTATGTTTTATGTTTTGCATAAATATATTAAAATTAATTTGTTAATCCAATTTGGGTAAAATTAAAATACCCCACAATGGAGGTAGGGGGGGTTAATTCACTTAATGATAGATATAACCAACATTAAATACCATAATGGTTTATAATGATGGAATTTTACAACAACCCCCCACTTCAGCTTTGAGGTGGGGGTTTTTTTTTGGGTTTTTAAATATATATATTAAAATACTTACAATTATGAAATTAAGAAATATTATATCAAAAAATATAAATGAATATTTGTTTGAAGCACAAAAAATTAAAACTAATATAAATGATAATTTTTGGAAATGGTTTGGGGATAGTAAAATTATTGAAAATAGAGAACCAATTTCTGTTTACCACCAAAATGTTTCTGGGGATAATAATTTTAATGAGTTTATTCCCCAGAGTTTTGGCACCTTTGGTCAGAATTCAATGTTTTATTTTGCAAAAGATAAAAATTGGGTCAAAAACTTTGTGAAAACTTTTAACAATTCAAACAAAGAAAAACCAAGAGTTTTTTATTTATCAATACAAAATCCATTAAACTTACAAAATCTTTTGTTAACACCAAAAGAATGGGTTTCATTTTTAGAAAATAAAAACCTATTAACTAATACAATTAAAGATTCTCTAAATAATATGCCTAACTGGGCTTATGGTGGATTTAACAAAATACCTTCGTGGAAAATATATAGGTATGATTTTGGCGAATTTGTTGATAAATTAAAAGAAAATGGATATGATGGGGTTATTCAAACTGATGCTAATTATGGTAGAACTAATGATTTAACTACCTATGTTGCAATTAAACCTAATCAAATTAAATCTGTTAAAAATGATGGTAGTTGGGATATAAATGATGATAATATTTATTCATAAAACAAAAAACCCCATTTCTTTAATTAGATTTGGGGTTTTTTTATATGTTAGGGGCAATTACTTTACTTTAGCTATGTCAAGTATTATTTTTTTACATAATATATAATTTAATGAAAAAAAATACTTTACCAAAGAGCAATCCCAATGTTGCAATGTATATTGCATTTGGATTATGGGGTTCATTTTTATTGGGGGTAATATATACCCCAAGCAAAATTAAATATGAAAAACAATCTTATCTCCCAATAATTCAACAAGAAACAGTTTTTATTGAAAAGGTGATTGAACCCATTAAAGTGAAAGTTGATACAACAGAATCAATCATACCAGAAAATGATGTGCTTGAAGGTGTTACAATAATTGATGAGGATGCTTATTCAAAAAGGTCATATGTTTATGATATTCGAAATATGGATAAGACTGCATTGAGAAAACATCTTAAAATTAATGGATTTAGAAATTTGGATAAAGCCACTTTGGTTCAGATGAGAAGAATGTGGATGGCATTTCATTATGAGAGTATGTTAATGAATTTACATCTGCTAACAGAATTCCCCATATCTATGCTCTATTCATTCTTTATCATTGAGGCAACCACTAATGGCATTGAGACCAACTTATGGCGACTGCACGCAAATGCAGGGGGGATGAAGGCATTTAAGGGGTATGGTTCTGTGACATATAGAACCTATGAGGTGATAAGGGGAAAAAATGTAACTATGAAAGCAAAATTTATGAGTGCAAAAAATACTCAAGAAGGAATTGAGGCTTGGGCTAAAGTATTAAATTCAGGAAGATATTATGACTGCAAGAAAGCAAATTATAAATTACCAAAGAAACAATTATATGAAAGCATATGCAAGTGTGTTTATGAATCTGGATATCATACAGACCCCAAGTATAAGTTTAGAGCACAATTTATGACAGAATTTTGGAAATTCAAAACAGAAAACCTTCCAATTATTGTAGAAGAATTTTAATTTAACTTGGTTGCTCATTAAATTTGGGCAACCATTTTTTTTTTTGGATTTATAAATATTTATAAAATAAAATAATATGAAGATAATTGAAGGATTTAATGAAAAGTCAACCCCAGATATGAAATATTACGCATTTGACTGGGATGATAATATTGTATATATGCCAACAGAAATAATATTAATTGATAATAATGATGATGAAGTTGGAATGTCAACACATGATTTTGCAAAATATAGAGGAGATATTGGAAAAACTGAATTTAAATACAGGGGAACAACAATAGTTAATTATGCTGATTTACCATTTAGGCAATTTAAAGTTACAGGTGATGAACAATTTTTAAAAGATATTTTAATAGCAAAAATAGGTCCAGCATTTGATGATTTTAAAGAAGCAGTTAATAATGGATCCATTTTCTCAATTATCACAGCAAGGGGACATAATCCTGAAACATTGAAAAAAGCAGTTAAAATATATATTGAAGAAAATTTTAATGATATTAGTAAAAAGAAAGTTATACATAATCTTAATAAATATAGAGATTTAATCCCAAGTCAAAGTGATATTGATATAATTGATGAATATTTGGATTTATGTAAATTCTATCCAGTTTCTTTTGGATCAGGTAGTGCTGCTAATCCAGAAGTAGAAAAAGTGAAAGCATTAAAGGAATTTTATGAATATTGTAAAGAAATGGCTAATGAAATTAAAAAAGCATTTGAATTTAAAAATGAAGTTTCTGGTGAATCATTGAAATTCTCAATTGGATTTTCTGATGATGATATGAAAAATATTGAAACAATGAAGAATAGTATAAATAAACCAGAATTAACAATATATTCAACAAATAAAGGTACTAA